GTCAGTAATAGTGTTATCAGCAACTACCGTTGCATTAATGGCCCCAGCGGCGAACTTAGCATTAGTGATTGCACCAGAAGCAATGGAGCCAGCGTCAATCGCATTGTCAGCGATCTTAGCGGCGGTAATGGCGTCAGTGGCAATAGCATTTGCCGTGATCGCATTGTTGTTAATGGCGCCTACCGTTACCGCGTTAGACACACTGTTCACTGCACCAGTTACGCTACCGACCGATCCGGTTGTGCTGAAGCTTTGGGAGCTGGCAAGGTTGAAATTATCCTTGTCTGTCAATGCTCTAGTGGCATGGGTCCAGATCTGGCTAGTCGTGGGAATATCGCTAACGGCAGCGGGCAATGCTGGCAGGTTCGCGGTCTTGCTGTTGATGGCGCCGAGCTGGCTATCCAGATTGGCGCTAGCCAGCCCTACAGCTTGCCGGATCTCGGGACTGGTCAAACCTGTTGTTGCGCCAGTGCCAAACACATCAGCGTTCAAATTAATCGCATAGCTACTGGCGGCAATTCCAGTACTGGTGCCGGGGAACGTAATACTCCCGCCTGCAATGCTGAGGGGTGTCGTGCTGTTGGTATTTTCAACCTCTACCCGCCCCGCCTGGTAACTGGTGAACGACAGCGCCTCTAGGGTGTCAAAGCTAGCCAGCCGAATGCCTGCTTCTGTGCTGCGCACCCAGCACCACCAGAGGAAAATATTCTGAATCAACTCCACTCCATCGGTATCGTTTGAGTTGATCTGGAGGGTGCCTACACCTTCTAGGGCGATGGTGAATTGAGATAGGCCAGAGCCCGTATTAGCCGGGGTCAGCAATCCGTATTTGTTACTCTGAATCTCACTAGCTGCGACAATAGCTTCATGGACGGATTCTGGTGCAGTTGGGCCAATGGTGGCCCCTACCGCCAATCCAGCGGTGTCGCTCCAGGTGAGCAAGCTATCACGGCTATCGTAGAATACGCTGGCCGTAGCTGTCCCACTGGACTCCGCCCAGTAGGTAGCTTTTAGGCGAATGGCAATACCGTTGGACTGTACAAGGGATTGGGAGAGGCCAGCACCACCAGATACCACCGTATTGAATAGCTCAGTCTCGGCTAACAGGGTGAAGCTTCCTGTCCCTTGGCTGGTGAAGTCTACCGGGGTGCCAATAGTGTTTGGAGGAACGGGAATATTGGCGATAGAGGTATAAAGTCTACCCCCACTCCAGTAATAGAAGCCACCATCTTTTAGCACACTGCCGGTTGTTGTAGGCAGGGTGGCCCCACTGTTGAGGCTAAAGCGTACTTGGGTCCAGGGGGCGGCGGTAGCAAAGGCGGCAGGTCTACCCTGGCTATCGTTGCCCAGGGTAATGGTGTCGGTGCTGGTGTTGATGTCTGTGCTGGCAATAGTAAAACTCTGTACCCTAGCCGCATAGGCGCGAGTGTCATTTGCAAAGTTTGGGGCGGTTAATAGCTGAGGCTTGGCAATAATGGTGGGCGCCGGTGAGCCGCTACCCGTGACATTGGCAACTTGGCTAGGCGCTAGCCATACCGTCACCACTCCACCACTGGTATTGCTGATTGTAGCCCCACTGGTAAAGGTCCATCCTGATAGGTCGTAGGTGCCAGCGGCAGCAATGGCCACGTTGCCCGTAGCCGGGACAATGCCAGCACTGTAGGTGCCAGTCTGGGATAAGGTGATCGTCCCGGTGGTAGTTAAAGTGTCAGCGAATGTCGCCGTCCTTACCGTGATCGTATTCGTAGAAGTATTGAAGCCGAAGCCGTTTGTGATGATGTTGGTGCCAACGTTCACATCGCTGACATTATCGTTAAGGGTGATATTTAACGCTCCAGCATTGAGTAACGTACCTGAGCGGGTTACCAGTACGGCCCCTTGGCGAGAGGTGGGCAGATTCTCAAAGTTGTCATACCACCAGGATTTCGCCCTATCGTAGAATTGCTCCGCTGTGGTGATCTTCGGGTTGCCAGTAGTGCCATACAGATCTACCGTGGCTTTAGTGGTCTGAGTGATGCTGGCATCGTTTAAGAGCTGCCAGTTGTTTGTCAGGGTGCCATTGCCGGTTAGAGTTAGCTCCTGCTGCTGGGGAAGGTGCAAGTAGCTACTGGTGTAGAAGTTAAACCGATCATCGCCCTGAATATTTTGTATAACGACAGGATCGTTAGCTGTGGCATTGCTTTGTAGTGGTGGAGCAATTGTCACAGTATACTCAACGGCATTGTTAACGATAGCCTGCGTGACATCTGTGATCAAATACGTGTTGTTGTTGTGAACTAATGTTTCATTTATCTGCGGAGCTTTAGATATGGTTATTGCGGTGTTATCTGCTACGCTGCTCGCTAGTTGTGGGTAAATTCCAATTGTATAATCTGCGGCATTCCTAGTAATTGAGATGATGCGGTAGTTAGTGGAGCCTATTCTAAACGAACTATACAGAATAGGATCTCCAGAAGAGAATAGCCCCGAGCCATTATCTATATTTATAGAAGTACTTGCGGAGGCAAAAGCACCATTTACAAACCCTAGGCGGAGAGTATTAGTAAATGTTCCAGCGTTATTGTCGTAAACAACAAGTGAAGTAGAGGTGGATGGGGTTGCAATGGTTATTGCATTTTTGATAAAACCAGCAATAGTTGCTCCGTTTCTAATATCGAAGAAATTATTTTGAATTGAAATTGTCTCGTTGTTACTTGTATTACTGCTTAAAGCCGGGGAAATGGTTAAACTGCAATCAGTTGTAGGATTTGCAACTGCCGTAATAAGATGACGGGTGCCCTTATATAAAAAGCTCCCATTAACTTGCGGACCCAATGCCGCAGATGCAAACTGTGCAGATCCAGTATCAGCTTTTACTTTTAGGCTTGTGCCGCTTGATGTGCCGTTAGCGAAAGCTAGTATATTTATGCTTCTTGTATTAGGAGAAGCAAAATAAGCTAATACGACCGACTGAGTTATTGTGGCTCCACTGGCATCAGAAGTCCACAAATAACTTTTTTGGGTAGATCCATCCCACCTATTTCCGTCAGTAATCTGGACGCTACTAACGCTGGAAAACCTAGGTGGCCAGTTTATATGCTGACCGTTTAATGTATCTCTACACTGAACTTTTGCAGCATTGATCGGAGAATTGCTAATATTGCGAAAATAATGAGAAACCTGTTTGTCTACTAATATAAATCCTCCTTGATCTGAAGCAGTGTCACCCCTTTGAATGACGAGCAGTCCGCTTCCTCTAGCATTATTGGTGACAAGAACGTAATTTCTACCTAGAGTTTGAAAATTTCTCATCAAAAACTCGGCAGACATATTTAAGCTTCGATAATCTATAAACGTAAAAATCCATTGTTCGTTGCCAACCAGAAAAGCACTAGCCCCATCAAGCAAGATATTGGATAACGTTTGATTGGCAGTATTGCTGTTATTGGAGTAACGATAGCCTATAAATGCTGCGCGATTAAAAGTTGCTCGAAGGCTTATAATTTCACCAGTGGCGGCGTCGGAGCCATTGGTGTTTATAAACGTAGCATTATTAAGTGTGGTTGTCGCGCTATTTTGAAAGGCGATTGCGCTAGCACCCTGAATGGTGGCATTGTTAATCGTTAATAGGGTGCCGGAGAAGTTTGCAACAAAAGGGTTGCCTGAGCTGGAATCTCCCTGAATATTTGAAACTAAGGCAGGTGATGGGCAGATAGAGTTACTGCCAGTACCCCAGCCAGATCTGACTCCATTGATAGTGACAGTAGATGTAGCGGCTAATATCAAGGCCGCTAACGTGTTAGAGGTTGAAACAGTTGGGCAGCTAGATGCTAGTACTAACTGTTCTGCCCAGGCATTCCAAGTAAAGGTGCCAGCAATGTTCACTCGGGTAGAGTTTACCGTGTAAACATCAACTCCGGTAGCACCGTCACCTCGATTGACCAGTACTCCAGGAGAGATAAATGTAACTGCTGCGCCATTGGCAAGGTTTCCGGAAGTGGGTAACGCCGGACTAAATGTGACAGTATTCGTGCTAGAGTTCCAAGCAACTACCCGATGAACCGAATCAGTTGCACTTCTGAAAGTACTTAGTAGTGGTATGGCCTGCACAGGGGCAGAGATTGTCATTGTGGTAGCACCAACGGCGACTGCTGCCGTTGTGGTGACGTTGATGACCTCACTCCTGAAGGCTGCTAGGCCAGCGAAGGCTGTCCCGATAGTAGTGTCTGTCCCCGTTTGCAATAGCGGGTTTTGGAAGGTTAGGGATGTGCCAGAGGCAACAGATGGGACTGCTACGCCGGTCTGGGGGAATAGGGTAACTGTTGCACTGCTGACGACAGTGACGCTGTAGACGGCAGTGCTAATGACAACCTGAGCCCCGATCTGTAATGCAGGGGTGGCGGTGGCTAAATTGGTAGTGAAGGTTATATTAGAGCCAGAGCTACTAGAGACCGTAGCGGTGACAGTGGTAAAAGCCCAAGCCATTAGCGCTTACCCCGCTGATTTAGTCTAAATTTAGTCCACCGATGGCACCACCCCACCACAACCCCCACTACGCAGGGGGTTCGCGGCGTTGAATAGTTGCGGGGAGAGCAGATATTCAATAACATTAAATTAGTGAAAATTTGCAGAATACAACATATATAGCTAATTTACGAGAGGTATTAGTAGTCAATATGCAAAATGTTGGCCAGTATGAGAAATAAGCTTTATGTATGCTGTATATAGCTTTTCAGGTCTACTAATGGGTAGTAACTCTAGCGCCTCTAGCGAATCACCCTCGTCTGTGCTCCAATCAAAACTAATCGGTCTACTACAGCAATTTGCTGGCTGGGCTATTATTGCTGTTACTGCGTACCAGCTCCAAGCAGCCTTCGCTCTAAAGCAAGCGACTAACGATTTACATAACCTACAGCAAGAAGTTACTGAACTACAAAAACAGCTAGATACCCAAAATAATCGCCTGACTGTGACTGAGGTTATCATCAATGAGCGTTTCAAAGGTTTGGACAATAAATAGTCTATAGGCCGTCATAAATATCCAAGGGGGCAACGGATGTTTCCCAGACTGTATCTTTATAGCGAGTCTTGCCAAACTCTGAGAAATAAGCCGAGCCTGTAGCCTTAGTCTGCCGTTTTGTATTAAATACAAGTGGCGCAACGTTATAGTCCACAACTTTACCAGCTAACTGCCAGGCCACCCCAGCTACAGCATCCGCCATATCCTTTGTAAAATCCTTGGGGTGGTCTATTTTTCTCCCTTTTATCAGTTGAATTCTAACCAGCTCATCAAGTAATAAGTTTCTATAGGGAGAGTCGTTAGGCAGTATAAGTCTACCCTCATGCATTAGAAGCCGTAAATTCTCGTACATTTCTAACTGTAGCTTCTGGGAAAAGTATAAGGACTCTGCTTTAATACCGTAAACGCGAAAGCGCTCCAAGGTTTCCCAGGAGTTATGGTGATCTGCTGTTATCTTACGAAGAGGTCTTTTGAGATTAATGCCCAGTAGTATATCCTGTACGTTCGTAATAGATACATTTGTGTAAGCCGTAGGCTGCCAGGCCATTAGACCATCTATAACTACAAAGGTGCTGTCGGAGGCCTCCTTAACATCCCTTCTTTCAGCATGTCCTATAGCTATAGCATAGGCATCGTTTACAATGGCTGGGTCTAAGTGGGCTACTGAAACTGAGCTTGTGCCTACCAATTTAGTAATTTTATGCCGCACCAAATCATCCGATCCTACGTACTGTTCAGTGATGATACAGGCGCGCCCGGTAAAGCACCTTTTTACTTCATCTTGGTCAAAGAAGGAATCCTCCGACGCACTTCGTATTCCTTCGCACTCTAAGGCCGCCCGCTTGGGATTAGTATTGTATTCTGAGGCAATGATTGGGTTCTCTCGGTGGTATATAGGATTAACATCCCAAGTCCTAAGCCTGTAACCTAACCATGTTTCGTCAATCTGCGATGATTCATACAATTTTTGTATGGAATCATTCTCGTACCATGCCGAAGAAATGGCAATACGTTTAGCATCCGCACCGAAACTGATGCCCGAGATACCAATATTTGACCAAAGTTCAAGAGCATTAGACTCGCCATCTACATCCTTAAAACGTGTAGCCTCATCCATAATAAGTAGAATAACGGCCTGCCCAACCTGTGAGGAGGACTGAGAGTTACCAGAGTAGATGTAGAGCATCTTCTCGTCATAGGTTATAGCTTCTTTTCCTATAAATATTTTCTGTTGGTTGATTAAAGATGTGAAATACCTGCACACCCTAACCATACCTGTTATCTGTGCAAAGATGGTACGCTTGGCCTGGGACGCAGAGGTAGCCAGCGCTAGTATACTAATAGGAGTAGAAGAGGCTATGCCGTAATATTTCTGAGGTTCTGGTATATGGCACAACCTATAAAATTCATAGCAAGCAATAATAGAGCCAATAAGACTTTTACCAGACCGGCGACCAGCTTCAATAACCAAAGAGTTATAAGACCTGGGGGAGTCACCGCAGGTAGTTCTACTCTGCGCTGCCCAACTCTCCAAGATAGACATTTCATTGTCGCTGAGCTCTAAGCCGTAAAAAGTCTTTAGAATTACCCACTGCTGGATGTTAAGCTCAATCCCCCAGCGCTCATTGTCAATTTCTGTCTCAATAAATTCAACTATATTCTTTACAGTATCACTACTAGCAAATGCTGAATTTAATTCAAATGCTAGGTCTTGAAATAAATTTCCACCTGCTTCAAAAAAGGGTTTAGGCATTTTAAATAACTAAGGTGTCTAGCTGATAGGTTAATCTAGCTATATTGACCGGCGTAAACAACTGAATATATAAAGCAGAATTTTCTGTAAAGTAATTACCTAGACTCATTGTGGTTATCCCTGTATTAGCTAGGTTTAAATCGCCGCCTATATAAGTGAAGGCTGTGCTATTAATCGCAAATCTAACTAACACACCACGATTCTGTGCCGTGGTTGTCCATTGTGGGAGTAGATGGAGATTAACTAGCCTGAGTTTAGGTGTTTTTAGTAGTACTGGAATAGCTTGAGCCGGAGTCACTAGAGGAGACTGATTTAGAATAGCAATTAAGTCCGTAGTACTCTGGGGGTTTAGTATTAAAGGGTTACTTGTGTTTATATCTATGGTGGTCTGATAGCTTCTAGACTGTCCTGCTTGCTTAGTTTCTGGGCTTAAAAATCCTGATTGGGCGCTACTTAAAGTAAGGACATTGCTCCCAAATGTTGAGGAAATACTTCTATAGATCTTATTATTGACAATTAGAGTACCTATTCCAGTCTCCTGGGCCTGGGTACTTATCTGTAGTGTTGTAGCCGATACTGCCGTAACTGTAGGGGTGTTGTTTACACCTGTGTACTGAATAACATTATTGCCATTGATATAAAACTCAACGGTATCCCCGACCATAATAGGCTCATACAAGAAACTAGCCAGGCATAAATCATGGACGTGCTGGTTATATTTTCTATAGCCTACTTGTAATGGATCAGCTCCATAACCGGTTATAGTATCTCCGGTATAGATTGAAGGTGTAACCATATTAACTTTCCCAAATAATTAAAGCACCAGGCCTTATACTGTTATGATTCGAATCTAATTTAACGGGCTCTTCAAATGCGGAGTAATATAACAGGTAATCATTAGGGCCGTTACCGCTCCATAACCCAAAGTGAGTTACATACCATTCTTGATTACCAGGCGGCACAGGCAAGATGATTTCATCCGTATTGTATACTTTAGCTGCAAAGGTTTGGCCTGAAGAAATAACTGGAGGTACCTTAGTCCAGTTCTGTATTTCAATTCGGCTACCTACAACATTTAACGCTTGTATTTCCAAATCGGCGGGCACTACTCTAGGGTTTTGCGGAACGGAGGTGTCCTGGAGTAGCTCTATGTAAATACAGCAGGGGCTATCAAGAGGCTGTTGCTTAAAAATATGGCCGAGCAATAGATCTTCAAACGTCGCTGACTTCATAAGGGCGAAGAGTACACAAACGAGTTAATAGTAAATGGCTGTCCTTGTATCAAGCTTGCCGTCAAGCCCTGTAATTCACTCAACGTCCAGTCGGCCCCGCTGTTCAGCCCCCCAACGCTACCTTTCAACAACAGAGTTGGTGTACTATCTATTGTTTTCATAATACGCCATGCAACAGGGACCCCTGTAACCAATACCTGGGTCGGTGCTATTGTAGTCGCCGTCATTATGCCGTTATTAGGTGCATTGAAGGCCGGGCTACCTAATGTTAGGCTTACCAATTTTAGGCCTCCGAAATTTATATCGGACCAAATTTCTAAGGTAGCCCCAGCGGCTAATGTTCTTAGCTGTTCGCAAACAGCGTTTCTAACTATTGTGCCGAATTGAACAGCCATTTAAGTACTCGCTAGTCTGCTTGTAGGTTCCAGTAGGTCTAGGATAGGGCTTGCCGTATTACCTGTTATAGTTACAACATGCCCCGGGGGTGTAAAACTGGGCAATTTGTTATAGACCCATCCAGTTGATAATTTGCATTGAGCGGAGTAGTTAGATAAAGGCCGGATTAAGTAGTCTCTATCTACAGTGGCCTCCACTGGGTCTGCGACTGTTATTAAACTACCAGCATCTACATGATATGAAAATCCTGGTGTACTACGTTCTTCGTATTTGTAAAACGTCAGGGCCTTGTCAGCTTCGGCTAGACTCAAGGGCCGCTGATAATAAAATAAATCGTCTGAATCCCTTGGGTTTGCGAAGTCAAACTCTTTTGTAGTCCAAACGGATCTTGATTTAATATCATACGGAAGTTTAGACAACCAGTAGGTTAAATACGTATAGTTAGGATTAGTAGAGTACCTATACGTATCTGTAGTTACTTCTAGTAGGTTGGAGGCGTCTATATCCAAATTATTTACAGTTAGAGGTGTTTCTACTACTGCGTCTAGGCCTAAGTCAACCAGGCCCCAGTGGGTAGCTTTTTGCTCTAGAGTCTTTAGTTGATTGTTTATATAAAGCCACGTCGCCCAGTGTTTGTCAGACATTAGAAAAGGCTTTGGCCTATAGTTATCTAACTGGTCCGCCTGCAAGAACTGGACGCGATGACTATCCTGCATTATAAATGTCTGCAAAACAGCACCATAAGAGCCGTCTGCAACCATTTTTAGTAGGCCGCCAATTAAGCCAGTCGTTAAAGTATTCTCATCAGCCCATAAACGGCCTGTAGGCCACATATATTTTGCCAATTGGTGTAAGTAGGCAGTATAAGCCTTTGCCTCGTCTGCATAAAGATAAAAAGGTGTTTGCCTAACTAAGCGCTGTGCCTGGCAAGAGGTTAGTGCAATCTGATGTAGGTTTGCTGGGGTTATTGTGCCTAGATCAGGAAAAGTGATGACCTGTAACCCATTTGCGTTAAATGACCTGGTTATTCCCAGGGTCGTGAGCTCTGCTGCAGGCAAAATAGAGGCCCATAACAAACTGGCATCTACATCACACCATTTATGGCTCCTTACGTACTGCAGTTGTTCTGCTACATCAAGATTGTTAATAACCTTCCACAAATAAGTTGTTGCTTGTAAATAACTTTCGGAAGTTCCGTCCGTCGGATGCATGTCCTCTTTTATAGCTAAGTAAACCCTAGCTGCAGTTTCATGGGCGCCGCTATCATAAACCAATGACAAGAGCTCCCCTAAGGCTATGGATGCCCAATAGGTAGACTTAATAGACGGGTCTGGGTCATACACAAATCCGCTTACAATGTCTACGCGCCCTTGTATCTCCGTAGATAACCAACTCAGCAGTTCTTCAAGGGTGTCTGTTATTTCTCCCAAAGACAGGCCTACAGCTATTGGCCTATCGCTGTAGTATTTAATAGCTTGCACTAGGGCGTAACTAAACAGGCTCAAGCTGTAGCAAGACACTTCATAATTTAATACTTTAGGTTTATACCGGGTAAACTCACCTGGTAAGTACCCAAATTTAGTAAATAGGTAAGCCGTACTCTTAAACAATTCCCCCAGCAGTAAATCATTTTCTGTACCTAAAGCGTAAATAAATCCATAAGCAAAATCTATTAACGTCGCAGTGCGGCTATTTAACTCTTTACTGGGTACCGCATAGTTTTGTACTTCCGCTACTAACGTATTGTTTTGATAAAAGGAGGCTACTATATAACCGTCAGGAACTATAGGTTGATAAAAGGTGTTGCTGTAGTACCGATTAGAGAATACTGTATTCCTAATCAATCGGTCAGATACCTTGGTGACATTGTCTATTGTGTAAACACTACTGGTTACTAAATCTTCAGCTAGTTGACCTATATTTAGAGGTTGTGATGTTGTTAGTCCCTGGATTGTATCTGTTACAGTCTTTATCTCCTCTCTTACGCCATCAATAGTTACCAGCGAATCTGTAGAGTACACATCATCTACTTGGAGATTCTTTAGGTACTCTATATTTAACGTAATTGCAGTTTCAGTTTGTGTATCAAGATAATAAGCCGTCCGACCTAAGTCAGGTCTAACGTCCAAGGTGTCCGTTACTCTTAGGTGCGTAAAATAGTAAAGGCTCATCCTATCAGACTCTGGCTATAGCATATGTACAGGTCAGACACCGAGGCCAGCTCATTAGACCTTAATTGAACTAACCTGTTGGGTTTTGTAATACTAACGGCCCTTACAAAAGGCCTAACAACCGCTGCAATGCTTTCTGGCGTTATGGACGCTCCAGGTTGCAGAGTCCCAAAGTAACTCCTTAAAATCTCTGTAAGTCTCTCATCAGTAGTTACGCCCTTGATTGGAACTACATCTAGAGCCATAGCAACAGGACGCATTTTTACTTTCTCAAAAGTCGCGTAGGTTCCAGGGGATAGGTAATCCCTAATCAGATTTCTTAGGTTGTTTTCAAAGTCAGGAGTCAGCTCTGTTGCAGTATCCAAGTAAATGTGGACGAACCCGGGCGCTCTAGGAGCTACCCAGAACCTCTCTAGAGGTAAATAAGCTTCTAGCGTAGATTCTAAAGTAGGTCCACGCCCTTCCTTGACATCTTCAATACGGGCTCTGAAGTCAAAATCAGATTCGTAATCTCGCCCATCTACTAGATTCCCACAATACTCTCCAGTTAGAGCACGCTCTGCACCAACAACAAATGACACTAAAGGCAGAGTAAGGCTATATAAAGGAGTCCCTGCAGAAAGGTTACCCGATTCACCCTCGGCTACGGCGGAAATTTCTATAGGAGTATCCAGCGTGTTAATTATTGAAGCAGATTCTAAGGTTATAAATTGGTTGGCAGTGTTTAAGTCTGTAAGGACCGTTCCTGCCGGTACCGAAATACTGGCTTCTGAGTTTGTCGTTGCGATGACCTGCCCGCGGGCTACAGAACCTCCTTTGCGTGAGAGATTCATAATAGCAAAAGCATAATCGTCTAAATACCCTCCGGTCGCTGTTTGGGGATTAAGATTCTTACGGAGGCTATCTAGTCTGTTTTCCTGCTCTAAAAGAGTAGCGGCTACGGACCTTATTAAAGTACTTAATACAGAGCCAGGGCTTAGGTCATTAACATTAGAATTTTCTTTGGCTAAGGCTCCAATTAAAGATTGCTGTATTTCTTCTAATGTTCTCATAGCGTGTAATTCAGCTGATTTAATTCCTCGGAGTCTTTGACCCTATAGGTAATATTAAAACTCAAGGGCTGAGACGTAGTTATTGGGTTAGCTTGTATACTGACAATAGTTATCCGACCATCTTGACTGGCAGCTTCCTGGAGATAGCCTACTATCTCTACAGCCAATTGTTGGTTTTTTAAGGAAGATAGCTTAGAGTACATATCATTCTCTAAACCCTCCCCACTCATGCTAATACCGGTGCTTGTCCTATACCACCGGGAGTACCCTCCCGTCGGGGTAGCTAGGCGGCGCATTAATGAATCTACAATAGCCCGCACACCTGTGACTGTTGTTAAGTCGCCATTTGATACAGCTAAATCTAAGATACTAGCTTGATTGTTAAGAGCTAGATCTACTCCAGTCCAGTCATCGGGCTGTCGTACTTTATACGGTACTGACTGTTTAGGTAAAGCTGTCGCCTGGCGGTTATAATACATAACTAACGGACTTCTATTCTACCTACAGCTTTACCCATACCAGATTCTAGTAAGGCAGTAGGCTCTAGAACTGTCCAATGTGCAGAACCGCGGCCTATAGTCATATTTAAGTACTGCTGTTTAATTTCTAGGTAATAAGCCCCCGCTGGGAATAAACCTTCTGTTGTAAACATGCACCAACCAGGGGTCTCCATATCATTGCCCCGAGCAATAAGGCTTGTATTGAAATAAAGCTCCCAATTTAGGTAACCCTCCTCAGACCTGGCACATTCAGCTTCTAAGCGGCAGGTAGTTTCTGATGCGGTAAATATAGTTGGGTCGATTACGTAGGTACTTTTATAGCTCTTGCGCCACCAGATTACTGATGCGATACTTTGTGTATCCAGGGTTTGGGGAAGGGTTTTGAAGCGGACCTCATATTGATCTTTCTTACCTAATGGAACTACATAGCCATAGTAGGACTGGAGAGCTAGGTCGTCCACCTTAACCCTAGCCCCTAAACTAAGCGTTTCTGTTGTAGTAATGAATAAAATGTTATCCAGTCGCTCATTAATTCTAATCATTTAAATTAGGCCTTGTAATAACATCCGGATACTCCATAGAGTTTGGTTTAGGATAAGCCTTAACGGTTTGATTTTTGTTCCTAGGCTTCTTTTTCGTCTCTATGCCCGACGTGCCTTGCGGGGGTAAAGCTACCTTAACGCCGCCCATGTCTATACCAACGGCCTCCTGTGTAGACAAAAGATTGGCCTTAGGGTAGTCTGGCGGGAACTCAAAGTCTTTGATACTTACTTCAGCTGCTGGTCTCTCTATAGGTCGGCTGGCCCTAGCAACACTGCCCCCTAGAAATACCAGGCCGCCGCCGACTCTGACGGTGTTACCACTTAAATTAAGAATAGTGCCTGATACTTTTGTAGATGCGCCGCCTAAGTTGAGATCTTGAGCGTACAGTCTATATTGTTGGGCTGTATGGTCTACCGTTGCACTCTTAATGTAAAGAGCCTCAGAATCTAACTTTAATTCTGCTGTCTTAATACTTAAGCCCCCCGAGCTTGCGGCGGTATAACCTTTTGTTCCTACTTCTAGCGTAAATCTATCGGCATAAACCTCTGCCGTACCAAGCTGCTCTAATTTATTCTCAGCACTTAACTCAAACGATTTACTTTGTTGAGTTAGGTGTTTACTCTGTACATAGGTAGCTTCCGCTCTAATATACTGCTGCTGAGTAATTATCTGATGTAAGTCTGTTATTGTATGGCTGTAGGCTGACTGTAGCAAGTGCTGCTTAGCTGTTACTAAAGCTATGCCTGTCTCTAACGTATAGTTGGTAGTTGATACCCCGTAGATTGATGCGCTAACTCTTATATCTGCCGCAGCTGTATTGATGTGCCTGCCAAAGCCGTAATCCTGAATGGTTCGGCAAGCCTCCGTTAGATGCAAAGCAGATTTAGTTAATAACTCTTTGTAGTTACTTACGTCAGCCTTAACGCTCTTACTAAGGCTTTGAATATCTTTGTCATAGTGACATTCCCTCAATATACCTTTTATAGTGCCAACTAGCCTATCTAGACTTTGAGTGTTCTGGTACTGTACACTAGACTGGGCTGTGCTAGTTTGTAAATTACTCGTAAGTAACCCAACTTGGAATGGGTTTACTAACCCATAGTTTGCGTAATTAGAGTCAATAAAACTAACTTTATCCTCTAGCATCCTAAGGTATTACCAATAATGAATTAGCTTCAAAAATAATTGTATTAGATACAACCGCGCCGTCCACCATTAATAAAGCGTAACCTACCATAGGCTCAGCAACCGGCACGCTAAATTTAGTGCTCCCTAGTGGGCTTAATAAAATGCTATCTAGATAGGTATCTTTATTCTGATTAAAGTAATCTCCTACAACTAAGACTACCTCAGTGTAAGCCCGCGATAGCGGTAATATCGTTAGGTCTAAAGTGTCTAAGATTCTTGTATTTGCGGGGGTTAGTAAGATTGATATCGCCGAACTTTCCTCTGGTAAAGGTAAATCATGCTCTAAGTAATTGGTAGTTAGTAAACGGTAATCCTTATAATCTGGTTTACTATCAATAGAAGACTCAACCCCCAGAATGTGGGCCCAGGTCTTAATTATTGTACGGTACCTTTTATAATAGCTTTCGGCATAATCAACGCTGCGGTGCCTATCTAATATAGAAAAGGCATCACATATAGAATACAGCCTTAACAAGCCCCCCTCCGTAGGCATGCTCTCTAGGCTAATACCGTCGGGTATACTCTTATATAATCCAACAAGCTGTTGTACAATTAAGGCCTGGTAAAATAGAACTGGCCCAGCCGTATAGCCAAAGGATAAAGTTGGATTCAATAACTGGTAAATAAAGCTTGTAGGGTAGGTGGGTAGCTGTCTATTAAGGGAGTTTGACAAGGCCTGGAAATACTCTATAACTGCTGTTAGATTACTAGAGTACGCGCCTAATAGTAACCGATACTTAAGGTCAGATACCGAGCCTAAAATAAGGTTATAGACTGAAAGGAGTGGGTTACTATAGCCGACTGCTGCTTGCAGCAAATCCTGTAGTTGGTCAATATACTCCGAGTGTTGGCTAAAGTTTAGATTGCTAAGTAACTGGGATTCCTGCAGCTTAGGGTTATTTTGCTGGATGGAGTGCTCTCTAAAAAACTCGTCAATGATAATCTCCAGAGCTTCTAGAGGCTCTGCTATTACCTGTTGTTTAGACGATATATAGCCTAAGGAACCTAAATGGCCAGCAAAGGTTGGTGTTTCAGTTAAGGTCAACCGGTACTGCCGATGGGGGTAGGCTGCCAAACTTCTTGCGTGGTGCGCGGTCTCCTTGTTATTGTTGACTGCTAAGGATCTAATAACGAGTTCTATGCTAGTTGCTAGTAACCCATTTTTAAAGTCTGTACTATTTTCAATAGTGGCTGGCCTTAACTGTTTAATAAGCTTTTGGGCCCGCAGCCTGGACTGCTGTACATGTAAATGCGTCCTGAACTGCGTGGGGTCTTTACTACCACCTAGCTTAATGGTCAATGGGTCAATTAGGTAAATCAAAATAGCTGTTTATATAGTTTCTAAGTTGTGTATCACTATCTGGGGAATTAGGTATATAAATTTCACCCTTGGTCATAAGAAGAATAAGATTGACAAAGAAGTCATAAAGCTCTCCATAGACAAGTGTTTCCACAACAGTACTAAGCCTAGGCTCTACGTCATTGATCCAGTTAACTAAATAACCTGGATAATCTGTAATATCTAAAACTCCTACAGGGTTAGTTACCACATAGGCTGGTGCCGTACATAGAGCTAGCTCTGGCGGGTAAACATCATCTAAAGCCCTATTCAGTTGGTTCTGAGTAGGTACAGATGATACGGATGCCACCAACTCAATCAACGGTACCACAGAGTTGGTCTGGTCTATCTGCTCAATTTTCTCTAGAATGTATTGACTGTTCGTTACTCCTAGATTCTCTAGGAAGTTTGCAAAGTCACTCTCAGGATTTCGCCCATATAAATAACTATATTCAGGGTTACTTATTACAGAGTCCGTTGCGGTTAATTTAGTTTCTAGTAATTGGGTCATAATATCTGGATAAGTACTAGCATCAGCTAAATCTATTATACTTTCAGTTGGATTTAGGGCTACAATATTATCTACTATTGTACTTAACTCCCGCCGTCTTTCTACCTCTTCATCATAACAATAAACGTTAGTAGGTATAGATTGTGGGTAATCTGTTTGCGGGATTGCAATTTTTGAAGTATTGTTCTGGCCTAAGGGGGCCAGGCATCCTAAGGTAGATAGGACCATGGGCAGCGGGGACCCTTTGACCGAATTTACTAGATTTAATTCATTAATAGATTCTATATACCCCCCTTGATTAATCGTCCTACTATCAGACGACGCTTCCACAGTTATGTTATTCAGTGGAAGCGTTAAATCCAGATCAACTTTATCTAGTAGCTGACGAATCTTATCGTTAGGTATAGCCGGTATATTAGCAATAATCTTGAGAGCGCCTACCAGGTTATTAGGATTTACCCCTAGATTAATAGTATCTGCGCCTATAGAAGCCTCAATAGGCCCTAACTGCACAGCCTTTAGCTTATTATCTTCTATCTGTACAGCTAGCTGTAATTGCTTTGGAAGATATTCATTGATTGTATTAACCCCGAAGTTTAGAAAGGCTTCAGGGTTAATTCCAAATTCTTCATTATTGAATACAATAAAATTTTTTAATTCGCCTGGTAATTGCTGTGTAAGTTTAGTAACCGCAGTAACAGGGTCTTGCACGACACCTATTAGCTGCTGCAGAGATTGCAGGAAGGCCTCTGTATTTACTGGCTGGCTTCTAAGCTGCCGGTCTGTATACTGTAAACCTAGTAATTCGTTTGTTTCCGCCGGCAGGTTACACTTAAGGCTGCTCAACGCAACTTCTATAGGGTTACCAACCTTATTTTCTAGTCTAAGCGCTCTTCCCTCAGAAATATAAAGACCTGGGATGATGCGTACAGCTGTAATACGACCAGCTCCATAGGTTTTAAATTTAAGTTCTGTAGGTAATTGAGCATTAAGCCGGCTCAGACAACTCAATACCTCTTGTGGAATTACTTCATAGGTTTGTTCTGTAGTTATCTCTAAATCGCAGAGCCTTAGCCCATTACTATCTAACTCAATAGGTTGAGTAAAGTAAGTATTAAGCGAGCGTAATGATTCGTTTAGGTCAATCGTTATATCTAGAGAGTTAATATCTAGGTGAGCGTTTCCGACCGTTAAATTAGCTGCGCGGTCTGTAAAGAGGAGGTCTTTGACCTTTAGTGCTACCGGTAACCATTTATTGACCTGCTGAACGACTTTAGTAATTTCCTCCGTCGGTAAGTTTAAGCCAAGGGTTCCCCCCAAATCTGTTATAGCGTTGTCGCCAATACCAGACCAAGCCTGTTCAGCTATTTGCTGGAGAGAACAGTAAACGGCTTCCCTATAAGCTTCGCTTCCTATAGGTAAATCTAAGAGCCCTTCTAGTTTGTCTAGCCAGTTAGGGTTAATATCTGTCTCTAAGATAGAGGCAGAGCTAGGTGCATCTTCTAATACGTTTACGCTTTGATTAGGGTCAGCCGTTAGTTGCCTTTCGTAGGCCTCCTTGGCCCCTTCTAAGCTGATTTCACCCAGCAATCGCTCTGTAGTAGTGGCCAAGGCCCCTTGCTGTACTTGGCTGGTAAGGTTCGTACTAAATACAGAGCTACCTATGTTAATACTATAGTTAGTCGCTGTTCTATTCTCAAATACAACCTGGTTGGCCGGAAATTCAGCATTACCTATTGGTATATATGAAATTATAGAAAATGCATCTAGGTTAGTCGCAGACGGGGCAATCCAAGGGGCGGATACTACTGGAATTCCAGTGTACTGCTGCGTAGCTTGTGGACCTATTTCACCAACACCCCCATGTTGGTAGACCTCCCCTAACCTAACTGAAACACTCTGCCCAATCTCTCCAGTAATTATATGAGAACCAGGCCTAGGAGGAGGAAATAAAACCCCACCTCCATTAAATAAACCAAAGCCGGTTTGATTAACCTGTCTTAAGCCATAAGGAGGTTCTGTAGCTAAATATTTGCCATAATAGATATGGTCTGGGGCCTGATAAGCATAAGCTTCCTTGATATGTAAAGGATAATGCTGGCCTAATAAAGCGTTATTCTGCCTTACTTTCTGGTAGTAATACAGATTATTACCGCCCGCAGCCCGCTGGCTATCTCCAATAGAAGGCATAATTTGTACCCTTATTTATTATTTTAACTATAATGACTATCCGTGATTTAACTCTAAAGCTATCAACTAATACATTGACGACAGAGGAAAGGACTCTCTTGCATCAACTATTAGAAGAAAAGGATATTAAGCCAATTATTAAACAGGCTAATACGGCGCTAGAAGGACCAGTTCAGTAAGCCAGCCCTGCTGTCCCCCTGAGTTAAGGGTGTGCCGTACACCCTCAATACGCCACATAGACTGAGGTTCCTTTTTGAAACCTGACTTCCGCCAGTAGTTATCTCCTTCCCAACCTTGGTTGCCTTCAACAACGGTTGCCGTCTCGGGATTAGTAACAGAACAGTAAACGTCTTCAGCAGAATCCTTAAATTCAGCTTGGCGCCCCTTAAATTGGTACGTCTGATCCGGCCTCTCTAAGTCTGTACCTGGGTCCTCTGCTGAGTAGTTACCTTTGATAGGTGCTGACTCTTCGTTCTGGTCATTGATACCTTTCCTTGTTACGTCCACGACACTCATGTAGTGGGCCCGGGTCATAGCCTCATACTCCTTTACAGCCTCCCGCTCATCTATATAGCGCTGTAGTGACTGTGGATATAGAGGTGAGTTTATTATCTGTACTAACTCCCCAGCCGTCAGAGAAGGGTCCCCTAAGACCGTGCAGGACGCCTGGCGCAGTTCTTTAGCGTAGAGGCGTGCTGCAGAGGCCGCTACCGCGGCGGCTTCTCCTATACTTTTAATAGTTGGGTCCTCAATGTAAATATTTCGCCCTCCTAGTTCAACCCCTCTTAGAAAGGCAGGCCGAGCTGCCATGTGCATAATTATGGCATTGCCAGCAGTTGTACCATTAGGGGACTGATTAGCAATAAAGAAATTGGTTTTCATGCCATGGGTAGACTGCTCCTCTTTGAAGTTAATTAACATTTGGTTGTAGTCTACTTCGGCAAAAATTGCTTCATAATCAAAGTTTGGAATCAATTGGCAGTCCAAGCCGGAGCGTTCTGTTAGTTCGCCCTCTATATTCTGGGCTTCAAAGGTTGGTTTAATAGATTCTACGGAAACCTCCCCGGGAATAGTTCTGTAGTAATAAGTCCGGTAGAAGCGTTTAGAATCCGCTAACCCGCTGACGTCATTAACTCTTGGGCTGTAGTATAAATTACCGTCCAGGTGGTTTTGAAATAGCTCTGTAGGGTAGGGCTCTTGAGCTGCTAAAAATCTAATAAACTCTACGGGGATTTGCTTCTCAATAGTAAAGTCTTTAGATATAACATCTACTGAGAAGGGTAGCCGCCCTGTAATAACATTGAAGTAAATAGTAGGCTCTATGTCCCATAGCTCCTTAGGGTTACTTGTTCGGCCTTGAACAGGGATAACACCTTTTGAGTAATCATTTTTGCATCTATAAAAGAAATCTACAGGAACTAAAGTATTGTTCAGGTCTTGCAGAATTTCTTTAATGCCGGTTCTTTGCCCAAATAGGTCAAATAGAAACCCTCCGCCTCCTTGCGGTAAAACGCTGGGGTTAATACCACTGTCCCGCAGAAACTGAATAGCCCTATTATAATGGGGCCCTCTCTGAAACCTGCTTGCGGCATTCCGGACAGTTGTATCATTGCTATCCGGGATGTCCCAAGCCAAACGTCCTTTACTGTCCCTATAATTCTCGTTAGCCGTACCTACTAAAATAGCGGAATAGGCATGCCTAATATCATGTTGACCGGGCTTGAATCCTCTGTCTCTTAGGTACCTAACTACCGCAGGCATTTGCTCGCTAATAGACTGCTGACCGCCTGTTCCGTATTTGCGTTGATTATCTGGGCTAAATTGAATTAAGCCTTTATATCTATAGTAATCACCTCCCATAAGATTTGGGTTTAACGTACCGGCGCTTTCAAAAGACATTAGAGCAGTAAACTCAACCACATTTAGTTGAAGAGCAGCAGCTGCCTGTTGAATAACCAAAGCTCCTGCAGGGTCTTTCTGTACCCGCTCTGCCGTACCTACACGGCCACCTCTAGGTCTATATTGAGCCATATCTTTTAAAAGTATTTTTTACTGTCGTCACGTAAGTGAAATATTTGCATTACAACACCGTCCGGAAATCGGATTGTGCTTAAGTTACCCGCCCCTAAGTTATAACCAGGGACGTAGCTAATTCCCTTTACAGGAACAGTAACTGTGATTCTAGCCCCTGAAGGGCAGCCAAAGTCTATGCCATAATGCATTCTGCCCCAACGCGGGCCATATCCAGATGTTTTAGGCCAACTGGTTAATACACGCCCATTTACAGCAAATCGGGCCATATGAGACGATAGTGGAGGAGGTGCCCCCTTCTGTTTGTGTAAAGTTTTATGGTATTGAATATGAACGTGAGGCCCTTTAGATGCTCCCGTATTCCCTACTAAACCTACAAAAGCCCCAGGTGCGCCAGTTGTACCTGTATCTACTAAGTCTGAACTATCGCCAGACGTAACTTCTCCACTCTCGTTTGTAAGGTAAGTACCTAAATCCTGGACATAACCTGGTTTAATAATGCGGCCATTAATGTTGCAAGGTTCTGCATCTGCCCCTACATCAACATAACCTATACCTAATTGTGCGGCTTTTACTATTAAAGACGACCGTAGGATATTCTCACCGTCCTTAGAAAACGCTTTTGCCAGAGTACTAACATTTTTGTCAGAGTAACTCGGGTCAAAACTTACCTCTGTATCCTGCAGATAGCGCATTCTATCTCGGCATTGGATACTAGCTGTTACTCCCTTACTCGTCCCTACAGTAGAGATTGTATCTACAATACCCACAAATATACGGGTTAGGCGATTACTCTCTATATCATCAACTGTAATAGGTCTCATTACAGGAATATAGCCAGCCCATATAGATATCTCTGACTCAGCCTGGAACTGCAGGAGTTTCCGCTCCTGCGTTTGTGCGGGTACTTGGTTAACATTCAGTGCGTTTAGTATTCCACTTGCTTGAAAGGGTGTTGGGGTATTACGTGATTGAGGCTCCTCTTTTATTACATCCGGTTCGGGCGGAGTTACGCCCTGATAATAAAGAGGAAATGGTGGTGGCACGTCATGAACAGTTGGTAACGAGCAACTAAGATGAATAGTAGCTGTGGATGATGCCCAAAAGCGTTGTTGGTAAACAGTTCCACCCGTAATAACCCAGACCCTAGGTTCTGTACCTATGTTAGAGAACAGTATTTGTGTATGGTCTAGTGCCGTTATGCACCAGACGGGAAATTGCCCCTGGTCTCTCATTTGACAAGGGGCACCCATGGCAGGCGAAAAACGTGGTTCAGGTATAGACATAAAAGCCTGGTTTTAGTACCAGGCTAGTCTAAGTCCTATTTGTAAATGTAGTCAGCTTTAATAGTTTATTAAGCTACCGCCCAGCCTGGTTGTCCGTTATTAATTGGATTCAGAGTAGGTCTTGCCGAGTCACCTTCATAAGAGCCGTAAACCCGTAGGTTACCCTCAGAGTCGCCAAGAGTTGTCCCTGCATAGACAGAGCTTTGGTCAATATAGGTAATACCTTCAGCTAGCCCTTCCCATCGCACAGCAATCACAGAACGACCCGCCATTGCGCCAATCGTCATGCTATCTACCTTACAGTAGCTAAGCCGGTACTGACCTGTACTATGCCGACGATTAGCAAAAGTTTGATTGGTAATTAGTTCTCCCAAAGCGGAGTTTCGCATGCTAGATTCACTTACAGTTAAGCCACGCTCATCTAGCTCAGGAGCATTCAAGTCAAATGTGATTAGAAAACGGGGGGAGCGGGAAATCCGCATTTCCCGTCGGATGTCGTCGAATCCAAAGGTCTGCTGAATTACCCGAGTATCTAGGAGGCCCCGCTCCAAAACCCAACCAAACTGGAATTCACCATCCAGCATACGAGGTACACGCTGGTTAAATTCCATGTAAGGCTCTGTCGCATTGCGGACAGTTAACTGAATGGAGGTAAATCGGCCTACGTGGACTTGGTTGCCGGTGGCTTGGTCCACCATCCAGACATCAGCGTCAAAGCCCTGTAAAGGGTCTCTAATTGCATTATTAACGGCGGCGCCGTTAGCGGAATCTACAGTCTTGTATAAAGCCATTGTCTCTTAGCTCAAATTATAAGGTTTGGATAGATAGACTATCTTCAATTTCACGAGTTACATTTACACGAATGTAATCAGCAGGGAATACCGGCGTGTAGAAGATTGCAATATTTAGAACGCCTTGAGCTACTGTATTTGAAGGATTATTAGACTCGTTACAAAGGGTAGGTCTATAAGCAATAATCCGCTCTTCTCTTTGTAGGTTTTGAAGATAAGCATCTACAGCGGAGGCTACTCGGCTGCGCAATCCTTCTGTATTCCGGTTTGACCGAACCCAGATAAGGTTACTGTATAGATCATGTAGAATCTGGTCGCCCATGCGGCGGATAGATACATAGCGATCGTTGTATAAGGACGTGGTACTAATCCCATTTAGGAACTTGAATGTTCTCAGGCCCGCGTCATAATACAAAACCTCGGCTCTGGCTCGGGTTACCGCATCCAAATAAGTAGTCGTGGTAGGGGTATCTACAGAAATAACACCATTAGGAATCATCCCTTCCCCTGCGGCTGCTGGGGAGATTTCTGGATTCTTACTTGCTAGCAGTCCTACATAAAGACCAGCTGCTGGGGTATTGTTAAATCCAGGAACCCCTTGCATTGTAATGTGGCCGCCAATTAGTACAACCCTAGGGTTATCTAGACCAGCGGCTAATACTTGAGCCTGACTCTCAGATAGATTTTGAGGCGCCTGAATAACGGCAGTACGAAGTCCCGTCATTACATTGGCGCGGTTAACCTGCCCAACCATTTCTTCTACTACAGAAGAGTAGTTTTGGTCTCCTGCTGTAAAGCCAGCGCAGTATAGCAAGGAAATATCTTCTGATTCCAGAGCTTGTACCGCTTGTCTTAGGATAACAGCACGTTCTGCAGAGGATAGACTAGAGATGCTAGCATCACTGCCTCCCTCCAGATAAACATTCTGTAAGTAAGGAGAGCCTACAGCTCCTTGGGCATAGACGGGTAAACTGTACGAGGCGGTAGAGCTAGACGCTACATTCAATACAGGGATTCGGTCGCCGTAAGAGGGTGCTTGCCTCATAGGTACCTTATCCAGCTCGGCTTCCGTGAGTATCTGCCCAGCAACTACAGGAAGATAGAAGACTCGGATTAGCCGGCTGTTAGCCGAGGCGTTAAATAAACCATTGGTGGCTACGTCCCGGGTGGATAAAGTTAAGGTCTCAGACGTGGGGGTGCTCAGGTAATCTCCACTATCCTCGTCTACAACAAACAGCGTAAACTGACCGTTTGCTTGCGGTGTAAGAGTAACCTTTAGCTTATTGCCATACACCCCATCAGACAGAGCTAGGACACGGATTAGAGCATCCGAATCAATAGAGTAGAAGTCTTTAAAAGCTGGTCTAGATCCAACCGTGGCCCCTGCAAACGTTTTGATAGACGTAGATAGCCAGTTGGTATTAGAATCTGGTAGGTTCGTAGCATTCAATAGAAAGTCTTCGGCTACCACACTACCAGTAGTGCCCGAGACCTGCCTAGTCAATACAGCTTTTAGGCGGTTTGCGTCCGAACCGGTATAGTTGGATTTTAGGGTTAGGCTGGGAGGGTTTAAAGTGACTGACAGCTCTGGTTCCGCCAACATGCCTAGCATGTTAACATCAGCCTCAATCGCGGCTTTCAATTGGCTTAAAATCTGACCGGCCCCAGTACCTACACTAAAGTTACTCTGGCCTGCGACTGAACCGATACCAACTGAAGCGTAGGCTACAGGCACCCGAAAGGTACCGCCCAGAAGGAACGCAATCTTGTTGGAACTTTCAATGCCTGGTAGGTCTACAGTAATACCAGAAGGGATAGCAAAAATAACACCATCACTGCGCTCGAACAGTAATTGATGGTTAAAATTATCTTGCTTAACAGCTTCATCTGAAACTACATAAGAATCTACAACCGCCGAACGTAAATCGGATTCAAATTGTGTTTGCAAATAGCTGTAGGTCATAGGGTCACTTAGTACCCCTTGGCTGTTGGCAGGAATATTACCGCTTAGAGTCCCGTTAACTGTTACATTGCTCGCGCTAGCTGCAGCTTGGGTCCCTACTACAAAATACCCGTTAACCCCAAAATCAATAATAAACCCACGGTCTACACGGTAAGGCAAGGATGTTAGTTGAATAGAAGTAGCGCCATTGGTGTGCGCACTATTACCGGTAGTGACCGTTGAGTTAGCTTTTTTCTTGTACTGAGGTAAAGACCCAGAATTTACCCTGAATGTTGAAGAAAATACATACTTATTAGTAGCCACCTCGTACAGACTAACAGGGGCGTTAGAAAGAGCTGCCGAGATATTACCCTGCACTAAGAATCTGACCATCGTAGGACTAGTGGGGTCCTGGCTGGCGTTAGATAGAACTACCAAGGGCTTCCCAGTGCTGGGGTTAAAAGCAGTGGCAGAATTAGAGTAGATTAACCGCCCGGGCTTTAAGTTAGAGATGAAAGCTTGGTTAGCCGTAAGGGTCTGGTCCGCCTGTACCCACTGGATCTGAGCCTCTAAAGCAGGAGTTCCGCCGGTTTCCGGTACGTAGGTTTGAGGAGCTGTGACCAGGGCATTAGTAGTAATTACAGGCTCTACAGTCGGCTGAGTATTTTGTAAGATGGTTACCGTAGGGGTTGCAGAGGTCAATAAACCACTGAGGGCAACCGAAGTGTTAGAGCGTAAAGCATCGTTTACGAGCTTAAAGGTGGCGTTAGGAAAGTACAGGTAAGAGCCGGCCCCTAGGTTAGTTGCTAGACTGGTGACCGTTAACGTCTTAACTTGTACGGCGGAGACAGTACCAGCTTCTAACGTGCCAGGGTTCTTAGATACAGTAGCCGTTACAGCAGGGGTTATAGCTGTAATCGTGACCTGCATGTTGTTGCTAGAGACTGAGTAAATCTCATTAACAGCAGGAGTAGCTCCCTGTGGGTTAGTTAAGGTTAGGGTCTGGTTTAACGCATAGGTTGTAGTTGAAGCTACGTCAAAAGAAATAGTCTTAGATACGTTAGATACCGGCGCAGCTACGGTTACTTGAACGCTGCTTTGCAGATAATCCTCTACAACATATTCAAATAAACCTAGGCCTGTATAATCAATAGAGGTAGGTAAAGCAGAGGCCGCAGATACCGAAAATGTACCTGCTGCCCTAGTAGACTCAATAGCTTCGCCAACATAACGAATGTCAAGCTTAAGTCCAGTTGTTTGAACCTGCGCGCCGTTGTTAAATTGTTGAATATTCCCACTGTAGCCTACACGAGCTTCGTTCGTAGGTAGCAGGCTGGAGAGACTGATTTTATAACTAGATTCAGTAGATTGAGGAGTAGCCCTAGAAATAATTAAATCAGTGGCCCCTTGTAGAATCGCTTGTCTTACGGCTACAGCCCCGGGAGAGTTATCATCTCCATAGAGATAAGCCGCGTCTTGGCGGTTGGTAACCCGAGTAGCTCCTCTAGGGCCCCGTCGGAACACACCAGCAACCCCAATCCGATTGCGGTATGTAGTAGTAAAAGGAATAGGCCCTACAAGCGTTTCACTAAAAGAAACATTAGGAAAAGAGAATTGCTGCGCCATGGTGTGGAGTTTTAGGTTAGTACCTGTATAGCAAAGTAAATCTGATTATGACTGTTCAATATTTAGCTACCCTATTGAGGCCGTAATAGTTACCGAAGAAATTGCTGAGTGGTAAAGCCTAATAGGGTCTTGTAATGTAGTTGTAGCCGAGACATAAGACTTGGTAGTATGCAATATAGCTTCAGGGCTGACCAATAATTCATAATTATTTGGGTCTTCCACATCCAACTCAGGATTTTTATAGGTATCCAGAGTTTTAATAAACTCTACTAAATAAAACTCGTTTAAGTCCCTAGCTTGATTTGTCTGATAAATATCAAACTCAACAGCTATGTGAGCCCGATGAAACAGTAGGTTCTGACCCTCCGTTTGGGATATAGTGTCAGAGCTTGGGTAGTTAGTGTATAAAATACTAGGGTTTCTTAGTCCATAAGGTAAAAAGACCTGTTGGTCCTTAATTACCATACGAAGCAGGGTCATATAGTCTCTCAGAATTTCCTCGGCTGGAACTATATAAAGCTCTACCGATTGATTGCTATTTACTAAAGGGTCCTGCGTTGCTGTTTCAATATGGCTTATGTTGTAACCCTGGGGTAATTCAGTATTCGGCACTAAGTAATACTCTACTTGTACCGGTATATCAAACGAAGATTCAGTTAGTAAAGCTTCTATAGTTAGGCGAAACTTTAGTCTATCTAAGTACTCGCCAGGTTCCGGCCTCCCTAAGGTATAGTGCTCGTGCTCAATAGCATTTCTAGACTCATTAGTACTCCCTCCTGTTGGATATACCGAAATGGTTAGGCCTTGTTCGGGTAATTCCAAACCTGCATAAGTTCTGAATTTTCTTATAAATATCTGCTCAGGCTCTGCCCCGACTGGGGTTGCTGGATTAAAAACCGGTGGGTTTTGGATAAGAGGGTGCGCCTGTATAGCTAGCGCAACCGCTAGGCAGACTTGCCTATCTGTCGGGTAGTAACGCCTTACCGCCATAATACCCTCTAGTAAAAGTAAGTTTGGTCGTGTAATTCCTGGAAGTGGCGGTTAGCATCGTTTAATTCGTCTAGTAACCTAGAGCGCGCAAAACCGACCATCTTAGGGGTCCCACTTAAGTCCAGCTGATTCTCATTAGTCGGCGTTACACTCAGCTCATACGTTGATTTTACCTTGACGGACCTGGCCCTATTGGAGTACAGGGAATAGGTCTGACTATAATCGCCCAGGGAGATTAGTAAGTCGTTAGGTACGCTCAGAATATCAAGGATTAGTGTAATCTGCGGGTTGGTAACAGACCAAGCAAAAAGCTCTACTACTGCAATTGGATCGTCAACGCTTGGAGGGTCATTCCTAACAATTGCCGCAACCATGTAACTTGAATCTTTATTTGCCGTAATTGTATTAACTAAAGATTCTGCGAACTGAGCTGGCCTAGATTTATCCAAAACAGTTTGCTCTGCGCCTGTTAGTCTGTTAAACGTCGTAGTGATTGCAGCGTCTGATGTTACTGGGAATCGGATTGTATAGTTAGACGCACCTGGGGGTGTAATAGTTGTATCTCGTTTTATATACAGAATTACGGGCGATTTTGTGCTCTCGGCGTCTCCTACGCGGCTAGATACAAAGTAATTCGAGCGGACTAATAAAAGAATACTATTTAAAGGGTAAGTACTCAGATTACTTGAATCAACACCCCACCTAAACGGCAGTTGGAGGGTACTGTAGCCAGCGTTGGTAGAGGATTTAAACTGAATCGTCACCAGGTACGCTGTTCTATCCGCGACCGCTGTACGAGGACTAAGTTCTAAATAATGGGTACTCTCTTCACCCGATAATACCGGGGCAGCTAGGATATTAACAGTAGTATCTGTTAAAGAGGCTTCATTAACTTTGTCGGCAATGTCATTAACAATCCTGGCCGTAGATAAGCTACCAGCGCTATACACAATTGGCGTTAATGTTACAGCGGTGCCTGGAAAGCTCACATAGAGATATAGTGTATTGGTTAATGTAAAGCTTAGCTGTTCAAAGTAGAGCTGCCCTTTGACTTCAGACTCATCCGTTGTAGGAGAGGGCTCGCTTGTATTGATAGTAGCAACATCTATCAATAGTTTCAGCTCAGCCATAGCCTTATCTTTTAAGGCTTCTGCATGGTTTAACTGTTCCTTTAGGGTGGCATAGGCAGATATTAATTCTGCCGCCGCTAGAGCAGAGCTTATACGCCGGATACCTTCAGCAAATTTATTTCGCTCCTCATTTAACAGGTTGCCGCTCGGGGGCGAGAACATAAATTTCTTGACATCAGCCGTATTAGGGTAACGCCAGCTGCCGTCACTGTTTTTTGCCGTACTAATAATAAGAGCTATTTCTGGGTCGGCATGGTCAGTGATAGCATAATATACCTCTTTGACCGCTGTGTTTTTTAGCAATACAGAGAACCGCCGCACCATCCTAGCCATGTTGGCTAACTCCGGCGAGGCGGTTATCATTTGCTGGTCCGTAGCGTTTTCTATCCCTGCATTTTCAATAGCCGTAAATGCAGCGTTATTAAAAGAGAAGCGGTCTCCAAAGGAAAATTGCATTAACGTCCATTAAGCAAACTTAGGCGTCTTTAGCGTATACGGCTAGAATGCGATCGCACTCTGTAACAACAGACTTGTACTGCGAGAATTTTTCTTTAACTGCTTTGACCTTAGCTAGGTCTGGTGGAATTGTCTCCTCCAAGTCTAGGACGTAGGATTTAACAGTACTGTGGTGCGCGTCATCGCTTAATGGCAGGATGACGACATCAGTTTTGTTCTCCGCCTGTAGGGTACTGTCAATTTGAAGCTCAGCGACTACTTTAGTTTCTTCACTAGGCTCCACAACCGCTGTCTCTACATTCTCCGCGTTATCATAACGCCGATGGCTGTAAAACGACGAAGCGTATTGAGTTAGTAAGCGTTCTGCTTCCATATCCGGCACATCACGAAGGACATCACCGGTGTAATATGTTTTATAGCCGCCTGATTTCAGCGGTACTGAAACATTTCCTTTGCAAATTAAAATATACATACATACACTAAAAAAGTTATGAGTAGGGGCTGTTGTAAGCAGCCCCTATTAAGCCTAAACAGGCGCGGTAACTTCGTCGTAAGTAATAGTGCTGGTGACAGATGCCCCGTTAGCCGCTACCGTTACTACATAAGTAGCAAACTTGAATGCGGCGTCATATCGCACATAATGGTCAGCGGGCTGGGAGACAAAGGGTACAGAGGCCGTCTTGTTATAGACCATCTTATCGGTTTCAAAGCCGATAGTAGCTGCGGTAATTTCGTTATGAATTAGATTACCGTAGTCTTCGGTCGGTGGATCAAAAATAGGATCGTGAACAGCCCAAGCACTATTAGCGTATTTATAGAAGTTTACTAATTTAAAGTAGTCTCCCATATCAGTACAGTACAGGCGGTAGTTTCCAGTACCTCCAGCAGGAGCGCTGGAGGGGACTGAAGTTACTACAGCATTCAGGTAGGTGGGCTTTACGAATAACTCGTAGGTATAAGTTGTGCTATTTGCCAGACCAGTACGGGTAACATTGCCGGAAGCAATGCTATACTGCTTCCCATCTAGCCGGACGACGCCAGCTGCATATGGAATCGTCAGTGTACCGGTAGCAATAGTCGCGTTAGATAACGCTAGGCCGGATACAATCCCGCCATAAGGGTAGGTACGCATCCCACCGCGCAATGCCTGCGGGAAGCGATCAAAATCAAATTGTTGGCCAACGCCGGGCATAATCTTTCCTTCAACTTTACGCGGTAAATAATGCAGCGGGGGTATTGATACCCCCGCTTAGGGTCCTTAGAAGGTGCCGTAACCTTCCATAGATTTGATGACCAGGGTGTCGCTGAGTTCTTCAGGCTCACAGACAGTAAGAATAGAAATCCACTCAGGATACTTAGCAAAGGGCAAGAAGCTATCACCCATCTGCATGGTCCGACCGGGAGGAGACGGAGGTTGTTGGTCAGGGCCAGTCCGCATCCACAAACCAGGAGAGCCGTCTGGAGATTCAGCTACGCAGTGGTGGGTAAGGCCCAGGGTTTCCGACGCATCCAAGTAATGCCGAGGGGCAATTAAAGCTACCTTGTTAGCAGGCCAGTAGTTAGTGATTTCGTTGGTTTGAGGATGACGGAATAGGCCGTCCAGCACTCGGATGCGGACACCAGCGATGGCTTGAATATCCCCGCCGGGCCCATAGGAGATAAACTGAGGACTGGCTTGAGCGCCTACACCCGAGACGGTTAGTTGACGACCGCCATCACCGGTACCACCGGTCATGGGGTAGTTACCAAAGAGCCCCAGTTGGCCACTGTAAGCCTTAACGTACTCATTCTCCATTAGGACGGTGTAGAGCTCAGAGCTCATCACCATTTCGGTGAACTGATTCTTATTAGTCTTCCAAAGGAAATGCTTAATAAAACGCAGGCAGCGAACAATGTCAGCTTGGGGATGCGTCCAGGGAACCCCTACGCGATTCTGCGCGTCCGCGAACAGAATAGCTTCCTTACGTCCTTTGTCATTAATAAGAGCCTTCGCAGCTGTATAGTTAGTTCCAGGAACAGCAGCGTTAGCAGCTAAGGTCTCAGAGTAGCCATCATAGCTAAACAGGTTATGAGTAGGAATATGGGTAGAGACGTCAATGCTCTGCCGAGTACGGGGGTCAGTGTAGTTAATACGGCCAAGCAGAACCTGGGCCCGGAAAAAGTCCATTGTCCGCTTATGATAGTTAATCATTTTACGGACACGGTCAGCCACAATCTGCTCGGGCCGATACTGCTCGTTGTAGGTGCCGGCGCGGCGTAGTTGGTTGATAAGCCCTTGGTCTAGAAAATCGTCCATACGGACGATAGCTGGGCTTACTTGACGCCGACGGATACGTTCGTTTTCAGTGAAATTCCCGGCAGGGACGCCAAATCGGACGATAGGCATAATCCCGAGACCTTCTACCATCTGTTCAATGGTAATCGTCCGCTCAGGGATATCTTGAGATGGGAAAATATCATCTAGAGAGCCTACCTCAATTTGCTCATAAGAGCGGGCAAGCATGGTTAGGTTAAGTGAACCGAGCGCTGTTACATCACCGATGTATTCATAATTACTCGATGAAGGAACAAGTTCAGGGTGCTGGGGTTTAGTGGGTAAGGGCATAAAATTAAATCAAACCTGTATTAATAAACCTGAGCGGAACGAGCTGCACGTTGTTCCAACACGGACTTGTTTCTCATAAGGAGGGACTGATAGGGGTTATCGTCGGAATATTCCTGACGATTACTATCCTCTGCATTCTGCGCGGACGTGTTATCTTCCTGAGAACCTTGCTGATTAGTTAACAGCTGTGTGTACTGATCCGATAGCTCTGTAAGTGCGGTAAAAATAAGGGCCTCTTGCTCTGCAGGTAGCCCTGATTCCAACATGGGCCGGAAGGACGCCTTCACAGACTCAGACAGATTCAAGACCTCTAGACGCCCCAGTTTCTGATTTAAGCGTTGCGCTTCCAGCTGCTTGGTCGCTTCATCTGCGGCTCGCTTGGCTTTTTCAGTTTCAATACGTTGTGATTCTACTTGCTGCGCCAACATAATGAACTGTTCAGCCAACGACTGTACCTCAGTGGGCGGTTGAGGAGTGGCTGTAGCGTTCTGAGGCGCAGGAGTAGGAGATGAGTTTTGCGTAATTGAGTCGGTCATACTTTGATTAAAATCTCCAGTCTGTAGTAATGGAATCAGAAAATGTGTGCGGGTGTCTGTCCAACTTGAAAACATTTCGGTAAGCGCTTTAACCTTGGGCATTCTTGTTAGAAAAGGCCGGTTAGTTAAAGCGCACCCTACTAGCAAAGTACCAATAGGTTCTCCGCTTTCTTTAGATACGGCATTACGGACTACTTCAGCAGAGCTATACCGGTAGGATTCATTCTGAACCTCTGTATAAGCTTCAGCTCTTACATCAAATTCTCCATATAGTACGTCCTCATCTTCGTAAAGCGAAGTAAGGAAACCAACAGCAGGTGCGCTACCTGGAGCCTCAGACTCAAGGGGATGGCCATAGAATAACGGGGGTTCAAAACCACTGACATTCTCCTCAAAGTTTCGTATCATTTGTGCAAAATCTTGCTGAGTAAATTCAACATCCCCGTATTGCGGATGTTGCCAACTACCCAGCACGGCAATAGGCACCCTGAGTTTAAACTTAGTTCCTAGAACAGGACCACTTTCTAGTTTAAACTCATCTGATAATTCAATGTTTATATTACGCTGATCTGGGTCCGAATAACTTTCAGCAGAGCCCTCAAAATCTTCAAGGTCCTCCGCCCCATCTTCTAAACCTAAATCTTCCAGATCTTCAATATCTTCTCGGGCGATTGCTTCAAGCTCTTCTGCTGTTGGGCCTTCCAAATCCTCTAGGTTAGTAAAGAGGTTGTCTAGCTCTTCATCAAAAGCCGCATCAATTTCAAATTCTGTTAGCATAATTTATACAGTACTACTAGGAGTTCCAAACCCTTTGTTTTTATTTTTGTAAGGAGGTGACCCATCCGACATCATTTTCTTTTTCTTATAGTTAGCGTACTTATTACTCTTTTGCATCGTGGGTTGCCCCGTAAATGGAGGTTTATCTCCGTATTTACGTTTGTACTCTTTCTTATAAGCAAGAACTGTATAAGCCGCCTTATCCTGTTCTGTCATATTTTTCTTGGCTTTAACCAACGCTGCGATGTTGGCGTATAAGCGCTTATCACTAGGTTCAACAGTGGAGTAGTTTTCGCCGTCTTTAGCTTCTGCCTGTTCAGACTCCGCAGTCTCCTTATAATCTTTAGTAGTTTGACTCAGGGCTTCCTTAGATTCTTGATTTGCATAACTACTACTCGTGGGAGCCTGAAAGGCTACGTACTTATCGCATATGTAGCTACTGAGGATTGGTACGTTATATATCTGACAGACGGCCGTTTGGTACTCTATGTTCCACATAGATGCAGCACATGTTGCGCAAGCCGGGCCGGGCCTATAATTAGGGATTGAACTGTCATCGTCACTTAATTTCTGTAGGCTGGCCTGTTGCTGAAATGCTTTAATTACGTCGTTTAGATTAGTCCACTTAGAGCTAGTCGGCATACTTTCATCATTAAGATCACAATACTCCTCATAGTCATCAGATGCATGTACGTCATCAGATGTAGAGGTTGATTTAGAGGGGTTGTAAGCCCAGTTCTTCAGAGATATATCTCTTTTGCTGGGGCATCCTTCAGATACAGGACTACCCTGCTCCATACCCCTCATCCGACTCACGAAAGAAATAGTCCTATTGGCCCAAGTAACATGCTTAGCTGTCCAGTTTGCCTTTTCTGTTTGCAGCAGCTCTAGATTACGATTAATAGGGCCCCGGCCTAAACTGGCTTTTGAGCTGCACGGATTGTCCGCCCACCGCTTCAGTTCACTAGCCGACATATTAACGGTAGCTCTATATTTCTTGTAGACTTCGTCTACGTTGTCAGCGTAGTGTTGTACATCGTCTAGCTCGGCTAAATCTTCTTCCTCTAGGTAATCCATAGAGTTAGATTCTTTTGGTGCTTGAATCTTCTGTAAGGTGCCACCTTTATGGCCTACTAACGTATCAGTGGCCTCACCTTCTCTGTAAATCCTAATTTGATAAGCGGGGTCTTCTGGTGTGCCTGTAACTTTAGCGTCAATGTTAGGGACTGTACCGTTGGTTATCTTCTTAGTAATTCGGCCTCTAGCTGTTCCACCACTAGCTTGCCAACTTACATAATCGCCTACCTTAAAGCTCTTAGGTTCAGCATACGTTTCTGCGCTAGAATTAGTAGAGACATCTACCTCCGGCAGCGGCGTAGTTTCAATGTTAATCCGATCGTCACCCGGATCTACAGACTGAGGAATATCCGCCAACCTCTGAATTGGCGGACTTCCCTGCTCTTTTCTATAGATATTAACAGAATCAAGCAATAAAGAGTTAATTAGATTGGCTGACAACGATTTTCCCAAAATCTAGTCCAAACTTAGTCTTTTAGTTATATTCCTTTGTGTTCAATATATGGCTATACCTTCTTTGGCTTATCTACTCTCGGTCCAGAAGCTACTGGAAGTTTATGTGAAAGAGTCTCTTGTAGACCTAACTAAGCCTCAGTGTAATATCAGAATTCCAGGCTTACCCGCTCGCATGGTTTGTAGCCAGCAGCTTCTAAATCTGAGTGATTTTAACTGGGACTTTAGTAATTATGATTTCTGTCTGTCTATCTTAGAATTGGAAGAGTCTATCGCTGACTCAATAGCACACGCTCAGATAAGTAATAATAACCTTTTTATTATTATGAACGACTTTAAGTCGTATAACTTCCTAGTACCTAACTATCCAGCGCTTTATGATAAGCTTGTAGCCGCCCAGATGATTCGCCTAGGTTGTACCTTAAGAGAGTACCCGGGCAGATATATTGTCATAAAGGACATCTCTACAAAACTATTTGAAACAAATGGTATAGCCTGTAGCTGTGAAGCGCCTCTATGTAACCACAGAACGCTGGCTAATGTTTACATCAATAATTCCAAGCTGTTGCAACCTATTGTAAGTGCCAGCATGCCTGGTTATTTCTGATTTAACTTCCCACTAGGTTTACGCCCAGATACTGGTCTAGGTTTATCCAAAGGGGTAGAAACGCCTACGGGTCTGCCCGGCTGTACCTCTTCCAGCAATACCTTCTTGATAAAGTCTACGTCCTTCTTATCGTGCGGCCTGTCTAAAGCTCTTACCATCTGCCGGACCATCTGGTGGTCAGTCGGATTCAAGGGGTTAAAGTAGCCAGACTTTGTCATACCAGTGACGACTTGCATCATAGCCACACGATCTTCAGCCCGATCACTATAGACCCGAGAGAAGCTGGCTGCATACCGGGTTGATTCACGGTTGAAGTTATACTCAATTAGCCTTGAGAAGGCTTGGCGGGCAATAGGCTGTAGCAATAGATTCCTGTAGTGCTCCATATTGCCATAGTACAGCTCCATACGGCGCTCTACCCCTTGTTCATTGTTATTCAATTCATTGGTAATAAGGAAAGGCGGGATACCCAGTGGTAAGATTTCTTGCTCAGTTACAAACCTAATAGCATCTATAAACGTACTGCCGATATTATTTCCGGTGGTGAGAGAACCTACTTCAGGCTTATTCGCCCCATCCTGTTGGGGTAGGAATAGGATGTTACCGTTGGTATCTAAATTCTGTATGGTCTCTTGAAATACATCCTGAGTGGTTAAACTACGCTCCTCGCCAGTAGCAGGGTCAATGGTAGTTTGATTGGTTGGGTAAACAGGCATCTTGACATATAGCAATGGATTACCATAACGGTCTAAAGCCACTGCCATCATGTCAATCAAGGCATCCTTTAACCTATGCCATTTATAACAAGGAGCTACCGCTGAATAACCATAATAATTACCAAATGCAGCATTATTAGCAACGTAGATGATCTTCCAGAAGGGCAGCTGCTTCTCGGGTCTAAATCTATTAGGTGTTTGATAAATTCCTGATTTCCAGTACCCACCGGGCGTAGGTTTATTCTCGGTTAACATCCCGTTAACATCTGGGCGGATAATGATAGTGTTCGGCGGGTATGTCACAATACCATCTAGGAACAGCGTACCCATGTCCAGATTATACAGATTCTCTGATACAGAGAACCCGGCCCACAAAGTCGTAAATATAGCTTGAAATAGTATTTCGTTTAGGTTCTGGTTGGTCTTATCCTGAAGTTTCTGAACGTTGTATTGTAGGAACTCTTTTATCTCTGGGTCCGGATGATAAACCGTACCAACAGTAGATAAGATACTCTTTACCATTATATTGAGGGCAGTAAAGAGCGTTGTATCCTGATAGACCATCTGCTCGTAAGTTTTTAGCTTCTGGAGCGATGGGCGTAAGGTTCCTACTGGGATAGACCCTTGCTGCCTGGATGCACCCCGTATTTGACGCCTGCTCTCAAAGCGTCTATCTACTGTATAAAGGGTAGATGGGGCCATTGCGTACCTGTACCTTAATTACTTTCTGAGCTGTCTGGATCTTCTTGAGGGTCGGCTTCCGGTGGAGAAACATCCAGCTTTGCTGGGTCTAAGTAAGCCTGCTTATACTCAATAACGGCCTTGGTAAGCTCCGAAGTAATCTCATTGTTACCTTGATCAACTGGCATTTGTAGACTACCAATGAAAAGCAGTGTATAGAATAACATCTTAGTTAAGTTAAAAACCGCGCAATACTAGAGCCAGGGTCTCTCGGGAATTGCAGCTTAGACTGATTTTCAGCTCTAATCATATCCAGCTTCTTCTCCTGTTCCCTAGCTGCCCGCTCCCGAGCTCTGACAACTTCTTCTACTTCCCAAGCGATAGCCTTTTTGATTAGGTCATCCAGGCCATGATCTTGCATCCATGGGTCTCGGCCTAACCAGTCTTGTATGGGTAGATACGTAATCTGGTTGATAGCCACCCAAGAGGCTATGTCATACTTCTTAGCTACTGCCTGTACTAAATCCTGCTGATCGTTAAAGTCGCTAAAAAATGCTTGTTCGTCCGAGGTGTACTCAAATCTAATCAAGAAATCAACAGCTGTTGAAGCTAAGGCGCCCAGTAAGTAATATAACGGTTCAAAAACCTCTACTCTATAAATTGGATAGTTGTCTAAGAAACAGTGGCTTTGCGGGATTGTACTGGCGTAGTAGCTTCTGTCAAGTCTTTGGGACCTGAGGATAGCTGCTGCCTCAGATCGCCAGCTAACTTTTTTGCGTCATCCATATCAGTATCGCCAATAGTAAACATATTGATGAACACCGTAGCTGCAAACTGGACATCAGCAATATCCCAGCTATCTAGAATAGAGATAACATCCTTTGGCTTTTCTACCTCTACGTCATTGACAGTAGCTAAGCAGTACGATAATAGAAACTCTTCTAACGAACATCCAGTTTCAGCCATGCCATTATACTTTTTGTCTGCCTGAAACTGTACGCCGGTAGAAGGGGTATTGAACTCAATAGTAAGGTTTGGGTTTGGCATAGACCCTTTCGGAATTCTATACCGGGGTTGGTACTGCTTAGACAGGTTCTCTGCAATTTCCTTTGCACTTTGAGCTTGTTCCTTAGATAGAAACAGCAAGTCTGTCATAGCGATTGTTAGAAACTGTCGGTCCCGAATAGGAAAAGGCTCTAGTCTATCAACGAGGTCCCGGGGCTGACTATCAAAGGGCTTATCATCTACCTCTTTCATAGCAATAGCCAAAAGCAGCTCTTCCACCGAATAAGGCATACGCTCCTGTTGAGGGTAACGGCGGCGTGCGCTTCGGTACATACTATACGTCGGAATTTCCAACGTCAGTGAATATAGTTGAGACGGGATCTGGCTTTTGTCAATCCGCAGAGTCTTTACATCAATAGCCATATACTAAGGAGAAGATGTTGTTATTATCAATAGTCTCCATCATTGTTAACGGATTGTAGAGTTTGTAAGTAGCCAACTTTGAGTTCCGTCGTATTGAGTAGTATCTAACTAATGGTTTATGGCAAGCTTTTACTAGTTACTATTTTTGCTATGCTTTACCAACGATCTAAGGCTTCTAATCTGGCCCTACAACTTACATTGGTGTACATTATTGTAACTCTGAATTTTATATCAGCCGGTATTACTAATGCCGCGGCCACTAAAATAACAGCAGAACGTATGACGGGCCGGCCATCGACCAATGAAGCTGTTACCTACAGGCATAAAACCACAACTCCTGCGTATTAATGTCTTTATTCCCCGAGTACAATATATACGGGCCAGATAGTCTTGGGCGTGATGTACAAAGGTTAATAGATTCAGAAGCTGACCCTGAAAGTATTGCCCGACGTCAACTAACTTTGCCTAACCTAGAGGCAGAACGTGAAGTTGCAGCTTTTAGGTTAAACTACGGTGAGGTTCATACAAAGCCTGGGAATCGTTACAACATACTGGGCCAAAAGCTATATGACCCTTTACCTACTGCAGTAGAAGGTCGGTTGGCTACTGGCAATTTGCAGGCAAATATCACGCAAGATAGAACGATTCAATTAAGAGGGTTAGAGGTTATCAACACCCTTAACTCCGGGCTAGGGGGTACAGCAGCCCCCGCTCTTAGTAATCGCCAGGGTTCTATGGCAAATCGTTTTACTAAGACGACAGTTTTTGATAGCCTTGTAGGCCCTAGTGATACTAATATTTTACGGGGTCTTGTTAATAGTCCGGTATTTGAAGAGCCGGTTACTGTAAGGCCTACAACTCAAGATATATCAAACCAATTAGTCTTTCCGACTCAACAACGCACTAATTATAGTTCCCATTTAGGGGCCTTTGCTCATAAAAATGTTAATGAACAAGGGGTGCAGGAATTATACAATAGCGTTGTCAACCTACAAAATAGTCTGGGTAATGCTATTACGTCTATAGAAAGACAGTATGCCCAGCAAATGGTTAATGGCCGCATTGAACGAGTACTAGTCGGCGTTCGTGTAGGCATTCGTAATTATAACGATTTATACGATGGCCTAGGTTTATATAGTCAGGCATCTTATCCCGGTGTACAGCGGGCGCACTATTTCAATTTCACAGTTAATAGAAACAACCAGGTTATAGAGACCAGTACTAATAGACTTATTACAGGCTCTCTAATCTCTCAAAACTCTGGTCATATCTCTAATATGGGGGGTCGCAATAGCGCTTATAACACCGTACTGGGTTTACTTTCTAGCTATGCTAGGTCGGCTGAAATTGAGGCTAAGTACGGAGTTACTCATAGTCTATTTAATATCATGGTTGCGAGGCAAGACTATAGCTCGTTAGGGCGGGTCTTTGCTGAAATGCTAATTCAACGTGACCAAAGTACTATTGTTAACCAGGGTAATAAGTTCAGGGAAACGCTGGAGCTTTTACTAAGCACGACAAATAATAAGGGCCTATCGTCCATTGTAGAAAATACGGTTGATAGGATCGCCAGACAAGGTCTAGATTACTATACAACCATTGGGGCTCTATTAGATAAAGATGTACTAGAGCAGCAAATTAATAAACTTTATAGTTATAGGAAGCAGCAGCTACTAAAGGCCTTTGAACCTATTACGTCCCATGTAGGTGGGATTAACGAGACGTTTGGTCTAGCTGTAGATACAACTTTACGCAACCTCAATGAGCTTGTAGCTAACGATGCCGAGCAGTTTTCTATTCCTATAAACGGGCGGCGGGTCACTATTGCCGGGTTTGAAGACCTGAAAATGGCTGCGTTGTCCCTCAGTCCATCGGAGCACGCTCATTATGATTTTAGAAAGAATCAAGCGAGTAGTTCCATATTGCAGCTTTTGATGTCGCCGTTTCTAATGCCGCACGAAACAGGCTTCAGCGGCTCCCAGGCTGCCGCTCGGCTTGGTTTCTACCACATGGTAGAAACTAGGGGTGGGCGTAATATGTATGAAATATACCCTGCAGTCTACCGGCATGGTTTCGGCGGCACAAAACCTGGGGAGTACATTAAATTAATCTCAGCACAGTCCGCTAAGTCCAGCTTATTTAAATACACCTCCCATTTATATAACTTTACCGGAGCCAAGAAAGTCGTAGAGTTCTTTGAAACTCGTACAGTCTTTGAAGGTATGCCCGCCTTGCGCTATAGCTCCCTCAAAGAAGTAAGGGAACACTTGCAGAGTATCAACTATACAAGCGCTGATGAGATTATAAAAAATTACAAGACTCGGATGCATCTTGGGGCGGATGAGGAGGATGACACTGAGATTCTACTACTGCCCTTTAGAAAGGCCGAGCAGATTAGCCAGCGGTTAAAGAATCTACTAGGCGGGCGTCCTATGCTAGAACTTAACACAACCTTCCGCCAAGCTATTCTGAAGCAGGATAAAGAGGCTCTGCTTAACTTGTTTGAGCGTAATGAGTTCGGGGATTTGTATCTAAGCGCGAACGCCCTGGCCGGTGAAGTGCCCGCTAATCTAAACAAGATACAATATGACCGTCTTATTCTAGAACGGAATCGTATCATAAAACGTCTAGGCTACGAAGGTAGGGCTTTAAGTGATAGCGAAAAACTCATACTATCCACCGAGCTTGTTAAGGCCATGCGGGCAGCAGAGCTTGATATATTTGACGGAGGCGGTTTTGTACAAGGTCGCCGGACCCGGCGAGTTGCTGTAGCAATGGGTGTGAACACCCTTAGCGACTTCATGCTTGTTAATAATGATTACTTGCAAGCATCGTCTTTTGGGTACATGCATGTTAGTAACCAAAAAATTGCTATTACGCATACCCTTAAAACAGATAAAGTCGGTACGATACGGCAGCCTGACCCTTTATTTGATGCAAAGGTCAACTTTATTGCTAGCGCATTTAGGCCAGGGACTATTGTCTACTTACAACCAAAGGCTTTAGAGAATGAGAAGGTAAAGGATAGCTTAAGCAGATTAGCGGCTAAGTTACGCAGTGAATATCTGGCCAAGAATTTAGACAGCCGCTATTTAGATGCGCAGGTTACGCAAGCTTTACTACAGTCTTTCCCTGCTCTTGATTCAGTTAGCTTTACTGATGGTGAGTTAACCACAGTAATGCTCAAAGCTGGTGCATATCAGTTTACTAATGACTCCATTAACTTCCTAGGGGCTCTGGAAGGAAGCAGAATCCGACTAGGATTAATGAATAAAGGGGGGCGCTTTAATCTAACCACTGGCCCTAGCTCAGAGCCTGGCACTGAGTTCTTCGAAATAAAAGTACCTGGAGAAGTCCGTAAGTACACAGGAGGTATGCTAGCTGTTGCCGGGCCTACCAAAGCAAAGCCAGGTCAGGGCGGCGGCCTAGAGCTAGAAATCCCCTGGTTAATAGAAACAGGAATTGGAGGTACAAGCCGGTCATCTTCCCTGACTAAGGGGCCTTGGTTAATGTACGACGGCGCCGGATTTGAAGCCTTTGGCACGGCTTTCAAAGCCAATTCTATGCTTTCACATCTCCAGAATGACAGCATCTTTGCCGTGATGAACCCGGGCGTTTTCAAGGCTTATAATTATGAATCTGGGCTGTCTATTCTACGGGATACTGCGTCTAGGCAAAGTCTACTGAATTTAAGTAGCGGCGATTTAAGTTTGATTCTGGGTATCGCGTTTTTACAAAAGAACACGGATACCCGTCTTCGGCAAGCCCTGGTCAATTACCTAGACAGTAACTCCAGTTCACTAGCAGTAAGCCCTTACTTACGAACGCTTATTCAAGATAAATCCTTTGGATCATCAGCGGCTAAGTTAGAAAACCTCTTACTAACAGCTCCTGACTTAGCTACCTTAGTAGATAGTCCAACCCTTAGAGACTTTGGAGATAAATTAGCTGAGCAATTTGAGAGTGGGACTTTTGATATACAGAGCCGACTTGAAGCTATTGTTAATAGGGCTCTTAAAGGGTCTACGACTATTTATGAACAGATAGAAGGGGATGTACGGGGCATTCGCACGTTTGACGAGCGAAACTTTAGTGTACGTAGTGCCGGCATTTTAGCTGATATTATTCATACAACACAACAAACAATAGACCCAAGCCGTACTTTAGGTCGTATAACAGGCAGTAAACCCTTAACAGGCCTTAACTTTATAGATGATCAAGGCCGCCCTAACGTTAGAAAATTTATAGATAACCGCGATTTCCGGGCTGCATCGTTAGACATGGCGCAAAAACTAAGGGTGCGCTCTCTGTTGCCCAATCAGAGTATTTTAGAGAGCTCTTTAAGTCAGCTCAGGGAGGGGGATGCTCTTTATAAGGACATAGAGAACCTGCTCTATGTTATCCATAGTTCGTTAATGGCGTCTCCCTACATTGAACGAGCCATTAATTTACTACCTAGTCGTGTTTTATACCCGGCAGGCTCTGAGGACGCTGTAGGCCTAGAATACCATTATTCTTTAAGCCTTAGTAAAAAAGAGTTTGCGGCCTTACGGGGGCAGGGGCTTGATATGGAAAGGTTCACCCAAGCCCAAGCTGCTTATAGCACTGTTGTAACCCATAGTGGTGTTAATGAAATTAGCCGTAGGATGGAGATTATATCTCCATTTGGTGTAGACCCAGCGCAGCGGAATTTAGGTCGTATCGTCTCGGCGCTTATACAGAATTACAATGAGATATCGGGTAAAGCTCAGTTTATTGGTAATGATAACCTTAGCCCCTTAGATGCTATTGTCCGTAGTATAAGCGCCGGGGATGAGACTGAGCTAAATAGCTTAATGTCCCGGTATCAACTTATTAATCAAGCCGTAAGGTATCATCGCGGCGTAGGCCCCTCTGACCAACAAAGTGCGGTTAATCTGATAAGTGCGGTTAATCTGATAACTGCGCTTAACCCGAGTCGGCTTGATTTAAGTCAAGCCACTGACGAGCAAATTAGAACCTTAGGAGCTTTATATAACCTAAGGGGCGATGTTACTACTATCCGGCAAAGGTTGTCGGAGTTAGGCCCTACGTTGGGCCGAGGTCTGCTTTATTTAGACCGCAGTGACAATCTATTTAGTGAAAGGCGCTTGGCTTTGTCTAAAGCCATTATAACCTACTCGGAGTTAAGACGAAATAAGGGGCTTACTGACTTAAGTTACAACCTAAGTCCTTATGCTGCTGACGTACAGTCTGCATTAGTAACTTCAAATGTTAATAGCTACAATATTGGGTTTCTTGAGTTTGAGCAGGCCTTAAATTTAGTCACAGACCAGTCCTCCGGACGCCTTGATGTTAGATACGCCGATAATAGGTCTACAAAGATACTTAATGTAGCCAGTAAATTGCAAGCTAATGACGCTTTTGTAGAACGGCTAGCGTTGAACGCCGCGGGTACTAGCACTACAGATACGTTTATTAATTCTCTACAGCGAATAGTAGCCGGTACAGAGAATATTCTTAAATTCTATGGAAAGGAGACTGAACAAGCCCAGAGAGCACTAAAACTTCGTAGTGAAGTTTACGATACAAAAACGTTGCTCCTACCTGCTATTGAAACATATACAGCGGGAGACGGGACTATTATAAAACTAGCTGAGTCAGATAGTAACGGAAAAGTACAGTATACAGATACTCCCGTAGTTCAACTAGGGTTGGATGTTCTAAGTCAAATACCTACTAGATTTGAATCTTACATTAATGAAGTTGTGGAACGCCAGCAACGTATTCGTGAGCTGATTCCTAAATTCCAGGAAGTGGTTAACCAATTACAGAAGGGCTTCATCTCTAATGCATCTGTCAGCGATATCAGCATTATAGAAGAGATGCAGCGATTAGCTTACGAAAGTCAACATGATTTAGAATCTATTTTAACGTCTGTTCTGCAGCAGAATGCTGAGAACGAGAAGCGTAAATACCCTGGGGTGGCGTTTACAGCAGTAGCTGATTACTTAGCTACACCTACAGAGGCTTTTGTCGGTAAGCGAGTTACCTCCACTGGGTTAAACCAGGTAGTTAGGGATGCGAAAGCTACTTTAAACTCCCCGGAGCTGTCCAAGGTAGAAGTAGAAGCACTACAACGTATCGGCCAGTTAACCGGGTATGTCAACAGGGCTGGGGGCTTAAGCGGAGCAAGCCAGTCTACTAACATGCTCCATGATGTTAAGTCTCAGGCTATTCTAAAAGAACGTGGTCAGCTAGAGAATAATCAATTACAGCTATCTCTACAGGGTAATGAAACAGCCTTGATTGTTTCTATGTACGGACGATTCGGGGTCCATGGCGGTGACTTTGATGGTGACTCTTATCAGCTGATATTCGGATTTAGGGATATCCAAGAAAGCCTTGTCAAGGCTATTCAGCACCGCGATGCTATCCGTAATAGCCTGCTAAACCTACAGAGTCAATCTACTCTAAATTCAGATTACAATGTCGCTATTCAAGGTAGGATATCCAATCTACAGACAGCCCTTACCGCCAGCCAGCAGGACGTAGATAGGTTAATTACTGAGGTAGATAATCTAAGCACCATTACCGCCGACCGGGTTAAAGAGGGTATGCGTAGGCACGTAGCTGCTTTTACGGGTATTCCCTTGTCTTTGGCTCTAAAACCGGAATATTACAGCGATGAAGAAATCGCGTACATGATTGAACAGCAGCGAGGGGTTACTCCGGGTTTGACTGACGCCGGCGAGAAGTATGGCGATCAAATAACAAAGTTTACTCAGCTGTTTAACAGACTTAATCCAACCACTCTCGCTAGTGCCTCGGATGAGATTATTGATTCTGAAGCTAGCCGACTCAAGTTCAGCGCAGAGGAGCTTAGTCTCTTCAAGGAGTTTGCCCGCCAAGATAATTTGTACGCGGACAATCTAACGGCTTCGGACCGTAACCGTTTATTTACCGAATCTATCACGTCTTATTTTAACCTGCACATGGGTTTATCTGAAGGGAATAAATTTGCCCAGGCCGCCGCAGGTTCTGTATTGGATTTAGGAACCTTTGAGGTTCTCCAGACGGTAGTAGGTAATGTAGGGACATCCTTAATTGGTGAAGGCTATAACGCTATCACGACACTTATTGGCCGCAGTGTTCTAGCTAGAACTATGGGGCAGGCCTTAAATGACCCTACTACAAATATAGGCGAGGGAATCGTTCAAGCGCTGGATACCCTAAATACCAATAATACTTTAGACGATAATGTAACCCGTATCAAAGACTTATTTTCAGAAGGGCGATTAAAGCAAACGGCGGCGTTTGCCGAGTCCCGGGCCCAGCAGTTACAAATGAATTTAGGGCTTATCCAGCAAATCATCCGGGACTCGCTAAAGCCAAAACAAGAGGGAGGGACTATTGCGGCCATTGCGGAGCAGATGGGCGATGAAAGCTTTAAGACTAAGTTCCTTAACGAGCAAGATACGGACACGCGCATGGAGTTGTTGCGCAACTTCGTGTCCACCAGAGCGGTGACAACCATGGTTGGGAGTCAGACCTCTGGTAATACTTCCCTTATCAATACCTTCGGGGCTATCTTTTTATTAGCTGACTATACAAAGCTAGAGGACCCTACCTCTATGCTACGTAGTGATAGCCCTCGGTACGATACGCTGCGCCGCACCCAGCAACTATACAAATCAGCCGCAGAAGGGCTTGACGTTAATCTTGAAAGTTTAGACGTTATCAGCCGCTTGAGACTCAAAGACAAAGAGTTTGTGGCCCGGATGGCGACAGATGAAGAATTTTTGGTACGTCAGACAATAACTGATCTGATCAATACAGCGGTAGCTGAGGAGGCTTTCAATAAGTACTATGCTTATGGTCAAAGTGACGAATCTCTAATAAGCCGAGCTAACATTGAGCGAGATAACTATATTAAAGCGTTATCCGACTCTAACCTTACAGGGGATAGCGGGCTGTACTTCAAGAACGAGCAGCACAGAGAAGCCGTCAGGAGAAGCCTCCATATAGATGGAAATACCGATGACTTTTTCTTTACGGCAGAGACGGCCCGGCAGTCCTTGTTAGACATAACTCTGGTGCGTAAAACCTTCCTGGGCATGACTGAGAGCGATGTAGAGTTCTCCCGGAAGGTCAATAGGGCCGGGTCCATTCTATCGCAGCCTGACATTAGTGCCAGTTTTGCCCCTTTTGCCAGTGCCCAGGCCGAGAACCTTGTAGCTATCCAACAATGGGCTAAGCGTGGTCGTATGGACGACCCTAGAGCCATGACTACATTTGAGATTGGTTCATCCGCACGTTTATTTGACGCAATAGACCAGGTCCACCAGAATCTGACGGAGGAGTTTGGTTCTCTAGAAAACGCATTATCTAAACAGGAAGTATACGCAGCCTATTCTCAGATGGCCGAGCTCGCCGGCGTGTTTGATATTAGCAGGGAGGATAGTAATATTCTAAGCTTGGCGCTTCAGACAAGAGTTGAGGGCCGGCAGTCTATATTCTCAGAGTTAGCTAATTACAATGCCGGACTTGCTTATATGCAGGAACGTATTAACCAGCAACAGGATATTATTTCAAAAGGTACCTTAACTGATGCAGACGAAAGTCGGTTAAATACCCTTTACGCAGACCTAGAAGCTTTTGCCACCGGCTTAGATGCTAATGCCAATCAGAACGAGGCCTTCAGAGCTAAGGTAAGAGAGATTGGCGAGTTTCAGCGCTCCTTAAAAATGGACCAGGCTCAGCAGAGAAAGGCCACCTACGCCAATATTATTAATACAAAAATACATACACCTACCTCCCTAGATGTTACTGGGTATGGGTTTAATAACACCTTGGAATTGTTTGCGGCCCCTATTATTGGGGCTGCGTTAATCCAAGGGGGACTTGACGAGCGGTTAGTCTCTGGGACTTACGATTTACTGCAGGGTCTGTCTACCGTTGAGGGTTCGGCCGGCAATGTAAGAGCACTAGAAGCTGACCGGTTATTTAGGTTGGCGCGCTTTAAAGAGCAAATGTTACAAGGGGAAAGTTTGCTTTTAGGTGCAACTCAAGCCCTAGCTGCCGAGACATTTTTCATGGGAACTGCGTCTTTAATTGCCTCCAAATTACGTTCCCCCAACTCCCCCTCCCCTAACTCCCCTAACAATCGGCAGTCTGGTTTAAGTGGAATTATGGCCGAGGCAGTGGTTACAGCTGCTGCCTTGGCTTTTACTCGCCGGAACAACCAATATGGTATTGACGGAGAACCTTACCGAAATCTCGCTGCAGAGGCTCTATTACAGACAGCGGAAGCAATAGAATCTAGCACCAGCGAATGGTTAGAACGTGCTATGGATATCCAGGTAGAAACGGAAGATCAAATTGTTACCTTTGATTTTGATCCTTCCATTGCCCCTAGTAGCTATGAAGAGCGTATTGTAACTGGCTGGATTGAGATGAGCATAGAAAACTCTGACGAATTTGCTAATGCTTATTATGAAACTGGGAATTATATTGATGGGTAAATGTCAGACCTAAATTATTGACTATACTATTTATTTATTACTTACTATTATCTATTTATTATGATTTGGTCTAGCACGTCTTGGCTTATTTTTGGCTTTACGTTATATCTCATGACTTTGAAATTATTCCTTTAGCCGAAGGCGGCTGTACGCTCGGCTTCTTTATTTGCAGATCGCATACTTTGCTTAAATCCTCTTTGATAAAATGGGTTCATGGTAAGAACTACATTTAGTGGGACTGCGCGGCAAATTACACGTTTTCTAAAGGATGGCGTGCATCTAATTGCTGTGGGTAATACCAACACAGCATTTAGTTCCGGGGCGTGGCCTATCAACACTAGCCCACCGCCAGTCCCAGTTAGCCTAGCATCATTAGAAAATATCTGTGGTTACGTACCGCTAAAACGTGTAACTCCAGTAGTCGAGTATGCGGCGGGTAATCTAACCTTAGCAGACGGCTCTATATGGTTAGATTTTCCCTATTACACCGAAGACATTCTAATATCAGCAGCCTGTGACTCTGTCCTTGTTGAAGCTTCTATAGACCATAATGCTCTGCCGGTTGAGGTGGATAGGTATCACTCATTGGGTCTTTACGTTGGCTGTACGGTCAAGCAGCCAATAAACGAAGCTACAAAATTTATACCTAAGGACCAAGTCATAGGTTATTTGGATACAGCCTGGTACTTTCCAAAAGTTGTTAAGAATACTAACTATGTTCAAAACATCCAACTGATTAGAAAGTTTTCGTCTGTTCCTCGTGAGCAAGGGTTTAACCCTTATTTAGTTCAAGTAGATTCAGTAACTGACAGTAGTGTAACCTTATCAATCTCTACTACTCCGGCTAAGTTATACTCCATTGTTCTTCCAGCTAACTCTCCAGCTCCAACTGTTGCAGAAGTTATTAACGCTGCAAACTCATTAAGAGGTGTTTTCACAAGAACCACGACATTTGTAGGATTGGATAGTTTAACTCTATACGAGTTTTATACGGTACTAGAAGATATTTACGGTAATTTGTCTACTTTACGAAAGAATACTGCGGCCACATCAAGGAGCCCAACGTTAGGGCTTCAATTATTTAGACCCGAAAACGCTATACAACTTGGGATGCCTATCTAAGATGCCACTTAAAGGTAAAGACGGTTCACAGACCGACTATTTTATTAAGACAGAGAGTGATGTTTTTAATAACAGTAATGACGGGGGTTCCGCGCCTACAGCGACGGCCACTATTGTTGCAAGTCCTGATCTAGGTCGGCAGAGTGATTCCGCAGCTACTAGCAATACTGGATCGTTTAGTATTGTCGCTCTACTAAAGCGTCTACTAGGGACTACCTTAGTAGACGTTTCTAGTAACCTTACATCGTTACGCTCAGGGGTTAATGATGATCTAGGGCGGAGGGCTGATACAGCAGCCACAAGCAACACAGGAGAATTTAGTGTTGTGGCGCTTCTGAAGCGTCTGCTAAACACTACGCTGGCTGATGTGGCTACTAATGTATCCGCCTTGCGTACTGGCGTTAATAATGACCTTGGCCAAAGAAGCGACTCAGCAGCTACTACCAATACAGGAGAATTTAGTGTTATATCCCTGTTAAAGCGGTTGTTAGATACAACCCTTAGTAATGTTTCTACCAATATTGCGGCATTACGTCTAGCTGTTAATAACGATAATAGGGTTCAGGCCCAAATCTTAGGCTCTATTCCCTTACCCATAACTGATAACGGCAGCAGTGTTACTGTAGATAATAATGGCACGTTTCCGGTACAGGTCAATAACCAAGTTAGTCTGAATGCTGTTTGGGGTATTCCAGCCTTTGATAGAATTGCACTAACTTACGACGGACAGAATAACGTCACGTCTATTACCTATGGTCGGGGCAATAATACCAATATAGCCACGCTGAGTATTACCTACAGTGGGGGGAACATCGCTACGATTATACGAAATCCTGCCCTAAGTAATCTGTAAATTCTAGAAAGTTATGCCATACATTATACTTGGGAGAGGGTAATTTAAATGCCCGCAGGCTTCAATTTTATTACTGGCGATTTTACTGTAACCCCATCTATTGCACTTAATGACTTAAACCCTAGTCTAAGGGACAGGATTAAGTTATTTGGGGGTAGTGGGGGTCAAAACGGCACAACAGATTTTGTAGCTACCGCAGATACGACATTAGATCAAGGTTTTTACTTCTTTCGTAATTTTACAGTTACTGAATGTACAGTAACTATTAATAAATTTGCCTATATTTTCTGCACGGGTAATGTACTGATCAACCAAGGTCAATTGTTTGTAACCCCCGCCGCTCCTGGGGGTACACCTGGTTACCTGGACCTCGCAGCCGCAACTGGTGCCGCTTTCGGTGGTAGGCCGGGCTTCGGGGCAGGCACTACAGAAGTAGAAGTTATAAGCCAGCCTAGATACGGTGTTCCAGGTACTGCTTATCCTTGGACACTCCAGCCCTTCGGCAGCGGCGGCAGTGCTGGTTATGTGACCGGTACTAGTGGGGACGTGAGGGCGGGTAATGGCGGTGCTGGGGGTGGGGGCTTAATCATTGAGGCAATTGGCTCAATTACGATCATTCCTGCAGCGGGTTTACCAGGGTCAAGGTCAGCGATCGCAGCTGATGGTGTAGCAGGCACTAATGGCTTTATTGGCGTAGGCGCCGTTGGTGCTGCTTCCGGTGGTGGGGGCGGTAGTGGCGGATTAGTTAAGTTGTCTAGTCTAACGTCTATCGTCTTTAATGCTGGCTCATCAGGCAATTTTTGCATCTCCGCTCAAGGTGCCGATGGCGGGGACGGAGTTGCTAGTGACGGACTTGATGCTGGCGGAGGTGGTGGCGGTGGCGGAGGATGGGTGCTACTAACCGCACCTAGCCTTACGTTTAATGGAGCATCCAGGGTCCTCCCTGGGCTTATTGGTACTACAATTGGCACACTTGGTGCCAGTCCTGGTGGTGGCTACGGGGGCGCTTTTGGTGGCAATGGCGGGTCAAATACTGAAGCTACCAATCCAATTATTGATGCGGCCCGCGTCGGGCGGTATATTAGCCGTACTTGGAGAGAGTTTTAGTAATGCAATATTACGTTGACAGTAGCAGCGGTGCCGTTATTGGCGTTCACTACGGAGAGCCTGTAGAACCCCCTGACGGGTGGTTATTAATTGAAGGCCCCGACGGTAACCCTACTGATGTCTTTTACGACGAGACGGGTATTCAGTTAAAGCCCGAGAAGCCTACCGTAACAGCTTATTGGCATAGTGAGCTTAAAGAGTGGCGGGAACCGGAACCTCTGCCCGAACCTCCAAAACCTCCTAGCTGGGGTGGCTTCTATAAGGACTTCTTAACAACGGCAGCCTACTCAGTAATCCTAGAAGTATCCGCTCAGAGCTTAGAAGCCAACACAGTCTTTACTAACCTTAGTAACGCTTTGTTATTGGCCTCTCAAGGGTTTGCAAATATAAATGCCATTCAGTCTGCATTTGATTCTTTGTTATCTCTTACAGAATTTACAGAGGATGATAAGCTGGAGGTTCTGGACTTAGTTGAACAGCATTCTGTTAGCCTGAACGTTCAGTGAGATGGTGCTCTTTAATTTTGACTTAGGGCGGACCTTAGACGCATTAGATGTAGGGGCTAATAATCTACAGAAAATCCGAGATGCCTGGAATTTAAGTAGTCAAGAGGAGCGCGAAGCTACTGCGCAGAAGGCTATATTAGATGACCTGAGTCCGTTTCTTTCTCTAAATCCAGAGAATACACAGTCCGGGTTTTTATCTACTGAACTAATAAGCGGGCCAGCTAGTAACCGTATTTCACAGGCTATAGAGCAGCAGTTCTACCAACGTACTGATTATTTCTCTATCACTTACTATGACAAGTATGTAGGAAAAGCCAGAAATTTTGCTTTTTCTTTGCTGCCTGCAATTGAAAATAGTATTAGGCCTAATATCCCGGGCCAGACAGTACCTGGTGTGATGCCGGGTATTATGATACATACCAAAATGAGGCACCGAGCGGTCCTTATACCTGGTGGGACTCCGGTCTATCAAAGCATAGGGCTTGAGGCTGTTGAAATAAGATTATGTGGACTGTTTACCGGAAATGAAAATGCACTTGCGCCGAAAGGTAAATCAGCGCTATTTACGGACTCTCCAGAACTTAATGTCGTTAGTGGCTATGATGTAGCGCAGTTCTTTCGGGAGAATATTGTTATACCTGGGACGCCGGTTGAATTAGATATCTTTGCGTCTAATGGTCACATAGATGTAACCGGAGACTCTTTATCTGAATTAGAACAGCGAGCAGGGTTAGTCCGCATCACCGGGACATTATTAATTAATGAGTTACGTACCTTCAGCGCTAGGGCCTCCCGGGATTACTATTGTATTGATGGTTATCTAATTAACTATAAATTAGAGAAGCGCGCCGATCCAGAAGGTTCTGGAGCTGCTGCGGATATCAAGGCTTGTCTACAAAAAGCTGAAGAGTATAAAAAGAATAAGGCTTCGGCTAAAGAGGCTGCCAAGTCTCAAACTCAAGCCTTAGCAGGACCTGGGCTAGTAGTTTTACCAGAATCCGAATACCGCCGGGCTTTAGATATCTACACCGCCGAGGTTAAAAGTGGCCCTGGCGCTCAGTTTCCAACCGTAGGTCGGGCTAAGCAGGGTGATAGCCTTCAGTTGACAGGTCGGCTTGATAATGGCTGGGCGGAGCTAGCGGACGGTAACTGGATACAAGCCACCTATGTGAAATTCAGTGCTCCGAATGTAGGTCCTGGTGTTATAGGAACAGGATCTACTCCTTTCCCGCCGTTTGACCCAAATTGCATGCGTATCCTTAAAAATGCGAATGTAGATGTGTCTCAGTTAAATAATGATTTAGAGGAACCTCTTGCAGAAAGGCCCCCAGCTAACGAGCTGGACGGAGATGGTAGCTCTAAAGTAATTAAAGGCGTAGGGCCTTTTAGTCTGAACGTCATGAAAAGCGGGCTTGACTCTAATCAAGTTTCGGAGCAGTTAAAGCGCTTAGGGACCGAGGCTGGATTAATAAAGGTTATTTCTGGCCAAAGTGTCTCAGTAGGTCCATTAGATAATACAACCGCCAACCTATTGTATGGCCGGTATAAAGAAGCACAGTTCACTATTTATACCTACACTAGTGAACCTGGCGGTACCCCTTCAGCTGCGCGGTAAGTTATGGTCCCAATTGAGCTGCAGAACCATCTATCTACTATCGGGGCCCAGTTTGGAGGGTTTGATACGATCGCTGAGCTTCTGCCGGCCTCCGATATTTACTACCTATCTACCTTCCCCGGGTCATTCTTTGTCGTAACACCGTGGACTATTAACCTAGAAGGTTATAAAGTTGATTTCTCCTATGCCGGACATTTGGCAGGTAGACCTTACAAGGTATTCAATAAAGAGTTTATCTATCTACACAGTAATACTAGCTTAATCTTTGAGGGTACAGAAGCTGAAGCTCTGTTAGCCTCAGCGTACCATGGCGAGTATTTTCATATACAACTGGCAACTAAGAATGGGCTTGAACTTGTTATCCTATGGGTTTGTAAAAGAGTCGCGCCTGTTGTAATTGATAATACATTACGCCAGTTACGCAACCAAATTAAACCCGTTGTAGAGCAGCCGCATCAACTTATTCTTGATTGCCGGGGTCTAAGTCTTTCTATTTACATTGGTTACGGCAATAATCTTACTGTTCAGGACTTAATTGTAAATGGCCAGATAGTTGAGGTCTCAGACCGTATTATACGGTTAACACCTACTCAGTCTACCTGGTATGGATTTAAGTCTGAAGATATTTGGTACACAGTTACCCTAAGTGGCGACCAAGCTGACCGTTGGCGGCAGATTGGTGAGCTACATTATTTCAAAGCTACTAATAGTTATATCCCTAGGGTTGATACCCTAACTACCCGAAATTTCTCACTAGCCAAATTGGGGCGGGCAAATTTATACGGTAGACCTAAGGCTATTGAATACATCCGAGGCCAGTCGTATGTTATTTGTAGAGTAAACTACGAGCCTGAGTTCATTAACTTAAACTTTGACTTTTCTATACCGTATAGTTCTATTATGTTTAAACAGTACATGTAATGCCTGCAGGACACCTTCCGGCTAGAGATGCCAATAATCAAATTATTTATATTAAAAGCACTAAAGCTAACTCACAAGCAGAACCGGCGCTTAGTCAGGAAGATGTAGTAACAGCTTTAGGTCTTGAAACTAATACTAGCGCCCCGGCTAGTGATACGGCTGCTGCTAGTTTAAACGGGCGTTTAGTCCGGCTAGCGCAGCAGTTTACGACTTTGCTGAGCCTCTTGCCGGCATCACTAGGGCAAAAAACGAGCGCGGCTAGCCTTCCAGTAGTAATAGCGAGCAATCAACCAAGTCAGCCCGTAACAATGACTCCTATTACATTGTCGTCGGTATCAGGCGACCAGACGATCGTTTCCCCAACTGCTGGCAAGGCCTTACGTATCTATAGCATTGTATTAAGTAACCCTTCTGCAGCGACTAGTTTCATACTGAAATCTGGTACAGCCGCTCAAGGTCAGACAACTCTTAGCAGTACAATAGTTGCCCACGATTATGCTGGAGATTTTAAACATCCCTTGGGTCTGCTTGCAGACCGGAGCCTTGTTATTAATCTGCCGGTTAGTGGTTCCCTTAGTGGTTATGTCACCTGGAGGGAAGAGTGAGTTCTATTCAAAGTCAAACATTTGGGGGCACCTTTATTAACATGGGAGTACAAGGTATTGGGCCCACCTCGCCCCTTAACAGTATTACACCCGTAACTACTCATTCACTTTATGTGCAAAGGACTACAAGCTTAGCTGACCCTCAAGGAGCCCGAGAAGTTCTTTGGGTTGCAGCAGGGGCGACATCAGCTGGGTGGGTTGTAGCCTCCGCTACACCTATTCGGCGATATAGCGTTAATAACCCTGCCGGGACAGTGATAGCTGACTTTGTAGGGCAGTCTTTGATTAATTACTCTATAGACGAATACGGGAACTCAAGCACCGCAACCCTTTATATATCTGGGAGTGGGAGTACCTCATGGTATGCCGTATAGCATTTCTTCGGCCTCCATTAGTAGACAACCGCGTGGCTGGCCGACATATCTCAACCCTAGAGCTTGTCAAAGGTCTAAGAAGTATTGGTGTTAACGCCGTTTACACACATAACCTAAAGGCCAAGGCAGACTACTATGCCGTTGACTGTTTAGAAGATATCCGATGGCTGCCCGATGTAGCTCCAGCCAGGCGAATTGCTTGGATTAGGCGTGATGTCTATAAGCAGGTACAACGTCCTGTTATTGAAGGTGTTGGGCATTTATTCGCAAGCAGCCAGTTTGTCGCCCGGGCGTGGAAAGAGTACCCAGTGACAGTCCTACCCGATGCCGTATATCTACCCGCTTGGATACGTCCTCATGTTCGCCACCGTTTACTCTACGTTGGCAGGGTCTGCCGAAGTAAAGGTATACCCTTATTACTCCAAGCTATGAAGTTCCTGAATTATCGTTGGCATCTAACAATAGCTGGGCCGATTCTTGCAGATTTTGGCCCAATGGTAGAAAACTATAATATTAAATATCATGTTAAATTTACCGGGGAGCTGCCTTACTGGCGCATTGGTCAGTTATACCGGCAAGCAGAATGTGTCATAGTCCCGAGCCATAATGAGCCCTTTGGCCGCGCTGTTGTTGAGTCTTGGGCAAATGGATCTACCCCGATCGCTATCGCTGGTAGTGGGGGCCCAGAGGAAACGCTACAGCAGGTTTCATTAGCAAAGTTCCCTTATTTAGTTCCGCATAACCCTAAGCAGATTGCTAAAGCTATTCGCTGGGTAACCGAGTCTGATGGCGATGGTATCCCCTATCGTCTTGATTATGAACACTGCCGAGAACTGGCTAAACCTTATGATAGGCGGTCTATTGCTAAACAATTTATGGAGCATTTAACTAATGCTTAGTAGTTATTTGCTTGTTACCTACCTTGTCTGGAGAGTACGTCGGTGAGTTACATTCAAAGTCAGACATTCTTACCTTCCGGCGGTGGCTTTAGCTTTAAGTACACCTTCAGCGATAGCACCAGCAGCGGGCCATCGGCGGGGCAGGTGCGGCTCAATAATGCAGCCTCCGCCAGCGCTACTCAAATATTTATCAGCGAGACAGACCGCAACAGCAAAAATATGGCAGCCTTGCTGGACTTGGTTGCCGCCAATACTGGCTTGTTGTTGACCAGCGAGGCGGACCCTAGCCGGTACGCTTACTATGTTGTCACTGGCAGCACCGACAATAGTAGCGATCGCACCTTGGCGGTAACCCATGTGGCCAGCAGTAGCACGCTGACTGGGAACGTGACCATATCCGTTGCTGGGGGTGGTGGGGGTAGTGGTGGTGCCTCATTGACGCTAACAGAGCAAGCGCAGATCCCAAGCACAAGCGGTGATGAAATCAAGTTAGCCAACGTCAGTAATAACTTTCAATGGCGGTTAGAAAGCAACGGTCTTACCTACACCGCAGCCGCTACCAACCGAAGCCAGTCCTATACTGGAGCTCAGACAGTTTCGAGCATCAGTTTAATAGACACATTTACTATTAGTACAAACGCGAGTCAAGGGAACGTTTTTACTGTTACATTATTTGGAAATAGAACATTAGGAGCTCCCACTAATCTACAGGCTGGGGGAACCTATTTATGGATCATAACTCAAGGAAGTAGTTCCAGAACTCTGCAATATAATTCAATATTTAAATTCCCTAACGGTTTAGTGCCTGAATTAAGTACTGCAGCTAACGCAATTGATGTTCTGACCTGTGTATATAACGGGACTGCCTTATTGTGTAACTTAGTTAAGGACTTTAGGTAATGTTTACGTTCCCTACTGGATTATTTGCAGGGGCCCGTCCCGACTACGGAGACAACCTAGCTTTAATTGTTGAGACGGATAATATACCATTTTCCAGTGGCAGTCCATCAACAAGTGTACAATTTAGGTTACCTTTAGCATTTCAAACCAGTTACAATTTTACTATTGATTGGGGGGATGCCGTTGTAGAAACTATTGTAACAAGTGGTATAAGCTCACAACCGGTTCATACCTACCCTAGTGCGGGTGTTTATACTATAAAAATTAGAGAAAACGTTACTAATGGATTTCCTACGTTAAGGTTTACTAATACTGGTGACCGATTTAAATTAATTGAACTTGCTAATTGGGGTAACTGTACCTGGACTACATTTGAATCAGCGTTTTACGGGTGTGCAAACCTCGTCATTACTGCTTTAGATAGCCTAACAGCAAAAACAGGACTCGTTACAAGTTTTAGAGACGCGTGGAGGGGGTGTACTAATTTAAGAACATTTCCGAATATTGATGTATCAAGTGGTACAAACTTTAGAGATGCTTGGTCCGGTTGTAATAAATTAATTGAATTTCCTGCTCTTAATTTTGTCTCAGGGGTAGACTTTAGGGGTACTTGGTGGGGTTGTCGGGGATTAACTACATTTCCAACTGTTAATTTTCCGGCAGGGGTGGATTTTAGTAATGCTTGGTACGATTGTCAAGGTCTACTCAACTTTCCGAATATTTCGTTTCCAGTGGCAACTGTGTTTACCGCAGCCTGGAAATTTTGCTCTAATCTAGTTAGCTTTCCAATCACTGATTTTCCGTCTGGTATATTATTTACTGAAGCTTGGAGTCATTGTTATTTCTTAAGCAGTTTCCCGTCTGCTAACTTCCCAAATGCTACTGATTTTAAGTATGCATGGTATAGTTGCTATAGATTACAGAGCTTTCTTACCACTAATTTTCCTGCCGCTATAGATTTTAACCGGGCATGGGCTTATTGTGGTCTCTTGCCAGACTTTCCTCTTATAAATGTACCTAACGCTTCGGGTTTTCAATTAACATGGTTCAACTGCACTAGTTTAACTACTTTCCCGCCCATTAGCTTTCCTAAAGGTACTGAATTCTCCAACGCTTGGGGTGGTTGTACTGGACTAACGAGCTTTCCTGCCCTTAACTTTCCAGTTGCCACAAATCTTGCCGGCGCATGGTCTGAGTGTACTAGCCTAACTAGTTTTCCTGTTATTACAGCTCCATTAGCTACTACATTTAATTATGCCTGGGCAGATTGCAGCAGCCTAACCAGCTTTCCCATTATCGAGTTTCCTCAAGCGACTATCCTTTCACGCGCTTGGCTTAACTGCACTAGTTTAACTACTTTTCCAACTCTTAACTTTCCTGTAGCTACCGATTTTGTAGAGACGTGGAGAAACTGTAGTAGTTTAGCAACGTTTCCACTTATTAGTTTCCCAGCGGCTATAAGTTTCTACAGAGCATGGAGTCTCTGTACTAGCCTTACAACCTTTCCCGCAATTGATTTCGCTACAGCTACGAGTCTTGATGAGGCGTGGGCAGGATGCACAAGATTAACAAGTTTCCCTCTAATTAATACCCCTAATGTTAGTGGCTTTAGTAGTACATGGGTTGACTGCACAGGTCTAAACAACATTGACTTTCCACTTATTAACATGGGAGTTATGATATCCGGATATGACTGCTTCACCGGCGTCAGTCTATCAACCCAGTCCTACTCCAATTTGTTAATTGACATTAACACTAGAAATAGCCGATCAAATGTTAGCTTTGATGCCGGCGGCAGCACGTACAATACGAACGCAGCTACCGCCCGCGCTGCTTTAGTCTCCCGTGGGTGGTTGATAACTGACGGAGGGCCTATTGATCCAGATCCTTTTTATGACAATGTTTCGTTGCTATTGCTTGGAAATGGTACTAACAATCTAGCTAATTTCAGAGATTCAGGGCCGGCGCGTAGATCCGTGACCGTATCCAGCGGGAATCCAGTAATTACTACCTCTCAATTCAAATATGGCAATGGGTCTATAACCGGCGGTAGGATTGAAGTCCCGTATAGCCCCGCCTTTGATTGGGGGACTGGAGACTTTACCATTGAATTTTGGTTCAGATGGAGCGGAACGCTCAGTTCTGAGTTTAGGTTCTGCGTAGGCGGTACTCCTCCCTGTTTCGGCTTTGGAAGTAGAAGCTCTGGAGGCCGTGTCATCGGCCTAGTTCAAGAAAATGTGGCGTGGGATGTTGAGATCCCATGGACTCCAGTAGGGTCAGGTACTTGGTTCCATCTTGCCCTAGTTAGGGCAAATGGTGTTGTAACTATCTTCCAGAATGGCGTAAGTATCGGATCTCAGGCTAATACCCGAAACTGGACTATGAACAACAGTGTATTTGTTATAATGCCTGATACGCTCATAGCCTCTAGCGGCGCCTGGTTTGATGACTTCAGAGCAACCGAAGGCGTAGCCCGGTACACGTCAAACTTTACACCACCGAGTACAGAGTTACCCGACGAGGGTGATTTACCTTAGGTAAGGCCAATCCTATCGTCTATGGCCTGCAGTAATGTATAGAGCACTGAAAGCTGGTTTATCTCAAACGGAGTTAGGCCGCGATCGTACATCGCCCTAATCTGATGAATGACGAGGTCTAGCCGTTGCATCGTATAGAATTCAATCAAAAGCTGAACAGCCAGATCCTGCGTTAGGCCATGGGTCTCGGATAACTGCTTGAGGGCTGTGAACGTAGGGCTGGTGAGTGCCAGTCGGTCATACTCGTACCTACCGTTTGTCTTGCTTCTTGCTAACCGCTGTGGTTTTCCTGTTGCAGCCATACTTGCTCCTCCTCTTCTTCAGTTCCTACAAAAGACTCATCGCAGTTTAAATAAACATTCCTACCATCTATACGAATATCACCGGCGCTTTTAATGGTTATATGCGCACGGTCTATGATTATCTGTGTAGAGCTATTTTGTATGCAAAGTGTATGCTTATGTACGCGCACATAGTCTAATAAACGCCACAATCTTATTACTTTCTGTATCATGTTATATGCTTATTGTACAAAAACTGTATTAGAGCCTTGGATGCAAACGCCGCCCCCACTATTCCTATCCATCTTCCGATGCGCCCGCCGACCTTCTATGTAAACCCGGCTTGATCCTGTGGTAGCTACAAAGCGCACAAGCCTATCGCCTACCGTAGCCGCTTTGCGGTTATTGACAAAGGTGCGTTTGCTTCTGCATCGGGTAATAGGTCTAATCCCGCGCCAGGTTACCTCTAGGTCCCCTAATCTAGCTTGTGGTTTCATTTTGTATAGGTTGGTATAGAGTATTATCAATTAGATTTTGAAGGGCTATTGATTTACATTCCTCAATTAGCCGACTCTCTAGGCTGAGATCAATGGTAGGGATATCTCGGTGCTCATAGTTATCCAAATCAGCGGACCAATAGTCTCCTATCTCTTGATCCGTTGCCAAGGTCTGAATAGATGTTAGGGCAAATTGTTCTACGGTCTGCGTCGTTTGGGTAACTCCGTAAATAACCCTATTAGGTAATTTCCGGATAGTCGCTAGACTCAAGGGTCTATAGAGGGCTATGTTTGCAGGCGTCTCCTGGGCTGGTACAGTATCACTTAGTAACGTCCGCCTGCGCTGCTCTGCTAGGATAGCCTCTTTTTCGTCTGCATAGGGCTGTCCAGAATACCCAAAAGAGTAATGCTTTAAGTTTAGTGTCTGACTCTCATAGACAACATCAGTATCTGCCCAGAGTTCGTTAAGCCCTCGCCCATTAACCCTTCCTGTGTAGGCTTCTTCAATTAAACTCTCGGGCGCGGTAATAGGTTCAGTAAATACAGAGGCACTGCTTGTAAAATAAAATAGCCGAATATCTAAGTTACCAATGTTTAGAGTTAATTTAGGAATAAACGGTCTATTGGCTAAGCGATCGTAGGATTGGATTCGGACGATAGCGCCCTGCTCAAGACGGAGTTCAAACTGCATCTGCTGGTATACTAACCCCCCGCCATATTGCTCTTGTTGGCTATACAGCGGGCGGGCTAAGTCCGGCAGATTCAAGTCCTTGGTTACAATAATCATATAGAAATATCTGCGGTACTTTGGGTTTAGCACCGCAGATATAACGCAGACTATCCAACTCAGAAGTCTAATTCCTGAGCCGCTGGAAGTGTAACCCCCTTGGAGGCCTTTACGGACTTATCCGCAACAGGCCTTGGCGTCTCTTTTACTACCGGCTCTTGTATAGCAACGGTGCTGCTGCGCGATCGCTCCACCGCGGCGTTAGTAGGAGGGGCTGTTGACTGAGGTTTATCTAAATAATCCCACGAGACCGTAAGCATAAACTCAAAGACATCGGCCCAGTTTAGCCTGGCGCGGCGCCTGTTTTCTTGCAGCCGGGTTTTTAATGCTTTTAAACCCTCTACAATCTTTAGGTCCGATATCCTATAGTTCATCCTACCATGACTCCTACGCGCTGGTTGCTTAGCCTATACAGGGCATGTACATTGCTGAGCTCGGGTTGATCAGGGATATAGATTTCAAAATTCTTCAAAGGGGCGCGCAGAATGTTAGCTCCACCGCCGAAGAACATAATACCACTCATCCCTTCACTGCCCGTAGAACCTTTAAATCTATTACTGCACTTAGACTGAATCTCTAGATAATACGAGCGAGCTACTTTCCTAAAGATATCAGAAAAGTCAAAGCGCTGATTATTATCCAAGGGGTACTCATATCGCGGTTTGCCGTCATGGCCAATCACCGGGCGGCATAAAGCATCCATAATAATACCAGAATTGGGAATACCAGTTACTGCATTACGAAATTCTGGGTTATCTGCCAATTGGCTTGTAATAGCGACTACGCCCGCCAAGGGTGAGCCATTAGAGCCATTATAAGATTCGCGGTCTAGTAGGGTGTTGTCACTATCTAAGGTCACCATCTCAACGGTGCCCCCGCCAATATCCACACCTAAAACAGTTCCATATTCCGATAGGTAACCATCTTCCCGCGCAAATACAACAGCATCTAAGCCCTCCGGGCGGCAAACCTTAGGCTTAATAGCAACCGTCATATCATAGGCGCCGCTATGGTCCGTATAGGTATACCGGAAAGTCCGCGCGAGGGCCCGCTCCAATCGCTCAGCGACGGTCATCGTAATCTCTTCACCCACGTCATCGCGCCCGCGGCAAATTAAACTAGGTTCAGGAAGACTCCAATAAAGTTCTACCTCATAGGAGCAGACTCGCTTACTTAAAGGCCCTAGTGTAGATAAAACCATAGGCACATAATTTTCAGGCTCAAGCTTGTTTAAGTCCATCAGCTCATGGGCCGCCGCCCCATACTTACGAGCCTGATGCCCAATATGCCACGCCCCATATTCATTAGATTCAATAATTACATTATCTGGCTTTACTTCAATCCGGCGGCCAATTAGCTGAGCCATAACTGACTTGCGAGTCCTCGGCGCCGTCTCATCATCACGTAGTCCATAAGTTGTGTAATTACCAACGTCAATAGCTTGACTAATCGTAGGCATATATATATATAACTGAATTCGACTTATTAGAGTATACCTAAATTACCTAAAACTTGCACCTTACTTACATACAAAACTCACCCAGCCGCTCTTGAGCGGCTTTTTTATTTGTACTTGCCCAACTTGTATGGGTACAAATTTCCAGCATTAACCCTACAAAGAGAGATGGCTGCGACCAGCAGGGTAAAGGGGCAAAGGAGTAAAGCTAGTTGCACTCTTACAACTACCGAGGAATCGTCGGTAGTTAACCCCCCATCTGCTGGTAAAGGAGGGTGGAGTAAAGAGATTAAAAAGACTAAAGAGACTAAGTATAAATACCTAGAAGGCGCTATAGCGAAAAAATGGCGCGGATTTTAAGTGGGTAGTTATGGGTCTAATGGACATCCCCCCTCGGGTGTGGAATGAGAAATGAAGACCTGCTTCAAAAGACCTTGCCGAGTGGTCTTAAAAAATGCTCGGACGGTTTGCCTAGTCCGCTAAAGCTAGGTTGCTGTCGATTCCCAAGGAGGGAATATGTCTAAAGTAACTCTAACTGCCGCAACTCTCGTAGTCCTTCTAGGGCTAGGAGGTTGTATGGAGCAGGAGTCTAGCTCCTGCTCGGTCAACGAGCAGGGGGCAGTAGTGAGCGAGGGGCACGACTGCCCCTCCTCCCATGACCGATTCCCCCGGCGCCGCCAAGGGCCTGGGACCTGGTAACTAAGATGACCTACTACAGGGGTCATTAAATAAGCTGTAGTTCCCTACCCTGGTGGGCTTGGTGCGGTCCGATTCCGCACTAGGGTTTTGCCTTGAATTTCTTTCTCCAAGGATATTCACACAGGTACTTAGAGTACAGGCGAAATCTTGTGTATGGATGCCTTTATGCCTACACAAGCTAGGAGAAAAAGATGGATTTCAACTTCGTTGACTATAACGGTGCCGACCTCGCTGGTGAAGACCTCACCGGCGCCAACCTCGTCTGCGCCAACCTTAGCGGCGCCGACCTTACCGGTGCCGACCTCAGCGGTGCCGACCTCGGCGGCGCCAACTTTGACGGTGCCAACCTCACCGGCGCCAACCTCACCGGTGCTGACCTCTTTGACACTGTCATCACTAACGCGAACTTTAGCGGTGCTAACCTCAGCGGTGCTAACCTTAGCCTCGTTGATTTTATTAACTGCAATCTGGTTGGCACCAATTTCGCCGGTGCCAACCTCTACGGCCTCCGCGTTAGCTAACTAAACGACCTACTACAGGGGTCACTAAATAAGCTGTAGTGCCCTACACCCAATACAAGGGGGTGCCTGGTAGGTTCGACTCCTACCTAGGGTCTGTCAACAATGCTCTTCGTTTTGTTGACGATTTTTTAACCATAAGGAGGAAATATGGCAAGTGTTGACTCTTGGGCTGCAGAGATGCAGTTCAAGGCCCTGTGCAAAAAACGGGGCATTAAGTTAGTGGCGATATCTGCAAAGGTATTGCCACAGGGGTTACGGTTTGTCGGAAAGCGTAAGCTAGAAAACGCTTTCCGACATTTAAGACTTGCTCACCCGAGTGGGCAATTTCCAGCCGGCGAGGTCCTGGACCTCGTCTTTTCTCTGGACGCGGTTATCCAGTACCGCGGTCAGGTAATTGGGGTTGATGTGACGATGGACCCCAGCCAGGTTGCAGCTAAAGAAGAGAAGCTGCGCTCTTTGGCCAAAGCGCACGCTGCGATCGGGATTCAACGCTCAGTGACTTACTGCAGCACGATTGAATCCTTTGACGAATGGCTGCTGCGCCTATAACCCTGCCCCGGTGGGCTACTCATGGTTCAACTCCATGACAGGGCATTGCCTTGAATTCCTTTCTCCAGGAATTTTCACTCAGGTACTTAGAGTACAGGCGCAATCTTGTGTATGGATGCCTTTATGCCTACACAAGCTAGGAGAAACATGGCTGTACGTCGCGAATTTCAAGTCCTCTCTGCCATTAGCAGTGAAGAGGACGTGTTCGACAATCTCCTGCCCGTGCGGGATATAATCTCAGGCCTAGAAGGCCTGCTATTGTGTAGTGAGGCCTGTACGTGGCCTCAGGATTTGGTTTACGAAGCAACCTGGCTTGAGGGGTGCTATACTCCTCGGGCAGTTAAGGATGACCCTAGGCTGGCACTAGGGTTTCATCCCTATACCGAGACACGGTGGAAATACCACTCAGGCGTCTTACGCCTGAGTACGCAGACTACGGAGGGGTGGATTTCGGTTATCAAACGTACTAAACGGGCCATGATGGCCTATCTGGAAGGTATTCATCTTCCAGAGGTAGACCTCTGCGGGGTAGACCTTTGGAAGGCTGACCTTCGGGGGGCAAACCTTCAGGGGGCAGACCTCAGGGGAGCTGACCTCCGAAGGGCTAACCTTCAAGGGGCTGACCTTCAAGGGGCTGACCTTCGAGGAGCTAAGCTTCTAGAGGCCAACCTTCTAGAGGCTGACCTTCGGGGAGCCGACCTTTGGGGGGCTTTAGTAGAGAAGGCCACCCTACAAAAGGCGAAGACCTAAAGTTACTTCCCTGCTTGACCTACTACAGGGGTCATTAAATAAGCTGTAGTGCCCTACTCTGGTGAGCTAGGTGCGGTCCGATTCCGCACTAGGGTTTTGCTTTGTCTATTTATCTCCATTTAGACACACAGGTACTTAGAGTACAGGCGCAATCTTACTTGGGACGCCTTTATGCCCTTGTAAGCTAGGAGAACATCATGTCTATTATCAAACAGACTTCTTCAGTAGTCCCGACTATTGAGGAAGCAACTGCCCTAGCATGCACCCTACGGATGCAGGGGATACCCTGCTATGTGGGGAAAGTTGGAACCCACTACCGGGTAGACCCGGCTCTTCCCAAGCAGTACAAGAAACGGGCTAGTAAGAGACCTGCCCGGGACTACATTTCCCTCCTAGGAGGGGATGACTGGTGCCTTAAGGCGCCGACCAAAGTCCCAAAAACGGGAGACTGGGTGGATTGTACCCCCGAAATGGGGGTGGCGGCCTGCCAGGCCGCTTTGGCAGAGAGGGACTGGGAGCTAGTCTCCCGGTTAGAGGTAACGTATTGCGGTAAACCCGCAATACGGGCGACCTATAGCAAGGTACGCCCTAAATAACCAGCCACCGACCTGACACCACGGTCGTTAAATAAAAGGTGACGCCGAGCCCGAGGGATTGTTTATATCCATAGCGTGGTGCCTGTGCAATTCAGGCTTAAATTGGCGTGCCGGTTTGAATCCGGCGTGACTTTGCCAGGTAGTCATTAAATATGCCCGGACGGTTTGCCTAGTCCGCGAAAGCTAGGTTAGTTTATCCCGAAGGAGGGAAATTATGGGCCTCTTTTACGCCGCTGCTACCCGGTGTTCCTGTGGCGATTTTGTGCTTGTCTGGAACGAGGAGACGGGGGTTCAATACCCCGTCCACAGATCTGTGCCCAAAGATGGGCACTGGTATAGATTAATCATCGTTGAATACAACGAGAGCCATCTGTACAGATGGCTTCGTCGGGATTATATCCCGGGGGTTCAGTTCCAAGAATTCCAGGGTGTAGAAGAATAAACCCTGGAATTTAAACTCTGTCTAAGCTGCGCCAATTAATCTAATTCTGCTTTGCAGCCTAGGCAGAGTTCTATTCGCTGCGCCTGTCGCCTGCCCCTGTAGGCTACTTGCGCAGCTATTTAGTCAATCCATGACCCAGACATAGGGTCATTAAATATATATGTCCGGTTTGTCCAGCCCGTCCAAAGCTGGATTACTCACCTATTCCCAAGGAGGGAACATCATGAGTTTAGTAATTCGGAATATGCCAGCCCACACCGCGTGGGTTGAGTATCAACGGGCCATTAAGGCTCTGGAGACCCGGTTGGCCCAAGAAGGGCTCCGTAGGTATACCTACGGATGGGATACGAAGCTCACGGAAATAGCTCCCCCTACGGAGGGGGAGCTTTGGTCTTGTAACGAGGACCTGGCTGCCTACCTCCACGAGATTGTGGAGCTATATATCCCGGAGGAAGGCCTCCGGGGGCCGGATAAGGCCAGATTAGTACTCAGACTTCAGGCGTTAAGGGCGCTTGGGGTTAAAGCCCCACCGGGCAATGTATATAGTATTTACAGGTTGCTAGGGGGCGAAGGTCCCCCTGCCCAGAACTTGAAGCTCCGCCTTACGGAGCTCATAAACTTCCTGGAACGCAACGAGGAAGTTTATTAACTAGCAGCCGGAGTATAAGCTGCGCCTATTGGCTGTATACACGCAGTTTCTACTCCGGCTAAGTGGGTGTGTCTGCTGCGCCTATCCCCTGCCCCTGTCGGCTACCTGTAGGACTATTCCTACTTATGGCTGACAGGGGCATTTTGCTTTGACCCAGATATGGGGTCGTTAAATATACGTATTCGGTTTGTCCAGCCCGCCCAAAGCTGGATTAGTAAATTATTCCCAAGGAGGGAACATCATGGCTATTTTGACCATTCTTACCGTTACCGCTACTATCTCAGCCTCCGCCCCTGGGGCTAAGCCCAAAGCGCGTAAGCGCCCCAACCGTGCTGCACAAAAAGCACAGCAACGCAGGGCCGCATTCTTACGTCGTAAGCGGCAGTCCCGTAATGGGCGCCGCCCATTCCATGGGGTGCGGTATTGTAATATTGCTGATAGGCCCAAGGCCCGTCAGCAGAAGTTTTGGGCCCGTGCCCGTAAGCTGGGAGTTGCCAGGGAGGTAGCCCACCTCCTATGGATGGGCGACGACTTAGGCGCCAGGCGCGTCCTTAAGGAGGCCCGGCGGCGCTACCAAGTAAAGCGTAGCCTTGTGCTGCGCACCCCGGTTGATAGCCGGGGGGACGAAGCTTTACAGGCCAGGCCCAGTCTAAAACCCTCCACCGGGAGGGTATTTGAGAGGGGCACTAAAGGGAAACCCCCACGTAACTGGGGGTTGACGAAAAAGTCCCAGCCAGAGCCTAGCTGGCGGGACTTCCTTGTTAAGGCTAGGGAGGTTCACCGGGACATCCTAGCTGACCTGGTTAGGGTCGTGGGTGGGGAGCCTACAGACACCGTTGTCTGTATGGCCCAAACCCCTCCTCCCCCTTCCCCCCAAGGGCGGCAGTCTACCCTCCAAAGGGTAAATGGGCTAGGGCTACCGTTTGAGCTGTCGGAGGACCAGCTCACCGCCCTAGACAAGATGCTGGCGTTCGCAGAGAGCCCGGCCCGTGGAGGTACCTTTACCTTAGAAGGGTACGCGGGTACAGGTAAGACTACTTTGCTACCTATTTTCCTACGGTTACTGCCAAGGAATATCCGGGCGGCTACCGCAGTAACCGCGCTCAGTAACAAGGCGGCGCGTGTACTGTCTGAGAAGCTACGGGGCCAAGGTTTACGTGTAGAGGCTTCTACCATTCACAAGCTTCTAGGTATTAAGGCTATCAAACAGAATGCAGAGATTCAGTTTGATAGGGGAGGGAGCTGCACTATCAGCGAAAACTTGCTCGTTATCGTAGACGAGGCGTCTATGCTGGGCGAGGTCTTATGGAACCATATGACTTCCTACTTCAAGAGCATTAAGTTCTTATTTACAGGCGACCCAGCTCAGTTACCGCCTGTTAACGAAACTGGGGCTCCGTGTTTTAGCTTGGCTGATGACTATGCCAAGTTGACTAAGGTCCTTCGGCATGGCGGTCCAGTTCTACGTGAGTCAACGCTAGTCCGTGACCTGGGGCATGGTACTTACCACCCGGCTCAGTCGCTGAGTGAAGGTAATAACGTCTTCTGTTATCAGCACATTAACTGGTTTAAGGTCATTAGTGGGTTGGTAAGTGACCCTGAGAAGTGGGCCAAATTTACCGATGATCCTAACTTCTTTAGGATTGTGGCCTGGCGTAACGCTAGGGTTGCTGAGCTAAATACCTATGTCCGCCAACTATTGCACGTAGGGAAAAAGCTGGAGCGTTTCATGGTGGGGGACCTTGTCATATTAGACGCCCCGTATGAAGACCTCTTTACAGGGGATGAGTTTTGGGTACGTGCTGTAAATAATGGCAAGGTTGATGGCTGGAATTGCCTGGAGATTACCTTGGAACCGGTGCATGATGCAAAGGCTGAAACTATAGTACGAGTGCTTGCTGCGGAGGAAGCAAGCCGGTACAAGCAAGAGTCAGACCGGTTACGTGAACTGGCAACACAGCATGTTATTCCTTGGGCGGAGTACTGGGCGTTGCAAGAATTATTCGCAGGGCTCAGTTATGGCTATGCTATGACAGTCCACAAGTCTCAAGGGTCTACGTTTCGTAACGTTCTGGTGGACTATAGCGACATCAAGTTATGTAGGGGTCTTGAGCTTAATAAGCTTATCTACGTAGCTATAAGTCGTGCGTCTAAGAACGTCATTATGAACGTAGGCACGAGTCCCATTTATGAGCGGGTGAAACCTGCCGGGGAAATTGATACAGGACCGCCGGAAATACCAGAACCCCCGGTGGTGAATGCCCAGGAGCCTGTGGTAGAGGAGGCCCCGCCTACCTTGCCAGAGGAAGAGTCTGTTGCTGAGGTAGGCGCGAGCGTCTCTATTGCTGTTGCTCCACAAGAGCCGGCAGTAGAGGAAACTCAGGCTGCGCCTATTAACACAGGGCAGCCTGTGACGGAAACAACCACGAAGGAGGAAACTATGTGGTTTGTAGAGATTGACGTAGCGGAACTCACGTTCTTTGCTACAAAGACCAATCATGCGGGTACATTCCCCGTCAACGGTCTAGAAGTCTTTAAGAAGGGCTTGCTAGGCAAGGGGTATAAGCTTGTGGAAACGCAAGTAGGCCCCGAAGGGGAGGAGCTTAAGCTCGTCTACGCTAAGCAGCCGCCTACGGCGCTTGGTGGAGAACGAGCCCCGGCTGACCCGCCTGACCAGCCGTTTGCTTCTGGCAACGTAGCCCAGTTCAAGCAGACGGTGCTGAACTTTATTGCTCAGCGACTCGGGAAGCTGCACCAGCAGTATCCCGAGTCTGGTATGCGGGAGTTGATCGTCCGCATGACAGAGGCGATTAACTACAGCCCGCGGGATGCCTTCTTCGCCGCTCCGCTCAGTGACATGCTAAGTATGTGGGTATTTGAGGCGACCCACTCTAAGGAGCTTGGTAACCGGCCTATTCCGGTTATTGAGAAGGAGGCTTACTACCTCTCTGGTAAGTGCCTCACTGGGCGCCCGTCGCTGATCGGAGACTTGGACCTTCTGTTGAGCCGCCAACGGCTTGACATTGAAGGCGATAGTTACCGCCTGCGGTATCCCATTGAGCAGGTAGAGGCGGCGATACTGGACGCTGAGGGCCGGGATCTCTATGAGGGTTACCGGGTTATCCTCAGCGAGGGTATCAAAAGCCACGCTGTCCTCAATGGTAACTTCCCCCACCTAGGGGTTGAAGTTGAGGATATGGCGGCAGCGCTGACTGTCCACCAGCTAGCGCCCAGTGCCTTTAGCTATGGCCTGCCTATCGTCAAGGCTGTGCTTGCAGAGCACCTGGCCGAGGTGCTTTGTCAACTTGGCTATAGCGAGGCTGTAGCAGGGATGGTAAGCATCCCTGCTGGGTGGAATCTGCCTTGCCCGCAGATGACTGTCGCTAAGCTCAAGAATATGCTTGAGTACATTAGCGACGTGTTCTCTTCTTTTGGTATCAAGGATTACGAGTATATCTCGTTGAGTCCTGATGCCACGGAGGAGAAGTTCACCGTGTACATCTGCGGCATTGAATTTGCCGTGGATGCTCAAGGTGTAACCTTGGTTGACGCGCTGAATCAGAAGGCCATATACGCCACGTATATGGCCCTTCCTATTTGCCATAGAAGCATCCGGGAGGATGAAGGCGCTTTGATGAGCCCTCACGCGGTCTTCGCCTATATGCTAGCTGAGGTTGTCTTGCCTCTGCTAGTTCGGGTAGACCGTGATAGCTACCGGAATAGGCTGGTAGGTAGCAATGTCATGCAAACCTACTTCCGAGTAGCTGGGGCGGTAAACACGTATCTTCGTAATTACGTGTCTATTGACCTCCGTTCAGCTACCATCGGTGAGCTAGACGACGCAGCAGAAGCCCGCAACCGGGGTGTCGTGGCAGTAGCCTTGAACTACCCCCGCTCCCTATACCGGGATGCTCTGCCTTCAGAGGTCAAGTCTGGCAATGGATTCTCCATGCTTAACGTAGGCCTTATGAAGGGAAACATCTACGTTGGGGGTGGCAAGGCTATGCCTTCTGAGCTCAGCGTAGAGGAACGGCAGAACCTAATCCTTGAGCGCGCTGCGCTTAAGACTTTGGGTTACGCTAACACTCAAGTAGTCCACAAGCGGATGCTTGAGCTCGGCTTCTGCCAAGAGCCGTTCGGGCGGATGACTGTGGTATCGCAGGACATCCATGGCATTAACTTCACAGGTCAGAAAGAAGCTGTGAAGGACTTCTGGGAAAGCCAGGGCGTCGTAGATGTCATGGAGGTGGCTGCAATCCTAGGCTGCAGAGCAGACTGGACGGAGATCGCGCGAGAAACTTTCGTCGCGTTGTCCAATAAGGGCGCTAAGCAGCTCAAGCGGACGGCCAACTTCTACCACAATGGCTGTATCTTCATTAGCCAGGCGGTGCAGGCGGCTCAGACCAACGGGGTCTTCAATGAAATCAAGGCACTGGCTGTTAAGGCAATTATTGCCAACAGTGCTTTATTCGGTGGCCCTGGTATGGTTTGGGCTAACAAGCAGAAGATTCAGGACATGGGCATCCGGTACCGCACCGGTGGCCAGGTCTATGAATTCAGCTCCGAGAGTCAGCTGTACTGCGAAGGCTTCGCTTATGAAGCTCAGCATTATAACGAGCACTCCGGCTGGAACAGCGTGGAGCCTGTAGACCTCCATGTTGTAGAAGGCCGGCCCTTCGGCTTGCTCATCAAGCACGACGGGTACGAGGCAAACATCTCTGCAGAGCAGAGTGGCCAGGTCACTAAGATCATGTGGCGCTGGGTCACGAAGTTCAATGCCGAGGTGATGGAACTCCGGCTCATCTATGATAAGCGGGAGTATGGCGCCTTTAAGATCCGTAATGGCTACAAGGGCCTAGTTGCCTTCGTTGAGCCTGAACTGATCGGCAAGGGTGCTGACCTGGTTATCTTCGGGGATGCCAATAAAACCATGGACATTCTCTACTCCCGCCTACGGGAGGCCGCAGAGAGCTTCGTCCGGGTGCCCCGTGGAACTACCGTTACCCTTAACGGTAAGGACTATGATCTCCGCGAGCTGCTGCGTTCATTGAACCAGCAGGCTGGTCCGGCCATGGGTATGGCTATTGAAGACTATGACAGGGATGATCGCCTGTTCATTGACTTCAAGCTGTTGGCTAAAGGCGCTTACGACATTGTAGGCGAGCTCTTTGAAGCTATCTTTGGCCAGTCCCACTGGTTCCGTTTTGATGGGCCCGACCTGGTCAAGTTCACGGCCCAGTATTACGGAGCCAAAGCGGAAGCCAACGAAGGCTGGCGTAAGCTGGTTCCTGCTGAGCTTAAGGGTCTAGGCTACCCGAACGCCGTCGGTTTTACCGATGGTAAAGTAAATGACCCGCATAGCAATGTGCTGGTTGTTGAAGAGGGTGTCGTGCACCACCGTTCCTGGGTCTATGCCGCTAAAGACGGTATTGACCTGTATGTTCCGATTAAGCCGGAATATACCACCGTCAGCCAGAACGTGAACTATGCACCTTTGGCTCTCGGCCCTATTGTAGACCCCAGTATCCCGACTGAGGTGGCCCGGGAGCTCATCCATGCTGGTGAGGCCAATCGGACCAAGTACACGCTTCTGCATATTTTGCGGAAGCATAGCCTGGGTCCTGTGGCGTTCACGATGGGTGGCGTTGAAGTGCAGACCGTAACTCTGGCTAGCACGGATACGTTTGCTGGCTTCTTTGGTGAGCATACCCAGATGCTTCAGCACAAACGGGCCCTCAGCCGCACTAGTTTTGTACGCGCACTCTGCAACCTATTGCAGACTAAAGTGCTGTGCGTGGAAACTAGTAGATGGACCGAGAGTGGTAGGGTGATGGCTAACATTTACCTACCTCTGTTGTCCAGCTTTATCATCGGCTCGCTGGATGACCATGCCGATGAGAGCAGCCTCGCGGGTAATGCCTTCATGTTCTTTGACATGTGGGCCGCGGGTGAATCGCTCAGTAGCCCAGCCATGGTCAAGATTGCAACTACCATAAGCAATCTGATCAGCAAGCTCTGCGACGGTAATCGTATGCAGAAGCAGCTGACCTATGGTCCTACCGCTGTAGGTGCGAAGTTGGGTGCATTGCCCATTATCCCCACTGGGGAGCTATGGGTGCTGCGTGGTGGCGAAGTGCATCGTCGCTTGAAAGTGCGCTTTGGCGATGCCATTAACAATGGCTACGTCATGATGGTGCGTGCGCCTATGACCCGTTCTTGCATCTGCAAACTGCGGGTTGTAGACGCTGAGCAGCGTGGGTTTGTACTAAACGGAGTGATGATGTATACATCTCCCTTCGGTCAGTACTTTAATCTAGGTGACTTTGACGGCGATGGTGTCTTTACCTATGACATCACTAAGTACGTCAACGCTGGGCTCATCAAGCAAGACTCCTACGAGTCTATGCTGGAGTTCCAGAAGTCCCTGCTCGGGTATGACATGATGTCCCCTGAGTTCTGGGGTTCTGGCGCCCCTGCTCAGTATTATGCAGACCACTATGACATTCCTAGCTACGCTGCTCTGCAGAAGAAGCTGGGTATGAAGTGTCTGGATAGCGAAGGGCGTTTGATGAACCCTGAGAAGGCCCATGTCTTTAACCGAAAAGCGTTTGAGCTAAGGCAGACCGGGGCATATGAACAGCAGACCCGGTATGTCTCTTCTTCTTATGGAGTAGAGTACTTTGCTCAGGTCTTTGCTGAGATCTGCCGGGCTATGGGCTTTAAAGACTTCATGTGGCTGGCTGACCTAGCGCCGCAGCTGCAGTCCTTGTATGAGGTCGCCCTGGGTGGATACGACAACAACATGTTGTATGTCGCCTTTGGCCTTATGGACCGAGCCTATAACGGTATGAAGCATACGCCGCACTGGCTGAAGATTGTAGATGAAGATATCTACGATCGCTTCGTTACCGGCAAGACTCATTACTACCGGCCTACGGCGTTTCTGAAGGATACTGAGTATACAGCCTTCACCGGGCTGCCCTTTACTGAGGTTCTTCCTTACATGCAGACCCTAGGCTTCTGCTGGAAGGATGGTAAGCGGGATGATGAGGCTATCCATGGCTTCATCAATGCCGCTATGCTCGCAGGGCTTGCTAAGGTTGCCCGAAAGCTTCCTAAGCCTGAAGACAGCACTAGCCCGGCTGCGATCGTAGACCAGCTGTTTGAAGATATGGTCGCTGTCTACGGGCGTGACTTTGCTACGGCTGTTCATATGGCGCAGATTATCTGCGACACAAGCCGTAATAAAGATAATCAGCGGGGTGGTCAACTGTGCCGGCTTGTTCATGAGCACATGATTGAGCGTTCAGCCGTTGCGCTATTGTTCAAGCTCATCATGGATGCAAAGCAGCGTATTAACGCGCCCACGCCCGAGCTTAATATTAACGATGTCATTGCTTTGACTCGTTATATTGAGCTTGCTGATGTCCTCTCTGAACAGGATGAGGAGTTCCTTGATGTACCTAGTACATCTGGGGAAGCTGCGGCAGAGCCTGAAGATGATAATCAAGGTGATGATGATGAAGGGGGCATTGCTGTGCCGGAGCCTACTCCGGATAAGCCCGGCCCTGCACCAGGAGCTGCTGAGCCCATTGAGGAGAGCCCTGCTGGTATTGTTCAAGAAGATGCAGGATCTTGTATCGTACAAGATCCAGCTACTGTGGAGGTAAAATCCATGTACGTGCAGAACTGGTTCTCAAATATGCTCCCATTAGAAGTCCCAATTAAGACTGACTTTGGGACCTTTCAAACGGTAGAGAACTACTACCAGGCTATGAAAACCCTAGACTTGGAGCAAAGGAAAATTATAGCTGAGCTATCTCCCCACGCTAGTAAGCGTTATGGTCGGCGTAAAATTCAATTACGCTCTGACTGGGAGCAGATCAAGCTAGCTGTTATGGAGGAAGCTCTTCGCAAGAAATTCGCTCCTGGGACTAAAGCCCTTGAGAGATTACTTGCAGAAAAAGGTGAGATAGTTGAATGGAATAACTGGGGTGATACTTACTGGGGGGCTCTTGCTACTTTAAGTAATGACGGAACAGTTATTCCTGTTGAGCCTCGTAAAGGCTGTAACCATCTTGGGCGTTTGCTCATGGCCGTTAGAGACGAACATTTAGCGGAGAATAAAGTGACCGGAATATTTGACGTGCCCGCGCAGGTGCTGGTTAATCCAGTTAACTGCGGCGGTACCTGGGGCGGAGCTCTTTCCAAAGGGTTCATAGACCGATACCCAGAAAATACAGCCGCCCTCAAAGTGGCCTCTGAAGCCGGGTCCGTTAAGATAGGGCAGGTGTTAGTGACTGAGGAAGGGGGTAAGTTCATTGTGAACTTACCTACTAAGCTGGATGCTAACATCCCCAGCCGGCTCGTTGACATAGAAGCTGGTTTATACGCCTTACTAGCCTGGGCTCTGGTTAATAAGCCCAAATCCATTGCCATACCCGCCCTAGGGTGTGGCCTCGGTGGGCTTAAGTGGGAGGATGTGCTCCCAGTGATTAAACAGGTAGCCACGCTTATGGGTAACCATGGTATTGTGGTTTACCTGTTTAACGACCGTGCCGAGCTAGTCACGGTTGACGGAGTTCCTGTCCAGTACGAGGAAGAAATCGTAGAGGAAGAGGTAGTAGAGCCCCAGCGTCCTACTCTTCCTAAGCTACCTACCCTCAAGCCTCCACAGGCTAACGATGAGGACGAGTATGTGGAGTATGTGGAGCAGGACCCCAACATGCCTGAAGCTGAAGTAGGGGGTCTCTTCAATAATCAATAATAACTTAGCGCCCTGATCTACCTTTAGACCTAGGGCGCTAAGTTATTAAGCTAACAAATCCCCCTGGGTGTGTTTATTGCTGCGCTCTACCCTGTATAGGGTCCAGGTGCGGTTCCGGTCTTTGGTTTGTCGGTGGTGTCCGTAGGGTGTCGGGCTGGCCTGCTTCGGTTCGGGTTGGCGGCAGTCTGCAGAGCCTGTCGGTCTGTGCCCGCATTGTTGGGGCTGTCCACTTCCACCGCGTTGTTGGATTGGCCTGCTTCGGTTCGGGTTGGCGGCAGTCTGCATCGTTGTTGGAATACTAGGAGAAAGAAAATGGAACTGAAAGTAACCCCTAAGATCCTTGAGAACGGACGCGTATGGAATACCTTCTGGGGTAGTGCCACCTCAGAGAATGGCGTCAGGGTATTGCAGGAGGACCTAGGTAACAGCATATACGCAATTGACATAAGTTGCGTATCTGTGATTTGGTATAAGAATGGGGACCTCTCCGTAGAGATATCGTCTCCGCTCCTTACCCCAGTGGGAGAGGTAAAATACTTAACCGTGGGTAAATCCACGGTTGAGAGGTCGCGTTTTATTCAATTATTCGGGCGTGAGGTCTACGAGACTTTGCTCACCCTAGAAGTGAGTAAGCGCCATTCCCTGGAGGGGCGTGGCCGAATTGCCTGGAAATGGGCGCCCCGTAAAGAGGAGGGAGAATTGTATTTCTCTGAACTTGATACTGACTGTCCGAACATCAGGATCAGGTTGTTCGCCGGTGTGGGTGGCCTGCTGCCAAATAGCGCAGTTCGTGCTTGGGAGCCCGCGCCTGCTGCTCCCAAGGCTCCTGCGCCCCTGGCTCCCCTACCCACTCTGGTCCCGCTTACACCCCAGCCCCCCAAGCTGGGGGTGCCCGAGGCCCCCGCACCCGCCGCCCTAGATAACGTCTAGGCCCCCCATTCTGCCGTCCTCCCAAGGGCGGCAGTTTGGTTTGGATGTTACGTAACGGCGAAGTCTTGACCTCCTTCCCCTTACCGACACATCCCACCTCGGCCCTACCCGGTGGGCTAGAAAACTACCGGGCGGTGTCGGCTAAGGCGACGTTAAAGACACGCGCGGGGGGAGGACCTAAGCTCCAAAACCCCGCCATGAGGTGTACCAGGACTGTACACCAAATAAGCCCAGTCCCCTCTAGGGGTTCAAAAAGCCTGGGTCAATGTGCAAAGGGGGCTTGGCCAGCCCCCGGATGGGCTCGCTTTGCCCTCATGCCCAGGGCGCCCTGGGCAAAAACCAAACCGCCGTTGTGTTAGCTATGATAAGCTAATATAGCGGCGGTTTGGTTTAGGAAAGGTGTAAAAGAATGTTCGTATCACAAATTGAAGAAGTCTTGTACCGCCCCTATACAACGGGGATGATACGGGAGGAGCTGCCGCAGTCCACAATAAAAGCGGTGGTCGTCTCCCTAGCGGGGACAGACTACACGCAACTCCCGGAGGAGGGAGATCTAGATACAGGAAATCTAGGCCTATGCCTGGAATTCCCTGCTTTTGGCTGCCCTCAATGGGTAGTGGCAAAAGTGGCAAAGAGGACCTCCCACTACCCGTGGGTAGGGGTCTTTGACCACGGTAAAAGGGAGTTCGTGGTAATACACACGATTGCCGATTACTGGGTACCTCAGTACCCGGTAATGGGGGAACTCCTTAGCCGCACTCCAGAGGGGGTGGAGCTAGTGCTTCCCCCGGTGTAGGCTAATCCTACAAACCGCCGTGTATTAGCTTATTATAGTTAATACACGGCGGTTTGATTTTGACGGAGTAGAGACTATGGAAATTATGATCAAGTACCCCGCAGGGGGTACCGCTATTGTTTGCGAGCTCCCCCCTGCAGGGAGTCTCCCTACCGCGTTTGCGTTAGAAGATGTCTCTAGACCTAGACAAGTAATCCGCATTGAGCGGAGAGAGGAGGGCGACCTCCTGGTTGAACGGGGAATCGTAGGTAGACACTGGCACGTATATAAGGTAGCTACTATTAAGGTAGCTGGTATTTGGGGGGAAGTCCGCGGGGACTTCTGCTCCATTAAGGAAGGGGATGGGACAATAATTGAATACAGAAAAGGCCCAGGGGATTATTGTATCTCCTGCGGGACTTTTCAAGGCCCTCGCGGGGAGTACCGCGAGGGCCATAACTGCTACATGTGCGGGATGAATTAGCATGTATATGTCTCCGTTAAAACAGCTAGGCTTGTGGGTATCAGGAGTGGCGATTGGCTTTGCGATCGCCACTGGTATCCAATTGGTAGAGTGCCCGCCACCGCTACCATCTACAGAGCAACAGCCTTGAAACCAAACCGCCGTTACTAAGCTACTATAAGCAAAGTAACGGCGGTTTGATTTATTCCACGGATTCACTACAATAATTACCCCCGACCGTGGCGGGGGAGGAGGAAAATTATGAGCCTGTTGTTTGTATTAAACCCCGCGCCCAAGGCGCAGGAGGAAATGATCAAATTGATTAAGGCCCAGCCCGGGCCTTACATCGGGTTGGAAATGACGGTCCCAGAGCTAGCAGCTCTGATGGACGTCAATATAGACCCTCAACATACAGGCTTTGACGCAGCGACGAGCTGCGTCAAAGCCTGCCTAGAAGGGTCCTTCCTGGTGAAGGGAGGGGCCTACTTCACCGTCCGCGCTGACCTGGACGCATTCGCGTCCTACCTGATCCTCGCGGGTCTAGTAGATATTAATAATGAAGATGTCTTCGTCAGACTCATGATGATTCATGTAGCGGATACGTTCGCCCATGGCCCTTGGTCACTTGGAGCTAGCGGTACTGGCTATGAAAAGCCTTCGTTGGCGGGTATTAACCGCTGCGTGGCGGACTACAAGCTGCCGGTAGAGGAACGGCTCGCTGCTCTCCAGCATTGGCTGGAAACCGGGGAGCATCCAGAGAAACACCTGGCTGAGGTAGAAGCCGAGGCCGAGGAAATCGCCACCGCCTTAGAAAGCGGGCAGACTGTAGTAACCATTTTAAGTGGTTACACCATAGTACAGTCTGAGTTGCGCGGAGCACCCAGCATTGGCTACCGGAGTAATCCGGTGGTTCTTGCGTGGAACCCGGCCTTCCCCATTTACGGGGAAATTGATGGAAATCAGGTTGTCGTTGGGCAAGGGCTTAAGTACTCCGTCTGCCAGTGGGCAGAGGGGTACATTGACCTGAATGGTTTCCTTGCGGAAATCCGTAAGGAAGAGCCCGGGTGGGGAGGAAGCCCCACGTTCGTAAGCTCGCCCCAGAACGTGGCTAGTGAGGTCCCACTACAGCGTGTGCAAGAACTGTTTTACCAGTTCTTGCACCCTACTGCACAACTTGCTAGTTGCTAATGTTTCGTAAATCAAACCGCCGTTACTAAGCTATTATGCAAGGTAACGGCGGTTTGATTTACATAGCTATAGCTAAGGGAGAAACTAAATGGATTGGGTCAGAACGATCCAGGAGCAGGTAGCTCCTGTTATGCTGAGTGAGTTTGAGGACCGAAAAAGACGCCTAACGGTTTTCCTGGAATTATGGAAACGTCAAGAGCCCCAAGCATATGCTAAATGGGCCCAAGAGGAGGAAGAGGCCACACTTGCCGACTGGCAGTGGGCTAACGGCACGGGAAATGGGACGTTTGGCCCTCTGTCGGTCTATCATATAGATCCGACAGAATATATAAAGATAGGTGTCCCCACTAAACAAGCCTACGCGGGCTTGTTCAACAAGGATACCCGAACATGGACCGGCGTGTACCTAAATAAAATACAAACCCTATGCTTGAGTAGTAAACTACCCAAGCATTGCGAGATAAGGGTCATATAGGTTGCTGCCGTGGTGTTGACTCCCTAGGTCAACACCACGGCGGTTAGATTTGCAGTAGGAAATAACCATGCTTACAGAACACCAAAAAAATCACGCAGCGAAGACCCTCAGGCTATTTGAAGTTCTTCCTCCATACAGCGAGGAAGAGCTTACTAAGATCGTAAATGCGCATGCGCAAATCAGCGCATCGCTGAAGGATATAATAGTAAAGCGGGATGGAAGCGGCCACGTTGATTGGGGAGATTTATTCTTCTAGGCCGCCGAAACTGCCGCAAGAGGCCGGGTAAACGGGTGTCTACTGATGGAGGAAACGTGCAATGAAATAAAAGCCGCACGTTCTAGCCTCCGGTAGGTGTACGAACTGCCGGTAATAAAGCCTATTACAGCTTATTACCGGCAGTTTGATATAGTTACCCCAGGAGGGGAGGAATATATGAACGTAGTATTTAAGGAGTTCATGGTTGCGCTAGTAGAGAATAATATCAGTTTCTCCTTTCATCAGACGCAGCGTGGAGCATCAAAGGGGATTACCATACACTTCGGTACCGCTGAGGGGAGCTATTTCTTCACTCCAACGGAAAAAGAAATCGCGCTATACGCCCCGAACAGGACGTTCACCGGGGGTTACATTTACTCCTTTGAGGATGTAGCCCAACTGGCGTTCAAGTATTGGACATCCTCTGAGGACAGTTATGTCCTAGAGGAGTGGGAGGATATTTTCCGGGAACGGGGATGGGTTGAAGAGGTTACCGTCCTCAAGCCTAAATAAAAACTACCGGGGTATTGATCCTAAAAATCAATACCCCGGCTGTTTGATTTACTCATAGGGGAGGCGAAATGTACTTAGTAGGGGGGTCCGTTAGGGACCTTTTGTTAGAGCTCACTGTTGACGACTACGACTTTGTATTCGTAGCCTACAGCTGGGAGCATTTGGTAGAACTAGCCCAAGGGGAGTTTGGGCCAGTTCCTAAGGCCGGGACGGAATCTGGATTTGTTGAATTTCCAGACACCTTCACCTTAAAGGGGATGAAGGTGATTGATAGGAAGCGGCAGATCTGTGACATTGCCGCTGCCCGGCGGGAATACCACAGTGGCCCCGGGCATAAGCCCTCGGCTATTTCTTTGGCGCCTACGCTAGAGGAAGACCTAAAGCGCCGGGACTTCACAGTTAACGCGATGGCACGTGACTGGAAGACCGGTGAGTTAATTGACCTATATGGCGGGCAGGCCGACCTGTCCGCCAGGGTGCTTCGCTGTGTCGGCGATACGGAAAAACGCCTATTAGAGAACCCAGACCGGGTAATCCGGGCGTTTTATTTCCAGTGTAAACTAGTAGGCTTCACATTCTGTGAAGAGCTGGAAGCAGTTCTTCGTGAGTCTGTGGTGGTTCAAAAAGCAGTCGCCGACGACTGCCCTGACCGAAAAGCTCAGCAGCTGACTAAGCTCCTTAAAAGGGCTTCAACGGCTGAGCTGATGGGAACGATCTCCGAATACCCCCAAACATGGGCGGCGATCACAAAGGGGCTTAAGCTAAAGTTCACAACTTAAGCACACCAGGCTGCCGCTATTACCCCCAATAGCGGCGGTTTGATTTGTAAATCTAAGGAGGGCTTTATGACCAAGATACATCGGGACAGTCGGGGGGTGCTTTACCGCCTTCCCGACCTGGAAGACGCGCACCTAGAGAATATAATCAGGCGCCTAGAGCGGGCAGCCTGTCTAGGGGTACGTGTTAAGGTAAAGTATGGGTACACAACCGTCTATGGCGTTGAGGCTGAGCAGTATTTAGAACTCTCAAAGTACCGCGAAGAGCAGGAAAGACGGGCTAAGATAGCAAGCTTGCGTAAAAGCGTGAGCGAACTTAAGGCTGTTTTAGCAGAGAGGCCTATTCCTAATATACAGGACATCATAAGAGCCCAAGAGGAGTGGTTTACACAATACCACTTCTACTGTAACGAACCCAAGCGTGGTGCTTACCGCTAAGGGTAACTAAAAATGACAAGGCCGCCTGTGTATCCTATACACCGGCGGTTTGATTTGTAAGCTTTAAGGAGGGTTCATGGCTAAAGTATTTACGAAGGTAGTGGGGCATTGTAGCGAATGCCCTAATTACCGAAAGGCCCCCTGGGGCGGGCAGTGTCTGTCACTTGAGGTAGATATCTATCTTAAGGCAGACACAGAAATCCTAGCTGATTGCCCACTAGAAGGAGACGGGGTACAGGTACAGGTACAGGAACCCGAGACTAAAGTGCGCTCAAGGGTTGACTGGAGTAAGGTACCTAAAGTAATTGAGCCGGAAGAGTTAGACTTCCGGCAAGCCTGCGAGGATGCGTAGTGATAGGCTTCATCCTGGCCCTACTAGGGAGTAGAATCCCGAACGGGCCTTTAATAGCGTTGTTCATATGCCCCTCGGCATATGACGCTATCACCTGCTTCTTTGCAGGCCTTTACCTGAACACTCCCCGGGAGCTGATGCGCCCGGAGGAGTCCGGCAATCTGGAGCAGATGCTTGCCACAGGCGGGCGGAGGCTCCGGTTTGACGATAGGACGCTTGGCATCGCCATTGAAGTAATGGTGCATGTCAAGCTGATGATGTTCATTTTCGGTCTAGCCTTCGGAGTTTTCTTCGGCTACGTAGGCGCAGACCGGATCTATGGAATGGCGCCCTTCACCGGGGCGCTCGTTATTCTTTGGGTCATCCTGAAGAGTGACGATACGGTAAAAACCATTATTAGCCTGGCGTTTTCAGGCGTAATGGTTTTCGCCTTAATTAAGTTGGGGTTACCTAACGCCCTGCCGGTGCTATTGCTGACTCTAAGCACGTCGCCGGCAAAAGAAGAGGAGAGCGTTGAGGTGGATGGCCTTACCGAGGTCCTCCGCTGCAAAGAGCATGCCCCGATGGATTGGCTGCTCGGCGGGATGGTTGGGCTCGTCCCTGGCCTGAACGCCAGCAACTGGGTCTGTAATTTCGGGAATTCCGATAACCGGGATAACCGATTAACGGCCCTTGCCATAGGCATATTCGCCGAGGGTATTGCCCTTGGCGTCATCATGGCCTCCCGATTTACCGGGAAGACTGCGCTTAGCCAAATGCTAAGTGATTGGCAGTTCATTCCCGGCACCACCGCGCTGCTACTCGGGCTAATCGCCTGGATGGCAGCTGCGATGCTATATCGCCGGTGGCCGCGGCTGGCGATGGCCCAGGTCCCTGGGTTAGGCCTTATTGGACAGGTAGGGCCTCTGGCCCTGGCGGTAGTTTACGCTACTGCCAACCAATGGGCGCTCCTATTTCCAGGCAGCGGCCTAGCTGCTGCGCTGGTTATAGTAGGAGGGCTGAAGATGTTGTCAGTCTCAGTACCTGACAACATCAAACCCGTCATCGCCACCCTACCCGTCTTGGGAGGTGGGTGATGAAATTAAACTTAGCTCTAGCGCTGGGGGTGCTTGTTTTTGTTGGCCGTTGCGCCGACAATCGCACCCCGATGGAGTGGGAGGTGCATAACCTAGTCGAGTGCGACCAGGATGGGTGCTTCACAGAAGGCGGCGGTCGTGTTTCTGGCCACCACCTTCAAGAAGGCCTGCAGGAGGTGCTGATACAGAAGGGGAATAACCCAACCATCCTACGCAGCTCCCCTGTCCTAGGGAAGGAACCCCTAGGTAAAGTTACCGACATAGCCCCGGCGGGGGCGGAGTACGTAGTGACTGCTAACGGTGAGCAATACATCGTGGCAGACTGCGAAAAGGGTGCACAGCTATTCAAGAAGGGGTTAACCCTCTCCTGCGAATAGTTTGTACCCGTACAAAGGGCCCCCTCCCCTACTCCCCCTAAAAGCGGCGGGTTGGGAGAGGGTACGCTCCGCCCCCACCCCTCTCCCTCCTCCTCCTAAGCCCCCCAAGGGCGGCAGGATGGTCATGATGTTTCTTTAAACAAATCGCTGTGTCCCCCAAGGATGCGGCGGTTTGCTTTAGGGGTTTAAACCCCTAAAGCATTATCCACTTAACCAAAACGAGTCAAATCAAAATGTCTAACCAAACAATCCAAACACTCAACGAACCTGAAAGCCCCGCTGTTATCGAGTTCCGGGAGTCCATGAACCGAGCCATCGGGGAATACAACAAGACCGGAAATATCACCGAAAAATTTGAACTATTCGGCCTGCAGTGGGAATGGTATGTGCGCATTGGTAGCAACAACCAGTACTCTTTGGAATGCCAAGTAACCTATGATCACCCCACCTTAACGGGAGAAGATGGGAAACCCCTCTCTCAATGGATCGGGGACGATACTGATAATGTCCGGGGCTCTATGATTATCGTCCCTAGAAAGCAGGGCTCTACGTTTACTGGGGAGTTTTACTATGGAGTAAACTTCTTCTACCGCAATGGTGACTTCTTTAACGGCGTTCGCGATGCTCTATATGGTTATAAGAGCCTGCACGCTGTTAATAAGCTAGCCGTGCGCCATCCCTTTAAGGCACTGGGGAATTCTGCTGTACAGGGTGAAATGCGTGAGGCTGCTCGGAAAATGGTGGCCGCTAAAAACGAAGAACAGCAGCATAAAACCGTCACGACAGTGACTGGGGCCGATGGCTCTGAAATAGTGATCAGCTACACCCAGGTTTCCATCGGGAAGTTTGGGTTGTACATAAATGTCAGCAATAAGGGGGCTGTCGTAGTGCACTCTGCCAATGGCGGAGAGAACTACACGGTGCTTAACCTTATTGGGGGGCGCCCTGACCACTTGGACACCGTTCTCCGTAATGACGCCACTACCCTGGTACTGGAGTTGAGTGCCTACATTGCCGTAGGCAATGAACTGCTGACTGTCCGAGAGCTATTCAAAGGCAAGGAATTCGCCAACGACGCCTGTCGGGACTGGTTCTACCAGAATATGGCCGAGCTTATCTCCAAGGCGTTGCGACATGGTCCCATGCGCGCAGCGGTGACTCCTGCTATGCTCCATCCACAATACATTCGGTGTGAGTACACCGAACCTCGCATCGGCGGTAACAGCACCGAGCAGTTGCAGCCGCTTGATACTTTGCAAGTCGCTAACGCGATTCCTCAGGTCAGCGATGCGCTGAGCAACGCCTAATCCCATAGGGCCTGTGTCTTCATAGGCCCTAGCTCGTTTTCTCCTAGCGGAGCCGGTTACCGTACCCAGGTATAGTAACCGGCTCCTTTTTTTCTATTAAAAATATCAGGTAATTTTTTATTAGAACGAGGCGTTATTAAAGTAACAGCCCCACATCCTCACCCATCTCCACATCCTCCACTAACAGCCCCACCCTCAACCCCATAGCTATAACCCCAACAGCCCCACCCTCCCCCACATCCGACTCCGACAGCCCCACCACATCTCAAATATCCCAAGGGGCTATCTTGCGGATTAAGCAATTTACCCCCTATAGGCGAAACGAGACTATCCGTAACGATATTGAAAAATCGCTACTGTATTAGCCATATCGGAGGTGCCCGGGTTGCGGTTTCTAAGTCTGTAAATGGAGGGTAGGAGGCTAGAGGAAGGAGTTATTCAGGGGGAAGAGGGTGGAGTAACTCTCTTTAGGGGAACATTCGGTGTAAAAACCGGAAAAAGTAGGGGCAAAAGAGGGTTAGAAGGGGTTTAGAAGAGGGGCGATGTTGCGGATTCCGCATTTTACCCCCTATACAGAAACGCGACTATCCGTAACGATATTGGAAAATCGCTACGGTATTGGTGATTTGGAGGATGTTCAGGTTGCGGATAACGGTGGGAGGAATCCCCCTCTCCCCCACTCCCCCTAAATCCGGCGGCCTGAAAGTCACTTCAAGTTGACCACATTTGTGATATTTATGTGTGGTTTTATGAAGAGCATAAGGCCAACAGGCGGGTTAAAGCGGTCGGTGGTTCTCCGATAGGTAAGACTTTAAAGACCTAAGGGCACAATTGAATAAATTGATACACCTGAATAGGGTGTATATAGGTGGAATTACGCAAAAATGGCATTTTTTTGCCATGGCAAATTCCCCCCTCTTATGTTGCACACTTTCCGCCCCTCCACCCACGAATCCTCGTTAATCGCTTCATACGGGAGTGGGTTCAATCGCTATCTTAGCAAAAGCATCGCTACGGGCTAGGTTCAATCGCTATCTGGATTGAATACATATTTTGGTGCGATCGCTGACTGTGTGCGGGTTTAATCGCTGTCGGCATGCGGCTACGATCGCTGGTTCAGAGTGATTGTTTTAGTATTAAGCTATAATCTAGGAGTGGAGAAAATTATCCGCGCCTCTGGTATCTAAGCTAAAAAATAGGGCTTTTTCACCTATATTAAGGGCAATATAGTATTGCCAACCGATGGCCCCGGGTTGCCTGGGAGTCCCTGTATTAATCTCTTGTACTATGAAAACACAAACTGCCACCGGGGGTAAGGATTACCCCCTTCTAAACTTTGAACAATTTGAACGCCTAATATGGGGTTTTTTCTCTGAGTATAATAGCCGCCAGTTCACCACTAACGACGGCCTGTTTTCGTGTGCGTTATTTAACGCCTCAGAGGTAGGCACGTGCCCAGACAGCATTGTCACTTACTCGGCTATTACAGGTAAGTGGTACCTGCATATTCTTTCCGGCGAGTTCAAAGCCTCCGAGGGGGATTCTCTTACGGAAGCAATGACTACTGAAATGCTCAAAGGTCTTGGTATTTCTTTTCCAAGTAAGGAAAGGGATATTAGGCCCGCTGGGCGGGATTCTCAGGCGCATACCTTTGAGCAATTTGAGTTTTTGCTTGATTTCGTTCTGTCTTTTAATAAAGACAAGGACCACTGCGAGTTTGTTAATAAGCAGCAACTATTCTCATGTGCGGTGTCTCCAACTTATCCCTACTCAGGCACACCCCGGGAGGCTATTGTCACTTATTCTACGAGTACTCAAAAATGGTATCTGCATACCTTTTTTGATGGGTTTAAGGCCTTTGAAGGAGATAATCTTGGTGAAATGTAAAGCCCCTGGGCTACCTCCGTAGGGGCCATTCAGTTGCTGAGGTGTTCTTAATCTTTTTTTTATAAGCTATGGGAAACGAAGTTAAATCCAGTACCTACACGTTTAGGCAGTTTAAGGCCCTAGTAGACGCAAAGATAGGTCGCTATTACGACGACTACCGCTTCACATCAGCGAATAGTGTGTTTGCTGCCCAATTATGGAATAGTCCCAGTGTATACATAAATGAGGATACGTGCATTATAGTACCGGATATTACCATTACGTACTCCTTGAGTACGGGTAAATGGTACTTGCACAATACGTTTGACGGTTTTTCTGTTTCTGAAGGAAACTCTCTTGAAGAAGTGCTGCCTGGGCATTCTCATAAAACTAATGAGGAAAACTGAGCGCTATGGAAATAAAGATTCAGGGGTTTTACGGCTCCACGATGCTTTATATGCAATTCGTTCGTGGGGGGACCTTTCTCATGGGCTCTCCTTTAGCGGAGCCTGAGCGTGGAAGGGATGAAGGCCCGCAGCATGAGGTAAGCATACCGGCGTTCTCAATAGGTAAATACGCGGTTACCAATGCTCAGTGGCGAGCTATGGCAAGTTTAACCCCCGTAAACTTTAAGTTAGACCCCGACCCTTCTTTCTTTAAGGCAGCCAATTGTCCGGTACAGAACATCTCTTGGTATGAAGCTATGGAGTTCTGCGCCCGGTTGTCTCGTCTTACCGATAAGTTGTACACATTACCCAGCGAAGCCCAATGGGAATATGCTTGCCGCGCCGGTACTACTACAGCATTTCATTTCGGCGGAAGTATACATACTGAGCAAGTTAACTGTGTAGGTAAGGCCCCGGAGTGGTGTAAAAACAAGGGGCAGATAAAATCAAGAGAGCGCCCCCTTATTGCAGGCTGTTTCCCTCCTAATGACTTTGGTCTTTACGATATGCACGGCAATGTATGGGAGTGGTGCTTGGACTATTATCATGACAATTACGAGGGCGTGCCTACTGATGGCAGTGCGTGGGTTGATATCAACGCTGAGCAAGATAAGCCCCGAGTTCTTCGCGGCGGTTCCTGGCTAAACCTTAGTCAGTATTGCCGTTCGGCTTTTCGGGGTTGTAGTAAGCCTAGTACTAATAATTATTCGGGTGATATAGGCTTTCGTGTCGTAACAGAGGAGTGAAAACCATGGCTGCCAAAAGTTTAGACCTTAAGTCGTTTGCTACTGAGGTAAACCGGGCGTTGCAACACTTTGCGCCTGCGTGGTTAGAGGGTGAGTATGAAGGGAACGACTCATATTATTTTTATAAGAAGGGTGATCTACGCATTACTTACTTCGGCTGTTACTCCAGCTGTGCTCAAGTGAGGTGGAACGGGTGTGAATATAAAAAGCCTGCTATATGGAGCGCTATTGCCGAATGGTATTTCGAGAATAAAGATGTTGTAACGGCCAAAACTGACGACAACAGCCAAGTTGGATTTAACGTGCACAGCCAAGATTTATGGGCTGAACTTTTCCGCGAGAGGCATGGGGAATATCCTCATCCCTAAATGGCCGTGAATAAAGCAACGTCTGAGCGCATCGTCTATGATAAGGGCGAAGACGTTCTGAGTAGGTAGAGTTTTACCCTAGTAATTTTTAGGTAACCGATGATGCACATGACTTTTGAAAGCTTTCAAGATTTTGTTAAGGCTCGTTACCCTCAGGCTAAGAATTTTCATGAACTTGATGGCTACTCTTGCGTAGTCAAAGGTGAGCACAACACTGATTCTATAAATTACAGCAATTGTATTGGCTGGTATGTTGCTCGGGTAACCGCTGAGGAATCCTATAGAGGTACGGGCCCTACCTTAGATTCAGCTATTAAAAACCTACAACTTACCTTTACAAGCCCTGTACCAACGCCAGGAGGTACCAGAGATATCCAGAAGATTCTTGAATGTCTGGATGCATTCACGACAACTGTGGTAGAAGTATTAGACGCCGCTGGTTACGGTAACCAATACTTGAACGCTACATTAGCGGAATTAAATAAGGCAATTACCGACTATGACCGGCGTCAAAGCAAAGACTAACTGCCACTACTAAAAGCTGCTAGGGTGCAGACCGCTGTAAATATCTAGAGGATTGAACGATGAAAATAAGTTTTGAAACGTTTCAGGATACTGTCAGGCGAGTGTATCCACACGCTGAGGGTTTTACTAATAGCGATCGCTGGATTCCAGCCAATTATTCTTGTGTAGTTAAGAACCTGCACAGTGCTGAATTTATTAGCTACAACCCTCCTTCTGGGTTGTGGTTCGTGCACCGGGAGACCTCTGGAGGTTCATATGATGGAAGTGGTCTCACCTTAGAGCTTGCCTTGAATAATTTACAGTGGCAAGACTCCACCATTACTATGGAGTTTCAGGACGGTCTGCTGGTAAATGATTAATCCGGACAGAGTCTAATGCCGGGTTATGTGGCCTAAGCCTATTGTGTACCCTAGCGTCTTCATTGTCGCTGGGGTACCCTAGGAAAAGCTTAAAATATAATAAGAACACCACTCGCGGAGGTCGGTAATGGACGGCGTTGATAAGAATGAATTTGCCACAGACTTAGAAAAATTGCAGCGAATTATGTGGAAGTCCCCTCTTGATTACATAGTCAGGAATAACCACCTAGAGTTCCTAGAAGAACTGGCGGAGTGTGCTGCAGAGGTGGCTCAGAAGGCATCCGTGTTATCATCTGCGATCCGTAATGAGCCGGCCCAAGGCGCTTCTATCTCCTACCCTGTAGGGGATGGGAGCGGCGGTGGCACTTATTCCGTACCGATTTCCGCAGAATCTCAAGAGGAGATTGATCGTCTTAGAGATAACTGGGATGTGCGCTAATGTCTGACTATTCGTTGGATCAGCTGACTGATATGATTTTTAAAAAAGAGGTTGAAATCGCCGCCCTTAAGGCCAACCTAGCACAACTGCATCGGTCTGAGTTAGGACTTCGTATGATGGTTGAGGACGAGCTCCCGGAAATTAAAAACGAGAAACGGCGCCAGCTTGCAATCCATAACGAGCTTCTTGCTACACAGGACTATACTGATGTGCAAAACGCAATTGCAAAAAAAACTTTAGAGTTAGAGTTGGCACAAGCGCAGCTGAATTTTCTGAAAAATACCTTTGAGGTAGAAAAGCTAAAGTTAAAAAATAATGAGTGAGTTTATAATGAAAAGATTTAGACTCCTACAGAAAACAGTCGCCGAGCATGCATTTGATGATTGTTTTAATATGGGGATATACATTGGTTCAGTTCCATCACTCAAGCTAGAAGGCGAGGCATTTACTTGTCTTTGCTTGGCTGGTTTTTCTACAGCCTATGCCTTAGGTGAGTCAGACCCCAGCTATTTACCTACGGCTGATAACTTAGTGGGTTATGGACTCTATGCAAAACTTGCCAAAGCTAGGGATGAATACTATGAGCTTCAGGGGCAAGTATGTAGGGAGTCGGATAATCCAATTACCGTAAACTTTTTCATACGCCACGCCTCAGAGTGGTTGGGAATTCCTTATCATAGCCAACTATGGACTACTTTTGAGTGGCCTAAACCGTTTGGCTATCTGTATGACCACTTTGAAAAGGCAAGGCCCACAATTAAGAGTCTATACTTAGAGTCTCGGTCTCAATGCCTCTATGAGGTTTTTCAGCTTCCTGGTACTTACTTTAGAGCCCTTGCTGGGTGTCTAGCTCTCCAGATTTATATGGAGTGTACGCCTGCCGAAGACTGGTCTACAAAGGTAGCTGACGTTGGCTGTGCGGACGCTCTGGCTCAGGTCTTCACGGAGTACTCTGGGTTTATTGATAAGTTTGAATCAATGGCCGCTAACACGCCGGGGGCTAAGCCTTTTCTGGTAAAGTAAAAGATTATAAAAGGATTATGAAAAAGTATATTACCGGGCGCGAACTCAAAGAAATGTTTGAAAAGGGCCTGCCTCTTACTATTGAGATAGCACCCGAACGGGTGTTGACTCAACAAGATGAGTGGCAGGAAAACTACTTGTGTTACGACACAGACTTTTCCCCTAGGATGAGGGCTGACGTAATAAACGTTAAGAGTGATGATGAACTCTTAGAGTTAGTGTTAGACCTGTCTAATTGGGAATCTTATAACAACAGGTTTGACCTCCCTAACCATACAGAAGGGGAACACGTAGATTTGAAATGGTGTGAAACTAAACGTTACAAGAAATTCTATAATGGACATACTATTATTAGGACGAGCATTTATGCTGCCCTAGACACCACCCACGAATTTACCTTAGTCGGGAACGCCGCCCAAGAGCTGCATCAAAAGTTTTTGGAGTCCAGCCATCCAAATTATGTCCAATGGTTGGAAAGTCAGATAGGTGAGTGTTCTTAAAGTCACTTGAACATTAAGTCTGCCCCTTAATTACCTAATCCACGTTTATAAAAGAATTCATGGAAAATCCTATTACAGGGCATAAGCTAAGAATTGAGTTTGAAATATTGCGGCTTCATAGAAGGTTCTATAGGTCAGGCCACCCGGATTATGTCAGATGGCTAGAGGAGCAGGTACTTCAATTAGAAAAGCGAACAAGTGAGCTAGAGAAAGAAGCAGACCATCTAGCCGCGCAGTAGAACTCGTATATACAAAAGCCCGGTGCTTGTATTAACCACCGGGCTTTTGTGTGCAAACTTTTAACAATTTGTATGTCAAGTGCATGTCAATTGTATGTAATAGCATGCACTTGACATACAAATTAGCTCAAATTAGGAGCAAGAACAAGCAATGGATGACCACGAATTGTTGCATGATTTATTGCAGCGCCGGGGCTTAACTTGGGTCTTGGAAGACCTTTTCAAGCACCCTGAGATTTATTCACCGGGGTGTGTTTACAATACTTTAAGAAGAATATCTATAAACTGGTACGCTCATGTCAAAAACAAACTCAGTCAACTTTAATACCCCCTTTAATCGCACGGTCGCGGAAAACCTAGACCAACTAGCTATAAAGCTGGTAAGCTATTTCCTTTGTAATAAGTATGGTTCAGCGGGGCTTTTTAGTTCCCCTCTAAATTCTTCCGTTTGGGAAAGTATCAATAGCCTTTTACTCTGCCCTTGGGAGAATGTTGATGAAATTAGGCAGTTCCTCGTGCCTAGCGTCATCACTGAGCATGGGGAGATTATCACTATTGAAGGGCTTGCAGCTAAACAAGAGGTAGACACATATTCTTTTGTCCAGCAGTTAAGGGAGGACCTAAACAAACCAAGTCAGCCCGTCGGTTTATTTGTCTTGTACCTAATGGAACCCTATATAAGATATAAGCGGGATAATATCAAAAGTTACCCTGCGGCTTTTGTTGAGGCCCGAGGTTATTGGCACTTTTTGGATAACATTCTCCAGTGCCTAGAATCTTTTCGGTCGAATCCGATTGAATTCTATACGCACACAGAATGCCGGGAGTTTTACATGGATAACCTAGTTAGGTTGATGAGCAACTTTACCCTAACTCATTTTTGTTTCCCGTCTCTGCAATCATACACTGTACGACTGGTTTAATCTACAGCTTGCTGTAGAGCTATTAACCCTCAGCAGCAAAAGTCTAAGTATATTGGAAACTTCCGGCCTGTATGGCAGTGAATTCAATTCTATTGACATCCTAAAGGAGGCTATGATCCGTGAGTACGCGACTGAGGACTTTTAATACCCACTCCCGTGCCCAGGAGTAGCCAGACTAGCACAATTACAATAAATATCTATTTTAACTATGGGCATTAAACTACCAGGCAATATGACCGTGGGGCTAATCCTGCCACTGTCGCTAATTAGCCTAGACAACTCCGCAGAGGATTGGGGAGGCAACTGGCCACCGCTGGCCCATTTACTTGAAGAAGTAAACTGGGCTGAATTCTTCCGTCAAGTTAACTATCGGCCAAGAATAGACGGTGATAGGGAGACTTTCTTGGAAGACCTAAGAAAGCATTACTTGGATTTCTCGGAGATTCTTGATGCCTTGCTTGATGAGGACGGGCTGAATCTCACCGGTATTATCGTCCGACTTGACGTGGCAGGCTTTGACTTTGAAGCCTATGAGGGCTTCCCTTATTTCAAATGGAAGCACTTCTATGGCTACTGCGAAACTTTTGCGGAAGTCGAATGGATGATTTTGGGATTGGTCTTAAAAGCCAGTCAGGGGGTAGGGGGTGACGGCATGAACCTACAGCCCGGTCTATAAACACGCTATGATCTGTGAGTACGCGACTGAGGACTTCTAGCATTAATGTTGTACTACCATGGAAGTACTATCTACTTACCAGTAGGTACTTTACTGAGGCCCGGGATAGACTATGAAAAGCACTGGGCGTCAACCGATTTTTATACTGCTCTAGAGCATTACAGACCAACTGGTAAGCTAGCGCATAAAGACGCTGTTTTTATGTGTGAGTCTGAAGATGATGTTGATTTATGCGGCGGAGGTACTGAGTGGTTATTTAGTGTTAACCCTCTTGGCCCGGTGCATAAACACGATGTGAATTGGTCTAGTGAGATTAGTTGTTTAATCTCTAAGGGGTATTCTATAAATAGCCCTGAAGTAGAATCGGCGGCGTCTAGCTACTGGAATTCTATGCCTCATTACAATGAAAGCGTGTGGGAGTACTTAACGCCCTCCGCTACGATCCTAAAAGTTGTACGGTACTAAAAAATGAAAAAAGTTTCCCTCATCAATGTGGCCCAATTAGGTATCTGTCTTGTATTCTTGTCTGTTTTGTTCTTAGCACTTCGCCCGTTGTGGGCTCCTAAGCCAGAAACTCCTATGATTGAAGAAGCTGAGGAGGAACTAGTCCAGGAGGACGTTCCTCAGTCTAATGTCAGTCCGCCTAGTGGAGGTTTCTACGGTAGTGGTTATTACCCTGGAGGGTACAACCAGTTTTATCGTCCTTGGGGGCCATCTCAGACCGCTCCTCAACAGCCTTACAGTCCCTCTAACGGGTTCCGGTCTAATCGGAGACCTAGTCGCGATTCTGGCCCTGCAACCACCCCCTCCCCCTCCACCCAGCAGACCCCCAAGGCTCGGCAGTCTACGCCTGCTACTAGTGGTAGTGGTTCAGGTAATGGGCAACCTACAAGGTCCGTGAGCCCTGTAAAGCCTAATGAAACTACAAGACCTTCTACGCCTGCGGCAAGGCCTGCGACAAAGCCTAGTACAGCTAATCCTAGTTCTACTAGACCGGCGGCGCCACGGCCTTCAAGTGTACGTCCGCCATCACCTAGAGTTAGCCCTAGCCGGCCTAGTAGCCCTACACGACGTTAAAATAAGCTAAAGAAGGTGCAGTATGAGAATGATAAGATTCCCTGACGTTGGACAATTTAGGAATGTGGTCCAGTCACTTCGTCTGCGTGCTCAATTTGCAGGCAAGGCAGAGGATGGGACTCCTATTTATGACGAGTCAAGAAAGGCGCAGCCTGTTACCTTTTCTGGAACTGTAAAGCTTGATGGAACCAATGCTGCTATCTGTTTTGATGGCGAGAATACCTGGTTCCAGTCCCGAGAGAGGATTCTTACCCTTGAAAGTGATAACTATGGGTTTTGTCGGAGATTTCAACAGGATGAAGCAGTTACTTCTTTGATTTCAAGTGTCACTGCAGCAGTGGAGTTTTCTAACGGGGAAACTCTTTGCATCTTTGGAGAGTGGATTGGAAAAGGCATTGCCAAGGGTATGGCCGTCTGTCAGATTGAGAGAGAGTTTATTGTTTTTGGCGTTGCTGTTTGCTCAGCCTTTGAAGGTGAACAGGCGGATGACTCTGCCTCTCTTAAGTGGATTGATTTAGGTACGCTTGATCAGGCGATTAAGGGTAGTGGCTTTGACACTGTTCTATCTTGTCCTCAGTATTTGCTTGTCGTTGATCCAGAGAATGCGGAGGCAGCCTGGCATACTGCAAAATCGCTAACTGACCTTGTTGTTAGTGAATGTCCATTTGGAAAGCTTCGCGGGAAAGTTGGAGCCGGAGAGGGTATTGTTTGGTTTGGTACTGATGATACTGGGAAAACTTTCCTGTTTAAAACCAAAGGGCAGAAGCAGTCTGTTGTCTCCTCTCCTAAGGAACTCCCTAAGTTTGAGGCTCAGGGTGCAATTAACACCTTTGTCACTGATGTACTTACTGAGGCCCGGTTGAATCAAGGGATTGAGCGGGTCTTTACTGCAAACGACATTGTTCCGTCTATTGAAAAGACTGGCTCCTTCCTTCAGTGGATCAGCCGCGACATTGAAAAGGAGGAGGGTTTCTCTTTTGAGGCTCTTGCTGCTCTTGGTATTACCAAGAAGAAAGCTATGGGTCCAGTCAATCGTGCCGCTCGCGATTGGTTTATGGACTATCTAAACTTGTTGTCCCTGTAGATTACCACGTCAAAACCCCGCCTGGAAGGTCTAAAGTCCCCAGGCGGGGTTAGGAACCCATTTACTAGGTTAATTGCTATGTTACTACCTGCCGTTGATTTACCACCTGTCCATGCCCAGCTGCAGACCGTTGATACCACCGCCGACAGCTCCAGGGATGAATTTCCCCGGCGCCGGTGTGCCCCGCACCCTAGAGGTCGTGGCCTGTCCTGTACCGAGATTGTACCGGGCAACCCCTACCAGGTCATCAAAACCTGGTTAGGGCGGTCCTAGACCGTTCTAGCTACCATTCCGGGGAGGTTACTACCCCGGTGTACCAGCCGTTTACCTAACTTCAAACCATGACTAGATTTCTGTCTGTAGCCGCTACCTTTTCGCTTACGTCTTTTTTAGTAGGCTGCCCTCTGCAGCAAGACCAAGCAGATCGCCGATACCCTGACCCGGCTCAACCGGACTGCTATACAACAGTCGAGGTAGTAGCCGGGGAACCCACAGTAAAAGTTCATAACTGCAATCTGGACATTGATTAGACCAGCGCACTAACCACCCCGGGGAGGGAACTAACCCGGGTCCAATTCTAAGGAGATGAGAAATACCATGCAACGGTTATCTGTTAGTTTGGCTGAGGATGTTTCTCAATTGCTTGAATCCTTGGCTAAGTCACAAGGGATTACCAAAAATGAAGCTATCCGCAAGGCTATCGCGACGGAAGCTTATCTTTTGCAAGAGAGGCTGGGAGGCAGCAAAATCCTTCTCCAAAAACCTGACAAAGAAGTTCGGGAAGTGCTCTTTCGCTAATAGAGTACTTAGTTTGTTAACTGACAGGGCCTGGTTAACCAGGCCCTGTATAATAAAAAAAAATAGGAGACATTAGCTTAATGGTAAAGCACGGGGCTTTTAACCTCTTGATGAAAGTTCGATTCTTTCATGTCTCATTTGCTGTTAGTTAACAACCTGGAAACTGTATGAAAGATAAACTTGCGTTACTAGCCTCTTATATACAAGTAGCGTTGGAGGCCTCAGAATCCGACGCTACGCACATCATAGACCTTAACTATATGCTAACTCTACTTTCTGAGGTAGAGCAGGTATCAAGGGAGCTAAGGGGAGCAATCCTGGAAAAGTCTCCATTTAAGATAGGGGACTACGTTAGGGTCGTATCTAATGACTTTCTTGGGCATGACGCGACTTTGAATGAGGGTTATATCTCTCAGATCAATATCTCAGGCTACATGTGCGGGTTGTATTATGTAGTACGGGCTCCTACAACCAGGGGTAACTTTAATCCAAATGGTAGAATTATTAGGGCCGCCGCTTCATTACGGACACTTGTTAAATGTGACCCGCCTTCTGTGTAGAATAATTTAATTTAACAACCTGTTAGTTTTAAAAGTTGCGACAAAAGGTGTCAGTTAACAATGAATTTTAACGACTATAATTACCCGCTGAAAACCCTTTCAGATAACAACTCAGCCTGGGAGGAGGCCTTTAAGGAGGTTTACAACAAATTCAAGGATGATGTCTTTAAGACCTTAACTGCAATCGGACAGCATCCAAACCGGGAGTTCTTATTCGCCGCAGCCTGGGCAAAATACCCTAGAAGCTGGGAGAAAATTTTCAAGGACCTTGAGGAGTTTTCCAAAATCCTTGACCGTCTATTCCAGGCGGTAGATAAGGATCAGATGCTGGCCTTGAGCGCCGAATTGGTTAACAAAGCCCAAGTGCAACAAGAGCTAAATTTAGATACCCGATCATTTGCGAACGCTGTTAGAGAATTGAAAAACGAACAAGCACTAATTCAGCAGGCCAATCAATTGGTTATGGAAGCCGAATTAGATCAAGCCATGCTAGACATGGACGCATGGGGGCATTCAGACAATTTAGACTCTTGGAGAGATTCGGAGGGTTATAATAATCCTTGGAGAGATTCAAAAATGGGATTACCGCACCCTTTAACGCGCATTTATAGCCCGTGGAGAGATTCGGACGAGACCGAATAAACGGCCTGGGATTTCTGCAGGGCTTCTACTAGGAAATTTTTTGAGGTATTTCAATGGTATTAATACCTAAAACCGTTCTACAGGGCCGTATTCTTGATTTTGAAAATGCGGTGAAATGTGTATTAGATGGGGAGTTCTACGCGGTCGGAGGACTCTTTGGCAGTATTATGCGCGACTGGTTAAATACCTGCCCGGGTGAATCCGTAGATGTACAGGATATTGCCGAGGGCATTGACCGGCTCGCACAACAAGAATTCCTTGAAATTGTGATGAGGGAAGCTTCTAGAGACAGGCGCTCTGTTACTTTAAATTATAAACTTGGGTCTATTGTACTAGTGGCAAAAAACAGGCTGATTAAAATTCCCGATGCCTGGGCAACTAGTAAAGAGGTCTACCTAGATATTTATGGAGTACTCCATGGTTATCTAAAAAGAGACGGGGTCTCAGATGAAGCTATAAAAGACGAGCTCGTGCAGTGCTACAAGTACCGTAATGGGGACAATTAAGAAGACTACTTTATACGAACGGATCGCTGATTTTGAGGATGCGGTGACTGCCGCAGGTACAGAGTTTTATGGCATCGGACCACTGTTTGGCGATATTGCCCGCCACTGGCTACAAAATCAAGTTGGAGAAAACATAGAGCTGTTGTCTATTGCTGTCGCGATTGAAACGTGGCTGCGCGATGACTTTGGTAAGCTGGTAGTGCAATACGCTAGTAGAGAAAAGTATGCGGGATCTTTGGAGGGTAAAGTCAACGCTATTGTACGTGTAGCCAAAAATCGGCTCATTACAGCCAAAGAAGCCTGGTCTGAGGGTAGAGAGTTCTATTCCACTATCTATGGTGATCATCATGAGCTTATACGGAAACTCATGAAGGGATCCTCCGACGAAGAGATAATGGATAGTATTCATGAAACTGCTGCTGAATACACACTTAACCGAAGGCAAATAAGGGTACGTGAAAACAGGACTAAAGGCGCACTTTGAATAACAGGACGGAAATTAATGGATTTTGAAAAATATGAAGAGTTATTTAAAACTCTTTCAAATCAATACACAGCGGCGTTGGAGAGGGACTTAGCCAGTCTGCATAATCAGAAAGTTAGGCTAAAGCAAGAACTGGAAGATATTGAGGCCGCGCTTAGAACATGCAAGTCTGCCCGCAACAAAGGTATAATTACGGCTTCTAATGAGGTTCTCCAGACATTTAAGGAAGACGTTTTTAGGGAGTTGCCTGCTATTGGGAATCATGAAAATAAAGAAGCCATATTTTTATCAGTTTGGGAGAAATGTGATAAAGATAAGGAGCGGACGTTTGAAGAATTAGAAGAGCTTTCCCGCCTGTTCTGTAGCACTTAACTGTTTGGCAAATTTACGGGTCTTAATATTACAGAGAGGCCCGTAAATTCTTTAATAAGCCCAAGACTTGAAAAGTGAAAAGAATGAAATACAGGATATTCTATAGCAATGCTCATGATGCCAAAGACAAAGGCTGGCAGAAGCAAGGCACCGTTGTAGAAATCAACAGCATGGGTGACTTAATAGCGCTGGCAGAAAGCTTTAACAAAGAGGTCATCATAGGCAAAAACAACTTACCAGATTTTATTTATAATTATTGTCTGTGGGGCAAAGATAAGACCGAGTGGAAGCCTCTGCTAGATGAAGACGATATTGAGTCTTATTATCTCTTAGAGATGCCAACAGAGGATTGGGTTAGTGATCAATGGATTGAAGTCTATAACGGTTATCGCGAATAGCATTAGGAATTTACCGATATGAAAGATAATTTAAGCCCGGACGTAATTACTGCTGAGAAGAGCTTATGGCAAGTATTTATAGTCAGTACTGATTTACCGCGCGATCGTTTTGCCTTTGGAGCTACTGTAGTATTCTTCTTAGTACTTACGGTCTGCACCTTATTTGGCTATAAGTCACCACTACAAATACAAGCCGACTTACTACTATGGGCGGGCAACGGTTTCCTATTTGGAGTAGGAGGACTAATCTTTGTAGTTACGGGTATTCTACTCACTGCATCTAGCAGTGAAAGTCTGTTAATAGCCTTTTCGCAGGTTAAGCATAAAAAAAGTGGCCATAGCTACCTAAAGTATAACCTTGTGACGCTAATGTATGCAGCTATTGTATATTTAACCTTAGCCGTCATGTCATTCTTTATTTACGTTTTTGGTGGTTTTACTGTAGTGATAAGTAAGCTTATATATTTAGGCTTGCTAACCTTAATTTTTTACAGTTTAATGGTGTTAAAAACGTATATTTTTAATATATACGCAGTAATAATGGCTCGTGTTAGATTCGCTGTTGAGCTTCAGTTAGATAGCTCGGAAAATAATTAGCTCATTCGCCCAGGGTTGGCCGAGCGGATTAGGCAACGAACTCATAATTCGTTTTAGGCGGGTTCAACTCCTGCACCCTGGACTTCCCTCTGCTGGGCTAATTGGATAAGCCACCGCCCTTCTAAGGCGTTCACCATCCTGGTTCAAGTCCAGGGCAGAGGACTAATACATTAACCATACTGAATTACCATGAATCCATCTATTGTTGCAGAACTTGATACGAAAGGGTTTATCATTTACAACGCGGATACCTTCTTCAGAGAAGGACATCATAATCTGACCCAAATTAGAATCGTCCGTGTCCGTTATAAAGCCTCGCAGGAACTGGCCTTTGTAACAATAGATGAAAGCGATTGGGAACGGTCATATATCGTTGGTGTTTACGATACTCGCAGACTAGCTATATCTTGCGGCAAAAAGATCGCTGATAATAGTTGTCTCACCTGATCTCATTACAAAAGAAAAAGATCGCAATTGAGAGGTGTTTTCCATGTCTGAATCTTCAAAAGTTAACCCCTTGGAGCGGGGCCCTAAACCTCGCAAGACCACTGGTTTTGGGGCTGATTTTGTGCATCCGGTACTAGCCGCTTATGCGGCTGAAGGCAATCAAGAAGAGGGCTACGACATCAGCTTCTACATGCCTGAGGGTCCGCATATACACCCTGAATATAAGGAGGGTGGTCAGGAGAGTAAGAGCGCCGACATAAGCGAGTATATGCCTGAGGGCCCGCACGTTTTCAAAGATCCTGGTGTCGTAGAGGATGAAGAGCACGTGGATTGCTAGCAGAAGTTAGACTCTCTGAAAACTGTTTAGAGTTGAGGTAATTATGTCTTTACTAAAGTTTTATGTGGCTGGTCACGACCTGGACGCATGCCGTGTAATTGCGGCTAACTTACGGCTTAAAGGTTATGAAGTCGTATCTCGGTGGCTAGATGAGCCCATGCTTCCAACAAAGGAATACACCCCCGAAGAGAAAACACGCATTGCGACAATGGACATTGAAGATGTCCGTAGTTGCAACGTGCTTATAACTTTCTCCGCGGGCTTTAAGGTAGCTGGGGGTAAGTTCGTAGAAATAGGTGCAGCTATTATTCAAGGAAAGCCAGTCATTGCAATTGGTGGCGCGGATAGTATGTTGATGCACCACCCCTTAGTCCTCCATGTGGACACCTTCCAAGAAGCTATGGACTTAGTGGCTACTAAATCGTTCTTGTCTAAAATAAATCAAGTGCCCGTAGAGCCTGAAGGGCCCATTTGCCAAGCTGATCTTACAAGTCCAGTCTACAAGGCCTATATGGAGGAGCGAGAGTATTTGATGTAAGCTGCTGATTGCCTTAAACCATTTCTATAAAACTACTGAGGAGGGTATACTATGTCCATAAGAAAGAATGTTATTAAACTGCCGGAAGAAGCTGGATTGGCCATGATTCTTATTCCGGGCGGGACCTTTACTATGGGTTCGCCTAAGAGTGAGTTGGGGCATGAACGTGATGAAGAGCCTCAGCATATTGTTACCTTAGAGCCTTTCTTAATGGGAGAGCATTTAATTACGCAGCATCAATGGCGAGCTGTGGCCAGTCTACCCAAGGTAGAGCGAGAGTTGGATTCTAACCCCTCTAGATTTGAAAGGGGGAAGTTTGACGGTCATTACTGCCCTGTAGAGGGAGTGTCTTGGGATGATGCTGTAGAATTCTGTGCTCGTTTGTCCGCCCATAGCGGGCAACTTTATACCTTACCCAGCGAAGCTCAGTGGGAGTATGCTTGTCGGGCTGGTACTGAAAGCCCTTTCTATTTTGGCGATCTCCTGACTAATAAGGCTAACTACAATGAGTTCCATAAAGGGCCTACTGATGTTGGGAGCTTTCCCCCCAATGCTTTTGGCCTTTATGATATGCATGGTAATGTCTGGGAGTGGTGCTTAGATACCGGGCACGACAACTATGAGGGAGCTCCGACTGATGGTAATGCTTGGTTGACTGGAGGGGATAGTTCCCGTCGTATAGTACGTGGTGGTTCTTGGACTGATGATCCTAGGGACTGTCGCTCTGCCTGTCGGCTCCGGGCCCGCCTTGATAAGCGTTCCGACGACTTTGGCTTTCGTATTGTAAGTCCAGCGACTAGCACTCGGGGGTAATATATGATTACCCCTCCCCCACCCCACTGCTCCTAAAACCGGCAGACTGACCTTTATTTATTGACTAACATGGCTAACCAACAAGAGAAACTAGCTCGCTTGAAAGAGATTCAAGCCCGTATTCAAGAGCTAGAGAATGCTAACAGCAACTCTACAGAACTGGTACAATTACGGGCAGAGAAAAATAAGTTGACGATTTCCCTGTACGGTTATATTGTCATTTAACGCTCCAGAGGTAAATCTTGCATACCTATAGATTCCTCCAACATACTCTCGTCTTAATTACTTACACCTGGCGCTGCGACGGAGGATGTTGTAGTAATGAAGAGGTGGTTTCTGAATCTTTTGAGAAAGGTGATTTGCTCGCCCTATATCAGCATCAACAAGGTTACTACCATTACTTGTTAGTGGATCTTGATAGCCCTGAGCAAGCTAGTCGGTTTGAGTATATGGGAAAAGATGCTATTCCTCGTATACATGAAGAAGAGATACAGGAATTAATTTCGGATGGTATCTTATGCCTTGCCTAGATTGCGCTATCTTTTTTCAATTCCTGCCCGTACGTCACGGGCATAGTCCAATTACTTGATGCAAAATAATGCTACGCCACAACGGAAATTTCTGGCTAGCGGCCCTTGAGTCGCTAGCCTTTGTTTTAAACGCCCTGGTATTAGGGCTGTATATTCTCATAGCTGTGACTACCCTAGTAGTCATGTTTTTGACATCTGCGAAAGCGCAGCGTTTTTATAAAACGGTTTGGTTGGCCATTCAATGGTCCGCCGAGCTAGTCTATTGGGTGAGTCTTCTAGGCCTACTAACGATTTACACTCGCCTACCCAAGGAAACCCAAAAAAAGGCTCCGCAGCCGGAAGTAGCTCAGATTACCATCCCTGAGGCCGCTAGTACAGAGGGTTTACCTGAGCCTGAGGCTGAGAATGTAAAGCACAGTCCTCAGCAGGATTCTCCTAAGGAAGAAGAAGAGCTAAGCTCTATAAGTCTTAAGGAGTTAAAAGCTCGCGCCCGAGCACTGAATGTTCCTAGGTACTCAAAGTACACTGCCTCTAACCGAACGGAATTAGAAGAGTTGGTCTTTACTGCCCAACAAGAGTCGGCTTTATCCAGACCCACTTGCGTTGGGCAGCGTCTCTAGGGCCGACTACGGTTCTACGCCAGTGCCCGCGGCGCCAATGCGTCGTTGGGCTAGCATGGTGGCCTATACCTTTGACTGCTGTGCGCCGTTCTACTACTGATGGAGTACTTAGCCACCGGGGGGACAGTACCGTAGAAGCCTTTGCGGGTCTTCTATTAATGTGTGCCCGAGCTGTTCCTACAGGCTGCTCCATTAAATCAGGCCTGTAGGTTAGAGTTAGCATTACTTGGATGACAATGCTCCTAACCCGGTCCGTAAACAGCCGGTCGGCCTCATTCATAGCAGTTCTACCCAATGATCGCTTTGGCTGTAGGATAGCGCCGCTTTCGTCAATACCAGAGCCTCCAAACCAGGTTGTATCACTAGCGTCATACCCTCCCCAGTGGAGGTTAAATGGAGCGTTATCTTCGGCCTGCAGGTCAGGAAGCACATAGCCAAAGCCCTCTCCATGGCTCGCTTCCATATTATCTCGGGAGGTTAAATGGACCACAACCCAATCTAATGGGCTTTTATCTGGGCTGACCAGACTATTGCAAGGGAATAATAGTAAAAATGTAGGTATAGGTGGGTGTAGATCTGCAAGTAATCCCTTGTCTACTGAGACGTCTGTGTGGTCAAATGCCTGGAACAATTCTGTTTTGAGTGCATAGATGGGGGCCGCCTGCAGGAACCATAAAGCCAGGCGGTTGTTCACAAGATAGGTCGCCTGGTCTATTGTCTGCCGAGCTGTTGATTCATCCCGGTACATGGCCAGGCCGCTCCCCACCGCTGCACTTAACCTATTCCATTGGGTATAGCCCCGTGGAATCTTATAGGGCCTATGTTCGCGCACAAGGGCAATCTCGTTGGGTGCGAACTCGTGTTCTAAAAAGTTTAACGTCTCTGATCTCATGATTAGGAGGATCTAATGAGGGCAATTATAGTCTATCGGCATGGAGAGCCTTGGGAAGTATTTAAGAACTTTGCCGATGCTGCTGTTTATGTTAACAGTCAACAGAGGACTGGATTTGAGGATGTAGAAGAGCGAGTGGAGCCTTCCGAGTATAGAACAGACATGGTATGCATAGAAGGTCACGAAACTTATGGTATGGCCTCGCATTACTTCGAGTACAGAGATTGGATGGACAAAGAAAACGCCAATAACCTGTCTGAAGGACAATCTCTTACCAACATCATAGACTAATTGCCTGCAGCTTGCCTGTAATTAAGTAGCAGTTATGCGACTATACCAGCCTAATTGTTACAACATTGCATGCAAGCTGCAGGCAAACCGTACTGTCAAATTTGAAAGGTTTTATATGCGCTGGATTTTAACTATTTTACTCAGCAGTAGTTTGATGCTACTCGCCGCTTGCGACGAACCGAACCGAGATGTTGCCCCTTCAGGCATGTGCTCCGTTAATGAAGAGCATACAAAGGGTTGCGCCGAATAGATTGCAAAGCAACCACTAATCTAAGCTATTATTAAATTAGTGGTTGTCGCGCCGCTGTAGCTCAACGGCAGAGCACCCGCCTTGTAAGCGGGGGGTTCTGGGTTCAAATCCCAGTAGCGGCTTTGTCCACAAATTTAAGGTATTGAAATGACTTACACAGATTTTGACCGTGCTGCTGAACTCAGCGGTGATTTATCGGACGAAATGGCTGCTAAAGCAATTGCGGAAGCTGAATTAGAGCCTTGCTCTTGTTGTAACTGCACTAATGCTACCGTTTTTAGCCTCTATGACGTTGTGCGGTATCCAGAATATGGCAAGGACGAGGGCGAAATTCATGCTATTGATGGAAATAAATGCGAGGTCTTTTGGCCCCGCAGGGGACTTAAAGAGCCTCATATTGAGTGGGTCGCTTCCTCTAAATTACAGTTCATTAGGAAGCCTAGAGACCCATACGAATGGATTAATAAATACTGGTTTTAGGACTGAGTATCTCCGCTGGCTATAGTTTGTACCATCCAAAGTATGAGCTGTAGCCACCGTTCAAGCTATTAATAAAGGTATTTTCTTATGATTAAATGGGTTGGTTTGACTGCTTTTGTTGATAAGGAAGCAGTAGGCTGTGTTATGAACGTCAGCAATACATCATCTGCATCTTCTTGGGGTTACAGCTTCAAGCATAAAAATGCAGAGTTCTACGATAGCGGGTTTAGGTCAGAGGATAAAGCTAAGGAAGCATTTAAAGCAGCATTTAAGGCGGTCAGTCATGCGCCAGTTAAGTAAAGCATTTAAATCACGGTTGGCAAAGTTTATCTACCGTTTACTTCTAGAAGGTGCAGAAATATCGCTTCCAGATGGCGACTATATACTAAAGCATAATGCGGCCTGGTTTACTTTAGGTACTGGAAGCCCGTACCCTATCTCTGTCCGCATCAGACTAGACGAGGATGTTTTCCGCGTAGATGTCTACAAATACCTAGAAGAGGGTGAGGACCCTATTCTATCCTACGACGGGACGATTGAATATTAAACCGAGGTTTATTATGACTTTTGAAGAGTTCAAGACTACTATCCAGAACCATGGCTTCCCTGCAGATTCTGGTCACTATAATAAATTTATACGCTTCTACGTATTTACAATCTACCCTGAGAAAATGGAGGATTTTGAGTTATTCCGTATTTTCTTTGAAAAGAACGAGTGGCGCGTATCCTCAAAGAAGCATGGACAGGATAAAAAGGAAACCCGTGAGCAGGAACTGCATAAAGCTTTAGAGGGGCATTATTGTACACTGTTCGGCCTAAATTAATTTGGTGTTGTAGCTATGGTTAAAATTACGTTGCAGCAGAATTTAGAAATGATTAAGAAAATCAGAGAATTGATAACTGGGCGCAGCGCCCTTGAAAGAGTCGTAACAGCAATTGACAGATTAGTTAGTGACTCAATGCTTGCCGGTAATTATGATCGCATACAAACTGGCGTACCCGAGGTTGCCAAAGGGCTAGATGCTGAGGATTACTCGTTGCTGTTGCGTGTCCTTAAGTATAAAATCCAAAGAGATAAAGCTCCAGCAGCTGCGCCCTTTTATGAAGAAGCACTTAAGTGCGCTATTGCATCCCGCCTTGATTATTTTGTTCTAGAGGATAGAGCTAATGGTTGACTCCCAACAAAATGATAGTCGGTATCCGTATACCTACGCTTGGGACTACTTACGCGGTATCTGCGAAGGGAGTGTGTCAAGATCGGACGTCGCTAAAATAATGGAATTCTTAAGCGAGCTCTTGGGGAATGCCCTAAATCTCTCACCCAGCGAATTAGCTGAAGAGCTGGCAATTAAGATAGCTGACTATGCGCAGGCAAATCCTCATGACCCGCAAGTACTCGTAGACAATGCTTCGCGGCGCCTCAATAAACCCACGATTACTGAAAAGGCCGATTCTATACAACCGGTGCCTGAAGTAATCACCATTAACCTACCAGGCGGGGTAGAGTTGGAAATGGTCGCTATTCCAGAAGGGAGTTTTCTCATGGGCTCCCCTGATGATGAACTAGGGCGTAGTAAAGACGAAGGTCCGCAGCATCAGGTGACTATAGCTACCTTCCTAATGGGTAAATACCCTGTTACGCAGGCGCAGTGGCGTGCGGTAGCCGATCTGCCCCAGGTGGAATATTATCTGAATCCAGAGCCATCAAATTTTAAGGACGATAAATGCCCAGTTGAACAAATTACCTGGCATGAAGCTTTGGAATTTTGTGCTCGGTTATCCAAACTAACCGGTAAACCCTACACCCTCCCCAGTGAAGCCCAGTGGGAGTATGCTTGCCGGGCCGGTACCGCTACCCCATTTTACTTTGGCGAGACCCTTACCACTGACCTAGCTAATTACGATGGTGATTACATCTATGAACTCACCGAGGTGGGTAGTTTTCCTCCCAATGCCTTTGGCCTTTACGATATGCACGGCAATGTGTTTGAGTGGTGTTTAGATGTATGGCATGAAACTTATGACGGTGCCCCGGTTGACGGAACTGCTTGGGTGACAGACGGGGACAGTTCCATTCGTGTACATCGTGGCGGTTCTTGGGACGACGAACCTGGGAACTGTCGCTCCGCCTATCGGAGCAACGACTGGTCCTACAGCCGTGAGGCTTTTACCGGCTTTCGTATTGTGGTGTAATGCCCAGGGTGTTATTTAGACCAAGCAAAATATTGCGTCTTTGTTTTACCTCAACCCTTAGGAGGATTAAATAGTGAATCTAGAGTTACCCCATCTGGCGCTATACCGTGCGATCAAGGGTAATTTGACGTACTGGTTAGCGCCGGGGGCTAACTTACCAACAGTAGGAGTACTGATGGAGGTTAGGCAGCGGTGGGAAATGCTTAAGCCCTACGTCATTAACAAAAACCATAGAGCAATAGATAATGGCTTGGCTTTGGTGGAGCGTCAATTAAAATAGCGGCTCTTGGCATAAGCGAAGAGACATAACACTACACAGAATAGGAATAATTATGGCTGAGGTAACTACAATTACCCTGCCTGGAAGGGTAGAGTTAAAAATGGTAGCTATTCCAGAAGGGAGCTTTCCCATGGGCTCCCCTGCAGATAACATTGGGTTTTACTATAACGAGGGGCCACAGCATCAAGTAACACTGAATTCTTTCCTCATGGGTAAATACCCAATTACCCAGGCTCAATGGCGGGCTGTAGCGACCTTACCAGAGATTGAGATTAGTCTAGACCCCGATCCTTCAGCCTTCAAGGGGGATAACCGCCCCGTAGAGCAGGTGAACTGGCATGAAGCCTTAGAGTTCTGCTACAGACTGTCTACCTATACTGGTACTGTTTATACTTTACCTAGCGAGGCTCAGTGGGAGTATGCCTGCCGTGCTGGTACTACTACGGCGTTTCATTTCGGCGAGACAATTTCTACCAACCAAGCTAACTACAACGGTAGTTATATTTACGCTAATGGCCACAAAGGAGTCTGGCGGGAGGAGACGACTGAGGTGGGCATGTTTCCTGCAAACGCCTTTGGTCTCCATGACATGCACGGTAATGTGTACGAGTGGTGTTTAGATAACTATGAGATCAGCTACCGAGGCGCTCCAACCGATGGAAGCGCCTGGAAGCGTAAGAAGAGCCCATGGGAGATTCGCCATATACTCCGTGGAGGCTCTTGGGTTGATGGCCCTTGGTATTGCCGTAGTGCCCAGCGAGGATTCCTTAAAGAGTTTGTTTCAGATAGTTATATTGGCTTTCGTGTTGTATGTCTGCTGAAGTAGCCCGGCTAGCCTGCCACCCTAGCGGCCCCGCGGCTGCTGGGGTGCTCTTGTAAATTATTTTGGAGTTATAAAAATGTCTCAGCAACAAAAGACTGTTCAAGACTATGACAAACAGTTAAAAGAGGCTCGTAAGAAAATCGAGCAAAACGCTACCTGGAGAAAAGCACAGGGTAAGTCTTAGTTCTATCACGTGCACCCTAGCGGTCCCGTGGCTGCTGGGGTGCTACCGTTGTAAATACTTCTGTTTAATAAAGAGTCAATGAAAATCACAACTGATGGGCAATATCTGAATGTAACCTGGGGAAAACAAATCAACACTAGGCATATTAGCAGGATTGAGCTCAAGGCATCTAATGGCGCGACCGGCGTATTAATTTGGGATCACCCAAAAAGTAGGCCTACATTTCTGGGCGATAACATGACCCAAGAACAATCGGCTGCGGGGGAGAAAGCTAAACATGAGATCCTGCAAGCAAAGCATAATATCATTAAAAGTACACTTGATTTCTTGCAACTTTTTCAAGACGGTGGCTGGCATACTATCTACCCTGTACCTTACTGTCCTACTAACACTAATTCTAGTGGTAGTGCTAAAGATGCTAAAGGCCGCGACCCCGTGGAGGCTTTTCAAGAACTGCAGGACTTGCTTGAGGGTTCGGTTATTGACGAAAGTGAAATTGACTAGCCTGCCTTTTATAGGCCTCTACGTAGTCGAAGTGCTACCTATACAGCTTTGTAGTCCCGGTCCGTAACCTCGTAAAACCACTTCAGGTCGCTTTAGTAACGCCCTGAAATATGTACAAACTAATTAGGTGTTAACTATGCTACTACCTATCACCCTTGATTTACCCCCACAGGCTGCGCCCACCGAGATTGTTCAGGCTGCTAGTTTGAGCTCTATCCCTGATTGGGCCCTTACCTCTGAAGGCGAACTGGATAAGTCAGGCGGGGACCCCCGGGCTGAGTTCCCAGACAACCGCCAAGGGACCGGAGGTCCTGTTCCTCGGGCTCCCCGGAAGTAACTGCGGGTGCTAAGCTAATCCTAGGCCCTGTTATATAACAAGGCCTAGGTACTTTAACCTTTGGAGGTATACTATGGCAGCAACATGGCGGCAGATCCATGAAATAACGTCCCAAATGTCTGAGGACCAATTAGATCAACCTGTTTTACTTGAGGGTGATTGTTGGGAAGGTGTACACCTTGGTGTTATGTCCGAAGAGGATGTAAAACAGTATGGGAGTGAGCATGGGCCAGATCCTAACGTAAAGGTAGGAACACCTTACCTAAGTACTTGGGAGTGATATATTTGCGCCAGAGGCCATTTTCTGTGTGTAGCAGAGCTACAGAATCATAATAAGTAGTATTTTGGAGAATTTTAACGTGGCTGAAAAGATTGCGCAAATGAATGGCAAAGATTTTGCCTGCGTCCTCGGACTTGTAGCAACAAGAGCTTTTCTTGCATTGCTAAATCGGGACCTAAAAGATCTAGAAGATGGAACTACCTCTAGGGAGAAGCTAAAAGAGTCGCTGCCGCGGCGCGAAGCCTTATTAGCTAAATTCGCTGAATCTGAGGTCCCGGAAGATATTCTGGCTGCTCACCAAGTAACGGATAAGTTTAGCGCCTACAAAAAATTCTTGGAAAACTAATGCGTAAATTGATACTCAACCTAAGAAAAAAGATTGTAGACATAGTCGCGGGTTTATGCCTCGGGTGTTTACAACTTTTTATCATTGTTGTAGCCGTTCTTATAGGACTGGCTCCGTTTGTCGGTCTTGTATTCGCGATTGATTGGATATTAACTTACCTTGGACTCAATGTGCCTTTGTGGGTTACAGCGTTCATAATCTTCTTTATATGGCCTAAGAGGCAGTAAAAACATGGCTAAACTCCCCGTAGCAGCTATTATAGCTGCTATAGTTTTCCTGCTATTAACGGCTGCTTTCGCGTACCTTGCATCAATGATCCCGCCGCATCTTCTTCCTCCTTTGTTACTTCTGTGGCTGATAGGAGTCTTAACAGCAAAGGCTTTCGGTCTTTGATCTGACCAGTTTCTAAACACTCCAGCTCTTAGGCAGCTCGCGCCCGTGGTTCCTTAATTTAACAAAAAGTCATGCTAAAAGGAGCTATCATCGCTTTTGGTGTCCTGCTTCTATTGGCAGCTCTCACAGGCCTCGCACTAATGATCATCCATCTGTTTGGTTTAGTAGGAATTCAGGTTCCTTTTTTATTTGGCCTGTGGCTAGCCGTTATTTTCCTAATATGCCTAGCCTCCATTTAACTTACGGAGACAAATTATGACACTACACGAACTCGACATTAAATCACAGGTAAGTCGGCAGGTCGTTAAACAGGAACTTGCCGAATCATTTACCCGTAAACCACCCTTTCCAGTATTGCAAATAGAGAATGATGTGGCCAAGTTTATACAACTAGTAAATCACTGCCTTTATGTAGGCGATAAGGACTTGCTGCTGACCTGGGGAATTAACCCTATCAAAGAAAATCCGGGGTTACTTGGCTCTAACGATTTTGGGCTGTATAAAGAGACGTTTGAAAATCTTTATGAAAAAGCCCAGATAGAGCTAGAAAAGCAATGCTTCCTTGAGCTTGTGCAGCTGTTCTCTTCCTTTACTTAATAAATCAAATGAAAATATTTGAATCCTTAGTTAAACTCAGCAACTCCTGGGATGCCGATTTGGCTCAGAAGTTAGCTCTGCTTTACCTAGAAAGCCCCTGCCGCGCCGCTGAGCTGCATGAGATCGGGGTCAGCGATAGTTTGACCATATGGCTTCATTCTCAGGTTACCTACGACCGCGGCGCGTGGGTAGACAAAAAGACTGGGTGTCGGTGCGCTGCTGTAAAAGATAATCATGATTATGATCTTTCCCTGCTAACTCAGCAGGCTGAAAATGGTTTACTGCATATAGCCAGTAGTGATATCGCAGGGGGCAGTCCTCTATGGTCATTGTCAACAAACGACATATCTCGTTTCATTTGTGTGCTCGGGCATATTAGGTATGGCATAGGGTTCAGCACCTCTGAAAAGTGCCTCCTATCTATCCTTATGGCGTCCGATTATCGGCAATGGGTTGCTGAAGACCGAACATGGGGTGGACACTGGGAACCCAAGCAAAGAAACTATGGCGCCCAGGCCCTATTGTCTGAGATTGGGCTGCAGGCTGTTACTTTAGATTGGCTAGGGAGGCCTGAGAAGAGCCGGGAGCATCCGAGGACCAAAGAAATGATGGTCTACTCCCACAAAGTTGTCCTTCCCGAAGCACTACCAACAGGACTCCTCTAATACTTTAAGACATCATGTTCAAAAAGCTAATCATACTTATTCTCCTGTTCATCGCCCTTTTAACAGACACTTCCAATGGAAAATAATGAAAGCGTGGTAGAGCTAATGGAAATATACGGGGGCTTGTCCAAGCTGCGACCGATTCTTAAAGACGTTCCGCCTGAAAAGTGGGAAGGTCTGATAGAAGCAGCCCGGTATACAATAGAACTTCGCAAAGAGCTAGAAGAAAGTTCCATTCCTCATGAGGAATGGGGAGGCGCTATAGAGGCTTGCAAGATCCTTCTAGATCTAAAACGTTCTTACAAGGGCGGAAGTCTAGTTGAGGCCCTTAGCCGTAATCGCAGCCGGATAGCTAACTTAGATACACAATACCAAGCTTGGCTTCTAAGAAACGTTACTATGCTGATTGATTGAGCTCAATCGTTTTCAGAAGTTAATTGTAGGAGAATCAATTTAAAAGTTTTAAAGAATAGTTGTCTTTTTTAACTTACGTGTGTTAAGGTAGAAAGACCTTACTCTAGATAGCCGTGTACAAACAAAAACGTAAGCCCAAGAAGAGAGAAGTTGGTCGGCACAGCCCCGGCGCTCAGTCTCGGCTGGATAAGTTTGTACAGACCCATAGAGCAGAGAAGGAAGCTAATCCTCTGCCCTTGGATTTCTACCGCCCTATTTATCTCCCCAATAACTTCTGGGAGACTCTACGCAGCTACGGCAATCTGTACGTGTACGCACGTATGCTAGATAAAAAGGGCGCAGGGGTTGTTACCTTTAATACGGACTTTGCAGCGGGCGAGCTCTACATGATGCCCCGGACGTGCAAAGATTATATCCGCACCTGCCTGCGGAAAGGTTTGTTTAGGCATATAGAGTGGTTAGACAAAACGACCGTCAAGGTCTATTACAACTCTATGCCTAAGCTAATGTTGGGCTTAGAAGCAGAGTCCAACACTGAGATTCTCTTGGAGAGTCCGGAGGACATCCTGAGAAAAAAGTCCTGATTCCTGAGGATAGTGTCCTCAGGAAGCAGGAACAGAGTCAGTTTCGCGCTCAGCAGGAGCTGCGCACTAAGCTGCAGCAAAAGCTGAAAGACGAACTAAACGTAAGAAAGTTAGGTGCTGAAGGAGAAGAGCATGTAGAAAAAGAGTTTAAGGACCAAATGCTCACGCTTGCCGACTTCTTTAGAAAACCCTCTGTTAATGCCGGGGGCACTGTTTTGAAGAGGAAAAGTAAACGCCGAAAACGGCGGAATAAAGCTCTTATTTATCGCGGCAAGCGGTTCACGTTGGCGCATCCAGACGCCCCTCTGTTTGGAGCTACCCAGAAGGCGATCGGCTTAGAGATAGGCCGGGCCCGCAAGACTGTATCCCGACGGCTATCTAATAGCTATCGGGAGAAAGTGGCAAAGAAATATAAGATCACTATCAAACCCCTTCAGCGCACCCAGGTGTTAATCCATTTGGGTGATGCCGCTGCTGCAGAACAGGCCCAGCGAGAGTCGCTTGAGCGCCTCCCGATTGCGGTCTACAACGATAAATCTTATATTTGCCGGCCTAACGTCTACAAGGGGACAGCAGAGACACCAAGAAGCCAACGGCGGGTGCGTCAGCACCTTCGCCAACTTGAAGCTAAGCTACAAAAGCGTAGCTCCGATGATGCTTGATTTTATCAAGCGTTGCTTCTTGGGTTTGGTTGCTTCAACACTAGCGCCCCTCCGCTAGGTTGTAGCAGCGAAGCGAAAAATTTATTGAAATAATATTTTCTTCGCTTCGCTGCTGGATTTTCAGCTCCGCCAGTTTTTTTTGGTGAGCTGCCCCGTGAAAAATTTTTTTATTATTTTTTTTTTGCGGGGCATGAAAGGGGGGTTATTCTTACACAAGGAAAAAGCTAGGGTATCCTTAGCTTGATTTTTAGTGTAAAGTTATTTTTTATATTAATTTCGGGAATTAAGGGATTAAAGTTAAACCTATAGTTTTTGATAGGGGCTGCGCCCCTATCTTTTTTTTTGATTAACTTTCTAAATGTCCTTTAGAAGTTTGTATGGGTACAAACTGAATCAACATGTTCTATTCCTTTGAGTTATTCGGACCGCGCTTGCGCGCGTACGAGCAGAAATTAGCTGAGCTATCGCTGTATGACCCCCCAAGCCCCCCTTCCCCCCAAACCTCGGCAGAAGGACTTAGCGATACATCGCCCTTCCAGGAGGCTATTGATGCAGGATTAGCTATGCTAGACTGTATAAAACCAGCATCTACCGAAACCTACGGCCAACACTTTCTAAGCGTTGTCAAGCTAATAGTAAGAGCGCAGCAATACCCGCTGGCTTTACAACTCATTACAGATTACCGTTGCCCCGCTAAGTACATCTCGGGCGAACTAAAGACTTTAAAGGAAGCTATCAACACATGTCTTACTTCACCGGCTACAGACAACGACTGCAGCTCAACCATCAGAACTTAGTAGAGCTCGCGTTGCAGTTAACCCAGGAAGGCCTTCGGGTGCAGTATTATCTCCCTTCTGGTAGGACTCTCTTAAGCTCTCTGCGCGTCATTGACGGCGAGGAGTATCAACATCGGGTATCCAAAGAAGGACATTACTACTGGTATAAGATCTTCGTCAATGCCGTGCGTATTCAATTCAACACAGTCCCATACCGGTGGACATTTGAATACGATACGATCCCAGACTACCAGCACGGCTCTAGCACTACCGGGAAAGAATTTATCGTAAATCCTTTATGTGGGGGCCGTCCTGGGTATGCCGACTGGAATAGGTTACCCTTTAGCGTGCAAGACGTTAAGGACAATCTCCGGCCCTTCTACCTGCGTAATATCGGTGATCGCCAGCCTGGAATCCTTGATTATGTAGACCTTGTTCCACAAATGCCCGTAAACTTTAATGAAATCAAAGGAAGCTATGATGTGTAGAATGACTAAAAGGCAACTACGAAAGATCAACCTATATTACTGTGTTTCTGCATCTCTTGTAATCTTACTTGCATTACTCTTGCAGTCTCCAATATCTAACCCGCTGACTCCCTTCCTAATTTCAGCAGTCTTTGTAGTTGGCATTTGGCTCTGGTTCATGAACCTGTTTGTCCGCTAACTTTCTAAACCCTACCCCGAGGAAAATAACAATATACAATGCCTAAAAAACAAGTACGCGCATTCAATAACTATTACCTCGCTTTTGCAACTCCCGTGCTTTTACTCGGGCTGCTTCTGCAGTCCGCAATAGGATTTAATGCCGTAACCGTTATCGTAACCATGGCAGTCGCCATAATAGGCGTTTGGCTATTGCTCAAAAATTTGTAGAGTCAGCGTCGGAAGGATGTCACTAATTTAGAAGCGCTTAAAGGTAACAAAGTGAATAGAAAACAACTACGGACAATCACACAATATTACATCTTCTTTGCAGGGCCTGTAATTAGCTTCTCAGCACTGCGGTACGTACTAGCAGGCCCTGATTTAAGCTTTATCGTCATACCCTTGTTAGTGATTCTAATAGGCCTTTGGGTCTTGTTTCTAAACCTAAAAGCTCGCTAATTGTCTAAACCCTACCCCAAGGAAAATATGGCTACCATCAACCTGCTACCTAATTACCTTTACCTCGCGTCAGGGCCCTCGGCGTCGGGTAAGAGCACAGCACTTAAGGGCCTGCCTGCAGGGGTAGTGGTGTCCTCAGACAGCTTGAGAACCCAAATATTCGGTCTTGAAGCTGATACTGTAGAGGGTAACCTACTAGCCCCTCCTAGCCTAAGACCCCGCCCTGTCAACGATAGCTTTATCTTTGACACCATGAGACAGATCGTGGAGGCCCGTCTTAAAGCAGGACTGACAACAGTCGTAGACGCAACTTTGTTAACCGACCGTGACCGCAAGCAGTTCGTGGATATAGCTGCTAGCTACAACGTCCCTGTTCAGATTTTGATCTGGGATGTTCCCGCCGAGCAGCTGACTACTAGAGATGCAGATCGTCAGTTCCGGGTAGGGGCTGAGGTTATCCAGCGACAACTGGAGCGCTTTGAGCGTACATCCCAGTACTCCTATATTGTAGACGACTACTTTGAGCTTGAAATAGCTCACCTAACAGTAGCTAGTAGCGTAGAACTGGATTTCGTGGGTGACATCCACGGCTGCTACGACCAGTTAATAGAACTGATTGAAAAGCTAGGCTATGTTATTGGCGAGGACGGTATTGCTAGGTATGCTGGTAATGAGCCCCGGCGTCTGTGCTTTTTGGGCGACTATGTAGACCGAGGGCCCAAGTCCTTAGAGGTACTCAAATTCATTTACCGGAATACGCCTACGCATTGGGCGTTGCTGGGGAACCATGATAGTAACCTTCTCAAGGGGTTGCTAGGAAAACCCGTAACCTCCAAGGCCACACAGGAGACCCTCCATGAAGTGATGGTCGCCAAGGCGGAGAAGTGGGTTACAGAGCTACTGACCTCACTGCCTCGTTATCTAACCTGGCGGAATGTCGTTATTTGCCATGCCGACATCCAGAGGCTTAACTTACCTCAGGAGACAACTCAGTGCGTTTACGGTTGTAGTAAACTGAACAGGCCTATAAACGCCGATGAAATCTGGAGTAAGACTGAGAAGCGCCTGCTTATCCGCGGTCACTTTACTCCTGACCACGAGTACGATAACGTCATTACCCTGGACGGTAATCCGGGCTATGGCGGTACTATTAAAGCAGGGCGTTTTGCTGTTGCTCAAGTTGCGGGTCGGAAGCATGATAACTTCTTAATCCAGCAATGGATTGAATTCTCATTAGGGCCTACGGAAGATTATGAAGAACGCAAGAAGACTGTAATAGGTTTTCGCCTTGCCGCTATGCCAAAAGAGTTGGTTAGCACGGCTACATCGCCTTGCGGCCACCTCAAGCTGTTTAAATACACGCCTAATGCCTTTAGACAGTCCTTTAAATCTGAAGGGCCTTGGCTGGAGTACCCTGACCTTAAGTACGCCCGAGGCCTTGTCGTAGGCCTTAACCACCAACCGGTGAACACGGTCTTTCCTAAAATTCCTAGTTACACCGAAGGAATTGATCCGAGCAAGCAGGTGATTGCCGCGACAAAGTTGAACGGCTTTCTCCTAGCTACATTCAGACATCCTTACAAAGAGGATGTGGTCTTCACTACTACCGGGTCGTTTGACTCTGAGTACGTAAAGATGGGCCGTGCATTGTTCTACAAGCACGCAAAACAGTCTCGGCAGCAGCTCCTAAACAGCCCGGGATTGACATTCTTGTGGGAGGTTATAGACCCTAATAAAGACCAAAATGTCCACCCTATTGCCTCGTCCGCAGGCATCTACCTAATTGCTGTAGGGCAAAATGGGGTAATCCTCCCCGAGGAGGAGATGCAAAGCTACGCCGGCAACTTGAATGTCAACTGTGCCAGTCATGTACAGACTGACTTCGGGTCAGTCCTAGAAATGGCCCGCACCAGCGACGGCGAGGGCTATATGATTAGGGACTTGGAAGGTAACTACCTTGCAAAGCTCAAATCACCGTTTTACCTGACTGTCAAGAAGTTTATGCGTCTATCGCCAAAGGCGGGCGCACAGCTCTTTAACGACCCTATTAATTTCAACTTTGAGTATATTTGGCAGCAGTGCATGGACAACCCTTATGCCAACGACCTTTATACCCGGCAGACAGCTATCGCCGAAGCTATCCGAACACACTTTTCCTGTGAAACTTGGCAACAAGCAGATAGTTTAACCCGTAGAGAATTTCTCTATCGCATGTTAAGCTAATAGTGTGGAGTTGTGGACAGATCCAAGGGGTGGGGCAACTCACCCTTTTTCTTATTATTTTTTAGCAGCCATGACATTTCTAGATTATGTCGTCCCCACAACCGACTCTTTATGGGTTGTAGTTGACTGGGACCGTTATGGTGTCCCCCATGTCTATGGGGTACAAAATTACTTCGTAGCCCAAGAGTTAAGGGGTCTCCTTTATAGCAGTAACTTGGCTGCGGCTGCCCAGTATCAAACGCTGACAAGAAGCCAAACACCAGGCCCAGTATACGAACCCGAGACTTATATATTGCCTACCTTAAGTCTCGGGTTATTGAAAGCTACTAGTGACTATTCTGATCAGATAGATACTATTATCTGTGAGTCCCGAATACAGCCCCGGGTTACCGCAGCCTTCACGCAAGATCTAAATCGCCAGTGCGTAACGTTTCAGCGTAGTTTTGCACCTTTACAGGCTGCAATTGAAGAAGCAAGGTCTGGTTTAACTTACACGCTACACCAGGAAGGGACTGGAGTGGATAGGCATTTCCAAGTCTTGGATATGAGTAGGAGGAATGCTTATATGCTAGAAGCTCTAGTGAACCATAATGTTTCTTTTTTACAGAAACAGGAATTAGAGGAGCTTAGTTGCCTGCCTGAATTATTAGTCTTAGCCTGCGCGTCTAAATTCCAGGAAGCTAAAACCCTTTTGGGCTTTATCTATGGACCCAACGTCCGCTGGCCTGATGGCGAGACAGACATAGTTAAAGCATACCCAGTAGGTACCCACTTTTCTGTAGTGACAAAACCCGGGCTGCAGATTTACACCTCGCCGGGGGATCTTCTTCAACTTTAGTATCGTACAAGGTTTGAGTATGACCTATGTATTTCGCCTGAAAGGCTCTTCGTACTTGTGTCACCCCGACACTGGGGAGTTATGTCAATTCCGGTCTGAGCTAGAGGCCTATGCCTACGCTGAGAGCCGCGGCATAGAGGGGGAAGCTATAAGGCTGAGTCAGAGTAGCTATAAGCACCAAAAGCCCTGCGTCAACATGACGTACATGGAAGCTATCCCAGTTCATATCGTCAATAGGGTAATTTAGCCTATGAATAAAAATACAACCCCGATGGGAGAAGGGGGAGACCCTGAAGATAAAAGGGTAGAGCTTGATGTTTTCTTTACTCCGGAACAAAAGAGAAAGCTAGAAGAGATAGCTAAAGCTACCGGGCTTGAGACATGGGAAGTCGCCCATAAAATGCTTGAGTTAAATATGAACGATAGAAATTAGGAGGTAACGATGAAGCTTGACTTAATTCAACGAGGACAATTTAGAGTACAAGAATGGAAGAAGGGGGTAGATAACGTAGTTTGCTTTGACTACATGGGTAGTTCAGAGTTTGAGGGTGAAGCATTAGGCGCTAGCCTCAAAACTATCAGGGATAATATAGAAGCTTACAATCTTACAATCCAACAAGTTTCTGCTTATGGAAAGCAGATTAGTTACTTCCTATTCGCTCCAAAAGCGAATGAAGGAGAAATTGTTGAGGGTATCAAGCAAATAGCTTTGGATAAAGTGCATTTGAAAGAAGTAGCCTATTTTGATGCAGCCTGTGGGAATATTACTTGGCTTACTCCAAGAAACCTACCGAACTTGTGGTGGGATATTAAGAACCATTTTATATGGTGGTTACCCCATGAGCTGCAGGATGAATTTATGGCCGCGCTAAGGAACGGTGGGGCATGAATGCTGGACTACCTAGCAATATGGTAATAGGTTTAATTCTACCTCTGCGGCTAATCAGCCTAGGCTATCCAGCAGGGAATTGGTTTATTGATTTTAGCCCTCAAGCATGCTTACTAGCTAAGGTAGACTGGCCTGAGTTCTTCCGTCAGACAGGTATTCAGTTAATCCCGGAAACTTTCGGGGAAAGATTCCTCTTCCGTGATTTGCAGAGAGGTACCTTAGAGCTTAATGAAATCCTGGACGCTTTGGCCACACCAGTACACGGCCTTACTGGGGTTATTGTGCGGCTTGATGTAGCGAAACTCCCAGACGACAAAGCCTGTTATAAATACCAATGGACTTATTTCTATGGGTATTGCGAGACTTTTGCGGGGCTTGACGGCGTGCTCCAATCGCTGGTTGAAAAGGCCAGTCAAGGGCAGTAAAATCTTTAGAACCCATGGAATATATCTTCGGGACGTTTATAACAGGCGAAACGAGAATGGTTAATTACAAGATACTAACAGGGCCCCTTGCAGGGGAGGTTGCTGAAGAGGGGCAAATCCTAGATTTGGATTATAAGGACTTGCCCTTTGACTGGAAGCTTATGATTGTTGAATGGGCGGACGAGAACCCTAAATACAAACGTATAGCCCCCCTTTCCTACCAGCAGTCACAAAGCGGACATCTAGTGCTTTTGGATGACATTAAGTCCGACTACGAGACTAGCTGGCAGACTAAAGAGACGGATAGTCCTCCTACTATACAGCCCGCTTCTAAGTGGGTGACTCAAGATTGATAACCCTTTAACATTTTTACACCATGCTTGCACCAGCTATTTTACTTTTTGAAATCTACCCCAAGACCTACGTTAATCTCCGCGAGATTGCATCTATTGAGCGTGATCTTAATGACGCGACTATTTACTTATCAAACGGGAGGACTTATTGCGTTAGCCTTGGAATTCTTGAACTTATCATAAAAGAGATGACTGTAATTTCTCCTCGTGAGCCTGGCAAACGCCCGTCGGCAATAGGGTAGCAGCTAAATCAAGACGGAAAGGTAGAATATTGATCTGCCCCTAACAAACAAAGGTTCTTATGATATGGAACAAGGTAACCCAGCCAACTACGATCCAAATCGAGTAAGGCCGCATATGTGCGCTGTATGCCCCCACCGTGAAGGGTCGCCACTAGCTTCTCTGGTACCAAAATTAATAGAGGTGGCGCTTACGGAAGCAAACCACTTCTGTCATCTTGAACAAACCCAAGGGCTTGATCCCACTATCCTGTGCCGCGGAACCCGGAAGTTGCAAATAGAGTTTTTCACTACCTTGGGTGTTCTAGACGAACCTACGGATGAGTGCTGGGAGCGTACATTAAAGGCCCTACAAGATTCCGAATAGTTTGCTTATCAGAAAAACAACAGAACAGGATTAACTCACTATTTACGGGACGTTACCTATGAACAATGAAGAAATTTATAATACTTTAAACGCCTGGCTCTATAAAGAGATGTCCCTTACCAAACAGGAAATTGTTAAAATCCTTCATAGTTCTTTAAATGCCTGGGAGTATAAAGGGATGGATCTTACCAAAGAGGACATTGTTGCTATGCGGAAGCAGTGGGAGGCAATTAAGTTTGATACTCCCGAGTTCTTGCAAAATAGGATTGATAAAAAATTTGCTCACATCGCTCACATCCAAGCCCCCAAAAGCTTTGCGAGTCACGATAATCTTGAATGCTTTGTTCACGATGTAAACGAGGCGCTAGAACGCTTTGCACCTGAATTCCTACGTGGCACCTATAAAAAGGTGAAATCACAGTATGTTTACGAAAAGGATGATCTTAAGATATCTGCGAAACACATCTACGAGGGTATTTACGTTCTTGTAATATGGAAAGAAGGCGAATATATAAGTTCTGATATACAGGGTGCCGTTTCTAAATGGGCAGAGGATTACCATTATCATGAATAAGGAGGCGTTCACAAGCGCTGTCCACGAAAAGATCGGCTACCATGCCGGTGATGAAATTATGCCCGATGGTGGGGGTTTTTATTATTTCCGATGGAACCGAAGACAAACGGACAACAACCTAATTGTTGGCTATAAACCCAACAAACCAGAGGTTAGGTGGCTTGTTTACGAAAGTACCAAACCCATCAAGCTTGGATGGGGTCCGACCATAGATGCCGCTTTTACAAAAGCAGGATTATCATGAACTATGACCAACTTACAGCAACACAGCTACGACTGTTTAACTTAATATCCCACGTCCATTCTTGGCAGCATCTCGCTCAGCTACCCGACCAAATTGCGGAAGCTCTTATTCATTTAGCATTTGCGAATAGGGGTTCTGGCTACCCAGCTATTGCCGCTAGGTATAAGCTCGAGCGACTAGCCTCTATGTCTCATTCCGAAATTATTCAAGCCTGGGACAAGTTAAACGATACACATTCTTCCTCTAGGATTACTGCCAAAAAGATCAAATTCTATGTAGAGGATGTTTATAGTGATAATGGGGTTCAGTATATTCAGGAAGCCTATGAGTTCCCTAATGGGCTGATTATGTCTTTATTACCACCAAACTTCACTTATTTCTATCCTGACAGGATTAGGTTACGTGCAGAGCGCGTAATTGAGACTGAAGATACTATCACTTTCACTCCTCACAAACTCCACCAGGCTTTAACCGACAGCATCAGTACATTTGATCAGGACCACATAACAGAAGAACTAGCGTTTTTAGTCAACCAATTGATCAACGACTACTTCGCAGCCAAATCCCGCCCCATTACCCCTAAACCTAAAACCGGCAGCCTGCAATCTTAACAAAGTTAAAAACCTGTAACCGCAGCGATATGTATTCCTGTCTCGGCCATTCTATTCGTGTCCGCCATGAGTAATGTCAATCCTTCCCCTAAAGCCCTCTTTATCTCTCCTGATGGCAAAGTCTACCCCGACACCCTGATTTGTTCTGGAAGCTTACCCCCAGAACTGCAAGGTAAACCCTGTCCCTACTCTCAAAATGGGCGATTACCCGATCCGGTGCCTCTAAATCCAGATGACCCTGGCTATACTCCTGACAAAGGTAAACCTGGGGACTTATGCCCGCCTTGTGCTAAACAACAACTAGCCCACTTGGGGCATTGGCAGGGCCATGGCGGGCAATCCTTCCCTGAAGACCTATTACCGCTACGCCTATTCAAATGCCGAATGTGGTTTTGGCTAGTGGTGCCTGGTTTAGAAGATAACACCCCAACAGAACTGCTTTCTACGCCCCCCCCCTCTCCCCAGTACCCCTAAAACCGGCAGTTTGCATCATTAACTTTTAACTTGCAATTTTGCAAGTTATGTAGTAGTATGCTAAATGGGCATAGCAACTTCCTTAACTTTGAAATTTGGCCATACCTAGTTGCCGCCCTTTAAACATTTAACCCGCATAAAGCATTCCTTTAAAACTATTTGGGATAACTATGCTTCGCGGGTGGCTACTACCCGACTAGACGGGGCATAGCGCAGTTTGGTAGCGCGCCTGCTTTGGGAGCAGGATGCCGCAGGTTCAAATCCTGCTGTCCCGATTAAGTCGCATAGCAACTTCCTTTTCCGTAATTCCTACCTACCCTTAGTTGCCGCGACTACCATTATTAAGGAGGCCCGATTATGACTAAGCTAGATACCCGTTTAATCAGGTGCGCCTTGGACTACTTCAAGTGCGTTCCGTTGTCAGATGACAATGAAGTCGCTGAAGAGCCCGTACTTATTAAGAACCGCGGTATTGTGCTGCACCCTACTGCGGTGTACGCGGAAAAGGTAGTAGAAAATTGGCTGAGCAACTCCCCTAACGGGGAACAGATGAATAAGACCTTCTATACCTCCTGGCGGGAGTGCCTGGCGGTCTCAACCAAGCAGCATATGCTCAACCAATTTGTACACTACATTACCGCGTATCTTAACGACCGGGGGCTTAGTGATGAGATTATTGTTCCCCGCAATGAACAAGACATTGCTGCAGATCTGCGTCTGCAGGTTATTAGAGGGGTATCACTTGACGAATTGGTAATTAGGGCCCACAAGACCCTCTGTCAGAACATCGCCCATCCTCAAGAGGTTATAGAAGACCTGTTATATATTCTTGAGTGCGGCGAATTTGCCTGGAATGAGGAGGAATTGGCCAAGGTCACTAACCGAGAAGCTCGGTATCAAATCTTTAAGCTGCTGGGTCTATACCCTAGTGAAGCAGAGGAGCTAACCAAGTACCTCTTTTTCCTAGCCACCAGCGATTCCTTAATTATCGGCAACAAGCAGTATATCCAAAGCCTAAGGACATCTAATTACGTCTTGAAGCTAACCCAAGAGCAGATTGACTTAGTAGCCGAGTGCTTCCATCGGTTCAAGAACCTATGGCTGGCGCTTAAGAAAGCTTCCAGCGCAAATCCCAAAGTGGTTAATACCATATCGCGGAGAGCTAAAGAGCTGCATATACCTAAAAAGCTGCCGGCTATCAAAACTGTGACTTCGGGCACGTTCTCTAGTAGTGAATTGGAGGACCTAGGTCGTCGGTCTTCTATCAAAGACCTTGTTACAGCTATTAATGCACTGAAGCTGTACCAGGATACAGACAGACGGTTCTTCCGTGTCCGAAATGGTAGAGGTTGGGCTACTAAGGCTATGGAAGGGGTGTTAGGTATGCCAGTTAACGACCGGAAGGCTCAATGGTGTGCCTATGAGAAGACACTGCTTGCAATTCTTAAGGAGAAAGTTGCTGCAAAGGGTTTGCGGGTGTACTGTCCTGATTACGTGGACTATAGCTTCCCGACCAGTCGGAAGCAGATGGTTGGTAACATCCCTGTAGGAACTAAGGTGAATGTGCCCAAAGATTCTAGAAATTCCATTGTAGGTATCTATTGGGAAAATCAAGAAGATGCCCGAGTGGACCTAGACCTTACCGCTCATCATATGAGTGGTGAAGTAGTAGGGTGGTATACCCGTCATAGAAGTGCGCAAGTGCCCCTAGTTTATTCTGGAGACATTACCAGCGGGCCTGCGGCGGAGTATGTTTACCGCAGCCCTTCTTGTACCGATCCTTTCCTATTAGCAGTAACCCACTTTGAAGGACCTTTGGAAAACCTGCGGTTCCATTTGATCATTGGGCATGAGCTAGAGGAAGCTAAACATAGCATTAATCCAAATAATGTTTTATTTAGCCTGCCGCTGACTATGGCAAGTAAACAAAGCTGCTTAGGGCTACTAACTCAGTCAGCAGAAGGTCTAACCTTCTTTGTCAACAACGTAGGGATTGGAAACCAGCGGGTAACCCGAGCGTGCGAAAAGATAGAAACTATTTTGATGCATGCATTAGCTAGTTCTAATACTGGCCTTAAGTTGCGTGACTTAAAGGATGTAATTGAGTTTGTAGACGAACCAGATTCAAACAGTATAAACCTATCCCCGAGCGAATTGATGGTTGACTCCTTCAACTGCTTTGTGGATTAAGGCTTAGCGCGGTCGCTACACGGACAAGCGCTAAGAAGGCGGGGGTTTCCCTCCTTACCCCGCCTTTTTTAATACGAAACATGAGCCGAGGCCTCCTCGGCTTGTGTCTTTTTATCGCCATTTCCTAACTAATATGTTATATTAAAAAATACAGCAGTCTAAGCTGCCCTCGACATGAAAAGAGCCAAGAATTGGGATTTCAATTCATCCTCAAATCCCCAACACATTCCTACTCCAGCGGCGCCTGCTACTGAAAGTAGAGAAAGGTTGACTACTAAAGCTGAGAGTGTACCTAAGAGAATAACACAAGGGCCCCTTACCTTATATCCGGAAAGAATTACTAATACTAATGTGAAACCACGCCTAGCCATAGAACTAACTCGTAGGCAGCAAGTGCATGTCGTTGCTGCAGTTGTTGGTGTATTGGCATTAGTGGCTGCCGGCTCAAGCTTAGTAACCCGCAGCATCCAGAGTACGTCACCTACGGGCGATGCTATGGCTGAGTTTAACTGTGTATCTACTAACAATGTAGACCCCACAGGGATTCAAACATTGTATAACGTACAATCTCAGGTCTTGGCAGCTAGAACCCCCAGGGATGTCCTTGGAGACCCCGGGTGTACATTAGCTAAAGAGGTCGCGTCACCTACCTTAGCTTCTCAGGTCCTTTTGTATGAAACCGATAGACTTGACGTAGTGCTGGCGGTTGTTGTAACCGAAAGTGCTGGTAAGTTCTTTGTACAAGATACGTTCTTTACAGACGGCTTTACAAGAATTGAAGTACAGCAAAGCCAGGGAGAATCACTGTGATTATAGCTATAGCAGGGCCCCATAGCAGTGGTAAGGATACTATTGCCGCTTTCTTAAAACCTTACGGCTTCAAAAGAATATCGTATGCGGATGAGGTTTGCCGGTGCGTATCCCATAAATACAAGCTCCCCTACGCCCGTCTTTTAGGCTTAAATCAAGAAGATAGACTTTGGCGCAGAACACCCCATACTAGCCTGGCTGTCCGTAACGGCGCACATTTAACCCCCTTGGATGTTCTAAATATAGAAGGGGATGGCAGCCGAGAAGTACAGCCAGATGTTTGGGTAAAGCACCTGCTGGATGTTATTGACAAAGATCCCCAAAGTAACTGGGTGATTCCAGGTCTAAGGCGCTTGAATGAAGCACAAGCTGTTCTAGCAAGGGGAGGGCTACTTTGGTATGTTCATAAACAGGGCCTTCCTTTAGGCCCTGAAGAGAAGGAACTCCCTTTTGTTAGGAATCTTGCTTCAGAGATTATTTATAACCAAGCAACCCTCTCTGACTTAGAGCAGACTGTAATGGGTCTAATATTAAAATTCAACATCCAGGGCGCAAATGCTACTTATTAGTAGAGGCTTAAAAACGCCTCAAAAGCTGAGTGCTTTTGAGATAGTCTGGTTTAAGCACACCAGAGATTACTTAGCTGTTAGTTATCGGCTGAAAAAGAAATGTCAGAAGTAACCGTTCGTTATGTAGAGCGTGATCCAGAAGTAACCGTTCGTTATGTTGACCCTGCTACGTATGACGCTATGTGCCAGCTAGCCGCGCAGGGGTACAACGGCGATCAGATTGATGCAACCCTTGGCCTCCCTCCCATCCCCTCCCCCCAACCTCGGCAGACTACGCATGAGCAGCCCAATTATAACTAGAGTCGCTTACCAAGCCTACCAACTTAGGTGGCCGGCAGGACAGGGAAACACGGTCCTAGATATCTCGTTCTATAGATTTAACGAGCATTATAAATTAGATACCCTGCCTGCTCCTTATGTCCTGCAGCACTGGCAGGGTAAGCCAATTGGCTACCGACGGTTTGGGTATTACTGTTCATCGGCAGATACGTATTACTCTAACTACACAGAGATAATACACGAAACCATTTGCCAACCCCTAGAGCTGCCGGATTCTACAGTTTATAGGCCGGTAGCCGTTAACATTTTTTACGGGTCAAAGATTGAATATGATTCAGGAACAATTAAAGTGGTTGCCGCGCCCGAGCGTTAGAAACTCAGTTCTTATAACAGGTGCTGGCCTACTCGGATTTGTATTAATGACTCTAGTAACTTCCTCCGAAGGTACGCTGCAGGAATCCACGTTAACAGAGCAGACCTTAAGCGCCTTAGGATATGTTAGAGGAGATATTACCCCTACAGTAAGCGTAGACGTACTTCCGGGTAGCATGCTTTTAAACTACAAAGAGCCTGCTACTATCCATGCCTTAAGCAATGGGGTCATTACATTAGTACCAGGCTCCCCTAAATCTTATCGGCTGGAACTTATCAGCCCCTATGTAGTTCAGTTTCAACCCGAGGGCGGAAGTATAAAACTGATAAAAGACCGCTTTAAAGAAGGCGAACCTGTTTTGAAAGTAGAAGGAAGGATCGCAGTCACAATTTATTATCGGCAAGCATCTAATGAGATTAAGCCGGTTATTACATCAGTTATTAACAACCCGCAAGAACATAAAGCTGTTATAGACTCGATTATTCCGAAACCGTAGCGCATAGCTACAGAAACAGCGGCACATAGCTACAACAACACCTAAAAACCCGCCCCCGGAGTGTACTGCCGGGGGTTTTTGTATTGGAGAATCGCATGTACTGGATTACTACAGAGAACAGAACCCGCATTGCCCTTTCTAATCTCACGGATAACCATGTCAAGAATGTCATTGAGTATATGCACAGAGAGTACTTAGGCCTGTATCGGCTTTGGGAGTTTCAACAGCAGTATCCCGAGGGTTCCTTATATCACTGTGGAGCTCTGTTTCCTGCTCGGGGGCGCATCGCTGGTTACTCAGAACTTGTTAAGGAAGCTGCACGGCGTGGGATAGCAGTAGAACATCCCCCAAACCCATTAACTCATGCTTATAATCCTAAGTTTGAGGGCTGGGGAAGGAGGTTGGATTACAACAAAAATAAAGAACTCTTTGAACTTTATACTCGTTGTAGTAGCTGTAGCCGGGTATACTGGGTCGGAGAATGGTTAATCGGAAGCTCAAAGGTTAGGCTGTTACGCGTTTATAACCCAGTAAGTATCGTAGAAAATAGGCGTATTCTTGCAAGGTATACGCTTGACCTAGAAAGTCCCCACTTTTCTAGAAAATTGTCTAAGTTGATTAATTTAAGTTACAGTATAACAAATAATTATACTGTTCCTCCTAATGAAATTAACTATAAACGACAACGACGGGGACGTAAACCTAGACATTCAAGGACCACCCACTAAGGTCTATAGCTACTGGAAATTACTGTCGGAAAACAAGGAGCTTGAACTAGCAATGGCGGGATCGGCGGAGGAAATAACTTTATTCCTAGCAGCTAATCAGAAGGAGGAGGTTCACGCTGCCCCTCTTAAAAAAGCTGAAGAGCGCGTGCATCCACCTGCCCCGTCCGCCAATCCTGACATTGATTTAGAGCATAATGGATCAATCCTTAACCTACTTAAGGGGAACGAGGTTGCCTTTATTGATCCGGAAGGGTCAACAGCTAAGCAAGTGCTGGAAAATTTATTACAAAGGTACCCCTCTAATACCGATTTAGGGTTGGACAAAAAGCTACAATCTGTAGTTAGAAAATACTTAAATGACTGCCGGGGGATAGGCCAAAAAAGATCCCCTAATGGCCAAGTAAAGTATATTCTCGGAGGTGATTAATGCTTTTAGACGTACTTCTTAGCTTTCAAGCTTTAAAGCCTGAAGTTCCTAAGCAACAACCTAACAACAGCGACAGGATTGAAGTCCCTGCCCAGCCGTTCATCCCTTCCTTCGGAGGAGCCGGGCGCCAGCGGTCTGTCTATAGCCCGGAACTACAGCGAAAAATATTGGATGGCGAAGCTACGTTAGTGAGCTTTACACTTCCTGAGGGCGAGCAAGCCCCTACGCCAGCGCCAGTACCTGTGCTTCAAACTCCTTCTCTAGCTGAGCAGGTTAGTACAGGCTTAGAGCTGCTGCAAAAACCTAAGAAGCCCGTCAGAAAGATAATTGAAGTGCCTAAGTCAGCAACTGACTTCGGTTACTTATTTGAAGGCGGGTCTAACAGCCCGTTAGCTATTATGGTAGGTACTTCTGAAGGCACCAGAACCTACAATGGGGGTAAGACTCAACATTACAAAAGCCACATAGACCCAGGCAATAAGGCTGTAAACCAAGGGTCTTTCTCCTATCAACACAGTGCTGCTGGGCCTGAAGATGCGGATGCTAAGCAACTAAAAAGGCTACAAGGACAAGCCGCGGCGCTTATGCAGCAAGCTAACGACCTAGGAATCTCGGCTTATATAACCGAGTTTGCCTTTGCAATGATGATGGACCTATGTACACAAAGTCCTACTTCTTGCCTAGGCTCTACTCAAAGGCCTAGGAGCCGAGGTCTAATGGCCTACCTAGCGGATGAGATTATTACAGCAAAAGACGAAGGGCGTGTAATTGACACAAATTACTTAGATACTTTGTCTATTGATAGCTGGGCAGAAATCAGGGCAGCAACCTACATAGATACGACCGCTAATAACTGGACGTCAACTGGCTTAAAGCGCGCGGGCGTTCCGTTGTCTAACTCTACCTTTAATGATCAAAAGAGGCGGACCAAAAGGGTGCAAGAGGCTTATAGCCATTACCTAAAGACAAAATAGTCCGGCATTGAAATTTATTAATTAACCCTTGGAGGGTAACATGCAACTAGCAAACTTGGTTGAGAATCAGACTACTGAGATTACTAACCTTATGGAGGACTGGAAGCAAGTAATTTACAGTAAGTACTTTGCAAGATATGCAGATATTAACGTGGAGGACCTTGTAGTTAAGCTAACAGGAAAACGTAGATCACACCGTATAGAACTTCAGTTTCCTGTAGGAAATCAAACCATTACGCTTTATAGCGGCACTATAAAGCCCATTAGTACATTAGATCAAGTGTTGACTGGTGCGGGTAATCAAGAACAGTCATACTATTTGGCTGGTTGTTTAAACAGCACCTTGAGAGTAAGCATAACAGGGACAGAATTCCTTTGCACCGAGGAGTGAGGTGTTGACGCTTCTCTGCAAACCTCTCAGCATGTTCTTATCAATCCTAAGTCCATAGGAGCGTATTTGTATACGCTGCTAGGTGATGAAGAGTCCCTCACAATGCTGGATGAAGAGCCTGTACCGGCTGAAGACGAGCTTTAACTCTCACTTGCGTTACAAGTAGCACTGGAGGTTATATCTATAGGCCTGATAACTTTTAGGCTAATACTTATTAGGCCTGTAGATATAAGGACCGTCTGCAACACTTCAACCTATAGACGGAGACTAACATGAACTTAGCTACGCTAATTAACGAACATAAGATCACCCTAGATTCCCTTATACAGAATTGGAAGGCCTTAACTCATGCTACATACTTTAAACAGTATGAGGAAGTAAGTCCTGACAGATTGACAACAAAACTCGTTATCTCCAATAATCGGTACCGAATTCGCCTTGATATTTCTTTTGATTTAGGGCAGGGACCTTCTAGAGTTACGTTCTACAGCAATCTGATAGAACCTCTGCCCGCAGCATCAGATTTGGAACAATGCCCAAATCTATATAATTATGTACGCAATAACCATTGGATTGTAGCTACTGGGTTAATGACCGTGGATAACCAGCCCATTGCGCCTAATGAGTTGTTAATGCATCTTATCATGCATAACGAACGGTTACTACTGACCTTCCTCCCTTAACCTATAACTAAAGGCTAATATACACCACAGCCTAAACTATGGACAACGCACAAATTCTAGAAAACCTACATACTCTGCTGAAGGAATCTGTTGTGATTCCGCCCCAGTCAGAAGAGCAAACAACATACTTAATTGAGGATTTTGTTAAACGGCTGCTATTTCGCGCCAATAAGTACCCAAAAGTACGTGCTTGTTCCGTCGCCGTTGTTATTGACCAATTGGTCAATAAACAGACTTACCTATACCTTGAAAAGGGTAAATTGCGCGCAGCCTTCTACCCAACTGATCTAGAAAATATAGGGGACCACTATCAATATTTATCCCGGGGTCTAAATGAAAACCACCTAGAACTACAGAGTCTACACCAGCGGGTTGTAGAACTCTCAAAAGACCTACGGAATGTAAAGGAAGAAATTTCTAAGGCTGAGAAAGCGTTAGAAAATAAGCGAACCTGTATACGTAATAGCATAAAGGATCACTTCTATCAATTTTTATTGGTAGAAACCGGGCAGCAGCCTACCAAAGTAAACCGTGAACTATTCAATTTTTATTGGGAGAGTGAAGTTACTCATGCGGAAATCCGTAATAGATTCAAGGCCTTGAGCAGTAAGTCTGAGGAGTAAAGGCTGCTCTTACTCGCTATTACTAAAAGGGGTGCCTATTGTCAATCAACTTCAAACAGTAGTTATGCGCCGATTACGAAATCCAGACGATTTTAGTATCGTTCCTGTAAATAATGCTAAAAATGTAATAACCCCTTACAAGAAAACAGTTAGTATTCCACCCCTGTGTATACTGGCTACGTTAGCTACCGTCAGTGCCTTGCTTTTTGGTTTACAGGGTTTTATAAAAGACAACCCTGTTGTCACTGAGGAGCAAAGTACTGCCATTATTCTGGAGGGCGAGGCGCCCCAACTACAAGAAAACCCTGAGGCTGTATGGGGTGATCTAAGCTTTCCTATACATGCTAAATACTTCCAGCGGTACACATCAGGCTTTGGCTATCGTGTACACCCAACTAAAGGATTAGGTGCATTCCACTACGGCTTAGACCTAGCGGCCCCGATGGGATCGCCTATAGTGGCCTGGGCTTCAGGCACCGTTTCAGTGTCTAATTACCAGGGTGACTGCGGCGAAACGATTATTATTAAGTCAAACGAGTGGGAGTCTATCTACTGCCATGGGCAAAAAAATAGTCGTTTAGTCCGTGAAGGGGATACTGTAAAAGCAGGTCAGCTTGTTATGCTCGTTGGGAGTACAGGGGCAAGCAGCGGCCCGCACCTTCACTGGGGGTTGCGTTACCAAGGTAAATGGGTAGACCCTAATGTAGTTCTTGTGAAAATGAAGGAGCAGCAGAAGGCCAACCCATAACTTGTACGATTCAAGTTATACAAACCTCCTCCCCCTCCCCCTACCCTAAAGCAGCTTGCAAAACCCCCCAAGGACCGGCAGGCTGCTTTTTCTATATCTTCTAACCTATTAATCTTATTCTTATGTACAACGGAGCTGTTCTATATGAGGGCCCGTCACTATTCAACGATGAACCAATCCTTTGTATCGTGACAGGACTAACGCGCCCCAGTACTAATATCAAAACGGGCCCTATGGCTCAGGTCTATGTGATACCTAATCACAAGCCTACTGAAGCCATCAAAGAAGGAACTGATAACTCGGTCTGTGGTGACTGTCCACTGCGACGCACTATGTGCTATGTAAGACCAGTCACGCTAAATCAGGTTTATACCGCCTATCTAGCTAATAAGTATACCCGTAATCTAGAGTGGGCGTTGGCGCAGATTAGTATCAATAGGTTACGAGTCCGGCTAACAGCTTACGGAGAGGCGCCTGCTGTCCCCTATAACGCCTTAGAGTCATTACTACAGTTCAAACACACTGGCTACACGCATGCGTGGCGTAAGGACATAGACGAGCGCTGGAAAGGTAACCTTATGGCAAGTGTACAGACGCTGGAGGAAGCTGAAGAAGCGCAAGCGGCTGGCTGGCGTACCTTCCGTATTACCCTACCTGACGAGCCTGTGGCTGAAAACGAAATATTGTGCTTAAATGTAAAGCATAAGCTACCTTGCAGCCAATGCCTAAAGTGTAATGGCAGGGGGCCTAATGTTGTAGACCCTATTCACGGACTACAGCATAAAATAAATACTTATACTTATTTTAGAACTACTATACAAAATGCTGAACGAACTTCTATTGCGCACGGAATTTAACAAACTAGGCCTAACAGCAGCCCACGTAGACTGGGCCTTACATTTCTATACTAATTACAACAACGAGCCTAAACAGTCTAGTGAGGAGGATAGGGATTTAAGGTACACCATCGCCCAAGCCGTTAACCAAGAACACCCGCCCCTTACTAAAGAGTCTATGTTTGCCTACCTGGCTCAGTTTTGCGCGACTACTGTAGAGTATAAGCTAAGCTAATTAGATTGAATCTCATAACCTATTAATGGGAGTCAACTGCCGAGGGTTACTCGGTAGTTATATAGACTAAGCTGGTTAGATTGAACCTCATAGCCGACCTTATCTTAGGGCTAAACATATAAAGGTTAATTAAGTTATGGAGCACAGGTCTAAAGCTGAATCTAGTAACCAGAATGTTGTAGAGCAAATCAAGCGCAGCTTGCGGACTTTAGGGTATAAAGCCACAATAGAGAAACTGAACCGTCTCTCTAAAGTTCAAAAGTACTGGGTAAGGGAAAATAGGTTACTAGAGAAGGCTTTAAGGAGATTCGGGGAGGAAGTAGGTTACGACCTGTATAATTTAGTTTTAGATCTAGAGACTAGCTATACAGCTGTAACCTCAACCTCAAGAATGTTTGATTACAAAAAGCATAGCCCGGTCACCTACACAATAGGCTTAGATAAATATAACTACCCAGAATTCCTAGTGTCCGGGGACGTGGAGACTGGCCATTACTATATTTCTTTAATAGGCGACTATATAGAAAAGTCAAATACGCCCATAGATCTAGGGGAACCCCTGTATTTACAGGAGGAAATGATTCTTTTTAAAAGAGTCTCAAACCGTCATTGGAACAGACTAGGATTATTGCAATGGTATAACAGCTTTAAACCTAGCGAAATTATACAAATACTTTATAGGCCCTTCCCCTGGGAGACTTTGGAAAGAGAACAGGTCCTTTATTGGACGTGTCCTATTAAATATACAAAGTAGCCTTCCTATAAAGGATAGTAGCCTCAGCTCACGGGGCCTATTTTTATCTATTGAAATTTTACTATGTCTCTAATCCTCTCAGAAGCTAACGTAACAAGTAACCTTAAGGACCCGGAGGATATTGGCGCCCGGATTATTGAACGGCTTGACAGCGGGCATAATGTCTGTGTATTTGGCCAGCCCGGTACTGGAAAGACAACCCTAATTCACCGAATCGTCCGCGAATCTAAGGACAAGCCCGTGCGGGTTATCTGTGTTGCAGCAACGGGGCGGGCTGCTATGAATATGGTGGATGGTATTACTATCCACCGGTTTGCTGGCCTTATGATCGGCGATTTATCCTACTATCCATATATGGATGTAGAAGGTAAAAAGCACGTAGAGACTCATCGGTATAAAGTGGGTAGAATGATGTACCCCCGCAAGCATACTAGGGAAAATCTAGAGAAAGTTTCCCCTCTATGTCTAGCTCCCCGCCTACTCATCATCGTAGATGAATTAGGGATAGCTACCTCTGAGCTATTTACCTTATTCTACGAACGGATTATGTGGCGGCGTAGAGACTCTGGTCTAAGTATGGACGGAGTTACCTGGGCCCTATTCGGTGACTTTGGGCAAATGCTACCACCGACCTTAAACGCCCGCTTACTCTTTGAGCCTACAAAGTTCCTAATTCAGACCACTGTAGATAAAAAAGTTCCTATTAATCGGCCCAATGCGTTTAGTGTAACCCCTGTATCTGATAGCAATATAGGCGCTCACTTTGAAGTCCACGCGCTTACAAAGATTTGGCGCCAAGCTGACCCTATTTATCTACAGGTAGTTAACTGGCTGTACTGGGGTAAAGGCATTCACCCAGCATTATTAGAGCGTGTTTATGAAACACCCCCCGAGAATGCTGTAACTATTTACTTCAACAACGACAAAGTACTCAGCGAGAATACTGCGTTTATCAAAAATTTTATGGAACGGCATGCTAATAATACGATCGTCAAAAGAACCTTTAGGGCGATCTATAGCAATATGCCTGAGAAGCCTAACACTAGCATCTGGCGAGACTTACTACCTGTAACCAAAGAATATACGATCGCCATTGCCCGGGGCAGCGATGGTTCCTTAATTGAAGGTATGCCTTTCATGGTTACAGTTAATGTACCCGACCCAGGTAACAAAGAGAAACTATTAGTAGCTAATGGGGAACTGGTTACCATCATTGACATATCCGACACAGCCGTTACCGCCCTAAAAAGTAATGGCACAGAAGTCTACTTAGATTATGTAGACCATCTTTTCAGTGATACCGCTAGGAGTAACGGTAAGACCGCTAAGTTCTTAATGCTGCCAGGATATCCCGGGCACAGCTGTACTATTTATAAAGTACAAGGATTAACCTTTGATGAGGGTAACCCTAGGACCTACGCAGTCTGGGAAGTTGTCCCTAATTCTACTAAGACTAAACCTTTAAACAGAGCCGGCGCCCTAACAGTATGCTTCAGCCGTAACCGAAGCTTGGATGATGTTTATATTACCGGACCCTCTGGGGATGTAAACGAGACTCTAAGTTACTTACAGCAGTCGCTAGTTACTGATGACCGTGTTATTAAATTTTTATTAGATGGTAAAGAACCTACATGGGTAAGGTTAAGCGACTATAGTTTTGTAGAGCTAACGTCTGTAGAGGAGCAAGCTATCAAAATTAAAGGGGAAAACTCTACCCTGTACTGGGGCTCATTTGACCTTTATAACTGGGAGGAAGAATTAACCTGCACTAACTATAGGATAGGTTTTGTTAGACTTGAAGATAATACTATCCCATTGTTTATAGGTAACAGCCAAACTCCTATCGGGAACGAGCTGCAAAGCCTTAACAAGCTGTTGCGCACAATTTTCAATATCTGGTATAGAGATTACAAACCTAAGAGTATTTACAAAATTAATCAATAACTATGGCTATTGTTAACCACAATCCCGGACCGGAGGTTACAAGCAATGTTCCGGGCGAACCCAAGCGACTTCAATCCCATCTAACAGTTGATGAGGGAGGTATCTCTCTATTAACAAGTACGCTGACTAATACGCTATACCCCGACATTGTAAGGACGGTGGTCAGGGAGCTACTGAGTAATGCTTATGATGAACATCGTAAGTATGGTGTCACCAAGCGGGTAGATATCAGTCTGCCTACGATGAATGATGCAAATCCTGTTTTGATTATCCAGGATTATGCCCATGGTATGAATTATGACTTTCTTACTAACCACCTGCTAGAGATTGGATTTAGCACAAAACGAGCCACAAACAAGCAAGTCGGAAAGTACGGATTAGGCCTGAAGTCCGCGTGGGGCTACCTCGAAGTGGAAAGGCTAGAGCAGTTTGCTTTAGAGTCTGTATTTCTAGACTCTGAAACTGGTTCCTTGCGTAAGATCGTGCTGAGCTGCTACCGAGATTCAAAAACAGGTAGCCCGGCTGCAGAAATTATTTACGATGGGCCTGCCTCTAGTGATGCAGAAACCGGGTGTAAATTTACTATCCCGGTACGTAGGTCAACTATTGATAAAATTGTTACTGAAGTTAGTGAGATTTATAATGAAGCTCACCTAAATGTTATTAACAAGCCTCAGAAGTTCTGGGGATGGCCTAACTTTGAAGGTAAGCACACTATCTTCACCTTTAACGGGGAGCTGTCAGAGCTAAACTATGAATTGACCTATGTCTGTAATGAGAACGTTAAGTCGTCGTTTCTACCTTCGCCTACCTGTGATGCTAGAATCTACGTTGCGGACATGCCGTACACTGCTAATGAGTTGTTGCCAGGCTGTTGGTCCGAACCGACTGAGTTCTGTGCATACCTTAGGAACCGGGGAGACTTACTTCGCTCGGCCCCTGCAAGTCAGTTTGCCTGCTTTTATCTAAAAATCCATGTAAAGGAGTTAGGTGCTATTGCGTTATCTCCTGACCGGACCCGTATCCTGAGCGAGTCTCACAAAAAGGTTGTTACCTGGTTCAGGGAGATACGTCACAAATTCCTCGCTGAAATGCAGAATACGTTAAATAGCCTCAATAACCCTATTGAAGCATTTGGGTATCTAAAAGAGCATTTCCATGAGGAACCATCTTGCATCTACTGGCGAAACGGGTACTACCCATCCAAGCGTTATATTACCCACCGGAATTACACTGACGTTCTAGAATCCTACGATAATGATAATAATCAAGTTAATACAGCCCGCCCCCGGCCCCTTACTCGGCTAATTACGGCTGCTATTAGCAATCGCTCAGTAAGCTTGGCCAAGGTGTACTTCTACTGTCCTGAAGCTAATAACCTCCTAGCACTGCCACCTAAGCGGTTAACGGAGGTAAAAGATTTCTTTATGTCCATTGAGGACTTTAAGACCTTCAAGATTATTCTGACAAAGACTGACTGTAAACCCTTTACAGAAAAGCAGATTAAGGATAAAGGACTAGAAAATACTAGCTTTTGCTTAGTTAGATGTAAAAATAGGGACAGCATACCGACACCTTTAAAACAGACAAAAGATTATTTATCTGATTTGGGCATAAATTTTGAGGAGTACCAACAGAAGGACGCCAATAAGAGAAAGCTTGAAAGTCTATGGATTGGGTTATACAAGACCGAGAACTTGAGAAATAGCGACGATGTACCTGAGAAGCTTACTAAGGAGGAATGGGTAAAGCTATTAAATACCAAAGGTTTTGCTTTTAAGAAAAAGGATAATTACCATTATGGTTCAAGAGGAGATAGCTTTCTGATGGAACAAGGCGTCCCACTAGTGCTGGCTACTGATAGTGCTTACAAGGCATTATTAGAAGCAAGTAAAGGTGTTACTGTAAATAAGGACTTAATAGTTGAAGGGTTTGGGTCCGCAGAGAAAGTTATTATTAGTTTGCTAGAGCATCTGCGGGAAACCTACCCCGAACTAGACCGGGTTATGTATTTTGCTGAGTCTAATACCCTAAGTAAAATTCAGTTGTTTGGGCAGGGGGGTATGCCTCTCAGTGATGACATGAAGGACAAAGTACGCGTCCTTGTTAATAGCTACTACGCATACCATGCGGCCCGAAGAGATGGTAAGCTAAAACAGCTTACATGGCATACGTTCAGAAGCAGCATGCCGTCGGCCTATGCTGATGGGCGGGGGACGTGCATTATCAAATATATGGAGGACCTAGAGTTTCTAAAAGAGCTTGACAGTTGTTATTACGACGACGTGTTAGAATCTATTAGAACCAACAAACTTTTAAAGTCTATTGAGAACAAACTGCATCTCATTCAAGAATACATTGCATACAGGATTGCCGGCATCTGCCCGTTAAAATCGGCGTTCCTATGTAACGGTGGTACCTACGACCCCGTAATGCTCCGAGTTTTAGACAACTACATCCAAAAACCCTAAGAGGTACTTCTAATGTATAGCTGGACAATGACTGAAGGCAGCCTTTGTGTTGCTAACCAAAACGGCACGACAGTATTCAATAAGAACAGCACGCCGTTCTTTGAACACCTTGTAGACGCTGTTCTGAATGGTACTCAAGGAGATAATCTTGGAGAGTTTACCTCCAAGAAGTACAAAACTATTATGGAAGAACGCTTCCAAAAGTTAAGATCGCACCCTGCGCTATACCAACTTGTCAGTAAGTTTGCAGGCGACTCGGCACCCTTACTGCGAAACGCAATGACCAACTTCCTGCATAATGTGTTGGAAAATAGACTCGTCGTCCAAAAGATTGAAGATAATTTTGCTGGCACTGAGGACATTATCAACGAGCTTCTGTCCTTGAACATTGTCCGCAGTGTTCTCGAGAAGAAGGTTGCGCTTACCTTTGACGGCCAGGTTGTATTGTACAACCGGGCCTCCTGGGTTAAGTTTGACGGCAGCCTGGATAACTGGGCCCAGGACGATATTCCTCTTGTACCTATTCAAGGCAGCTGCGACCAATTGGTAGCGACCATGGATTACGTTAATGGCATGTGCTCTGACCAAGGCCGTATTAATAGCATCATGGTGAATCCGGCTCACTTGCATCAAGAAGGTTGCAGCGATGACAAAGTCTTTAAGGCACGGGAATACACGCCGCTGGGCCCTCTGGAAGAAGGCAATGATCCCAATACTGGTGTTCGTCTTATCTACACCCAGTATTGCGATGCCGGCACTCTCCGGGTAAACCTACCCTTGACCCAGGATAACTGGAATTCGTACTTGTATAGTCTGCGTGGTGCTCGAGTAGAGGGTACTAGCGTAGAGACTGATCTGTTGCAGGTGGAAGCTGTACCCATGGTAAGCGCTAGTTGCTAGATTTAAGCTCCTCGTAGCTAAGTACGTAAAAGAAGGCCGCTGATACTCATCAGCGGCTCTCTCTTTTTTTTACTTTTCAGTATACTTATAAAGAGTTATATTAAAAAGTAATAATGGATATAAAGCACGGGAGTAAAGCTGATAGCAGCTTAGGTCACTTAACTAACAGTCTTAAAGAATGCAGGGGAGATAGCACGGCTATCTCACTAATGGTTCTAAATAATTACACTAAGCTCTACGCGGACCCACAGGGCTTAATTAATGCCATTAAAGAGTTGCCGACCTATCCCCACTCTTTAATTTATTTGCTGGAAATGGTAGCAGACCATCTCTACATCACCCAAGAATTTATAGGTACCGGAAATCAGTTACACCTTGAGTTGCTTAAAAATAGGGATATTAGGCGTAAACTTCAAGTAAACGCCTTCAGAGCCTTGCAAGCATCGTCTATGGAAGATTTACCTACCACAGCAACTTGGGTACTAACTTATCTAAGAAAGATTAATATCCTGTGGCCTTCGTTAATGCTGTATGAGAAAGCTCTACTCTATAACTATAAGCTAGGAAGGAAGTCTCAACAGCCGTCGGTAAAACCTTACATTTTGTGAGCTAGCTCACCGCTGTATATAATTTTTACGCTATAAGTGTGGTCAACTTATAGAATAATGGTATACACTATGTACTTAATTACATGGTATACGCAATGACTAGGAAGCCTTCTGGGACTAAATCTACCGACCTAACACAAGGTTCATTTGACTACAGCCAATTTGGGATTAATAGCGCCCGGCTTCAAGGACTTACAGAATCAATCAAAACCCGGTTTCGGGACAGCTACATTGCTATGATTGATGTAGGTAATTACCTGATTGAAGTAAAGGACCTCCTAGAGCACGGTGAGTTCACCGAATGGATTAGGTTAGAACTAGAGCCTGCTTTTGGGTTAACCTACTCTAAGGTTAATAACGTAATGAACCTAGCTAAGGAGTACGAATCAGTTAAGGGAACCCCGCACGAGGCTGCGTTTCATACAATTGCATCTAATGAACTGGCGGCCATTTATAGACTTAGTACAGCTGATACCGTTCTTAAGAGCGCCATCTACGAAGCAACATCAGAGGTCAATATCCCGTCTAGAAAAAGCATTGAGCAAGCTAAAGCTATTGTGCGCAAGCACAATCTAGAGCAGCAGGAAATCACCCCGGAGGCCCGGGCTTATTTAGCTCAGTCTGCAATTGCAGAGGATGTCCGTGAGCTACAACGCATTGAAAAATTACCTAAGAAGACTCAATTGTTAGTTAGCAAAGCCCTGGTTTGCGGCGCTGCTGCCTCTACAAAAGAAGCCCTTCAGCAGATAAAAGAAAGTAAGGAGCCCGAAGCCAGCACTATAGATACAGTAGCCGTTACTATACCGGACGCCATTAACCCTAAGGATTTTCTAAAGGTCTACACTGGAACACCTATCACAGCTATAAAGAAGATTCCCGACGATAGTATTAACATAGCTATTATAGAGGCTCCCTTAAAGTTTGACTGGGTTCAAGTAGAATTCCCACTTTTGCTAAAAACTATTGAGCCTAAACTTAAAGCCGGTGGTCTCGCTATTATCTCAATGGGTCATAAGGCCATCTGCGCTACCTACGATATAGTTGAGGCCTGTGGTTTACATGTGCTACAGCCTTTGGTGCTTCGGCTACAACCCGGGCGCACGTCTACTATTATTGGCGTGAACATTATGACAGCTAGTCGATTAGCGTTATGCTGCTTCAAGTCTCCTTACCGGCAGCCTCAGGGGTTAGTTGTTGACCTTCAAACCGTAGGACAAGAGGATGATACCCAGGATTCTGTCCCTTCTGGTATTGAAGCCGGGTTTGGAAAGTTTCTAACGCAGTTTAGCCACGCCGAAGATACTGTAGCCCATATCCAATTAAGTCCCTCCTTAAATTTTGGAATGCGCGACTACTTAGTAGAAACATCTAAATCATTTGCTAATCAGTTCATATGTGTTGGCTAGACTAGTACACTTAAAATACCCATAATGCTATCAGCTATGGGTATAACATGAAAAGACTAGTTGTTTGCTGTGATGGAACGTGGAATCACCTTGATTTACAAACCCCTAGTAATGTAGTTGAGCTTGTAAAATCGTGTAAGTCCCGAGCCAGTGATGGTATTACACAGGTTTTACACTACAACTCAGGTATTGGAACAGAAACGGATCTGAAAACTACTTTACTAGGCGGGGCATTTGGCAGAGGTCTAAATCAAGATATCAAAGAGACCTACCGGTTTCTGTGCCTGAATTACGAATATGGCGATGAGATTTATTTATTCGGATTTAGCCGCGGCGCTTACACAGCACGAAGCCTAGCGGGCTTAATTTACTGCTCCGGGCTACTACCTCGTCATTATATTGATGCGAGTAATATAGCTTGGAGGAATTACAGAAACAAACACAGGCCCAACTCTGAGCATTGTAAAGAGTTTAGAGAAGCTTATAGTAGTCGTTCTACGCCTATTACCGTTTTAGGCTGCTGGGATACTGTAGGGGCCTTGGGCATCCCTACTCCTTTTAATCTCTTCAAGAAAAACGGTTTCCACGACCTGTATTTAAATCGTAGTATTCAATACGCATTTCATGCTATGGCCCTAGACGAGCATCGGCGTATCTTTAACGTAACTCCTATGTATGCCACACCAGAAACTGAGCTAGTTAATGCTTGGTTTCCAGGACATCACGGCTGTGTTGGCGGAGGCACTGGTATATTAAAACCCTTATCTAACATTGCTTTACTATGGATGATTGACCAAGTCACTTTGTATACCGACCTGGATCTTAATCGCCCGCAGGTAGATACAAACCCAAGCTGCATCTTTAAGAATTCGCTCGGGTTTTATCGGATTCTAGGCAGACATTATAGGTCTGTGCCTGATTATAGTGAGCTGCACCCTAGTATCCTGCAGCGTCTTGATGACCTACCAAGCTATAAACCTAAGAATTTAAAGGATCTAAAACGCGCACAGCACCCGCCTACTAGGGGAACTAACCTAAAAGAACATCTTAATTAGGGGTGTAATTGGGCTAATTGTTCGGCTACTATTATTTTTAAGAAGGAAACCATCCATAGCCTTGGCTTCTACCATAATACCTGTAGTATCTTCTAGGGTATCTGCAAAGTAATTACCTGGCGCAATTTCGGTCTCCCAACTAGGCTGAAATAAAACATCATTGGCTTTGATGTTATTGAATGTTACCGGTAATTCACAACTAACAGTAACACTATTAGCCGGGCTACCTTTAGCTGTAATTTCTACCGCAGCGACTTCCTTGTAATTACGTAAGATATAGGCTCGGCCAAGCCTGAACTCGTTACTAACAGCAGAACTTAATGTAATAGTCCCCGACGCGGTCGGGCTAGGTGTAATAACCAACTGGCTAATGCTAGCGCTTGTCTCTACCGTAAATCCAATACCCGGTGAAGTTGCTTCAAGAATAAAAGCTGTGGAATTTGAAGTGTAGGTAATGGAACGCACAGTCGTTAGTGCACGAGTAGAGATGGCATCTTCAATTTCACCGTATAGGCCCTGGATAATAGCAATCCTCTTACTTTCAATCCCAGTACTATTATTAGGAGTCGTGAACGAAAATTTCTGTCCGTCAATAATCACAAACCCTGTAAACGCTCCTTGTATTAAAGTAGCATTAGTTCCTTGTGGTTCTACGGCAGTACAAAGCACCTGTTGGCGAGCAGTTACACTAACTGGGCTAACGTCAGCACCAATAGTCGTACTAAAGAACCGGGTCATGGGGAAGCGAATAAACGATTTCTCGCCTGCTCTTAATGTAATAGGTGTAAAAACAAAACGACCCTTGCCCTCAGATACGGGTACTTTGTAGTCTAAAAGGAATAAACAGTTTAACATTCCCGGGATGGGGAGCGGCGTCGTCTGTAGATTAACAGATGTATTCGTCCCCTCTATCAAAGGGACTTGATCAATCTCGTCATCAATAGCAGACTTAAAGACCATAAAGTCTTTAATAACTCTAACTGCTTGCGGGGTAAAATCTAAAGGCCCCTGACTCGCTACAAAATTACTATTGTTCAATAGCAACTGAGCTCGTAACTCGTAGTCTACATACAACCTAACACTATGATTAGGTTTGTTTCTAATAATTACCTGAGCAGTTTGAGGTAACAGCGCTGTATCATTTAAAACAAGATTGCCGCAGGTAACTCTTAGTTTACTGTCAATAATGTCAGCGCGAACATTTCCGGCAGAAAATATAACACCATCCCCCTCCCAATCCTCAAGCGTAAATCGGCACGTCCACTCAGACGCTGAACTACCTGTACTCAAACCTGCGAAAGGAGATTGAGGGTAAATCAGAACCTCTGAAGCTCTAGTAGGGGTTCCAAATGTGCTCTCAATAAAGCTCGTAGGGAACGGATAAGCCTCTAGCTGAAAGCCTCCTAACCCTAACGTTGACTGAGCCCCTAGCTGCAGTAAGATCGTTACAGTGGTTTCATAATTGCTAGGTACCGCCGCAGTAGGGTTAATACCAACATTAGTATTATAATTTTCTTGATAACTAACGTTGGGAATATTAGAAACCGTACCCACCGCAAATTGAAGCACGACCCGCTTGAATTTAGCTATATCATTCTGAAAGGGTTGGTTGGTACCCCAGAAAGTATCTAAATTAATGCCATCTAACTCCGCATTGGTAATACTGTTACTACCATCAAATGAGATAGCACCGTTAAGGACTGATAGTTTATCAGAGCTAGTAACTAACCCCGCCAACGAGCTAATGTAGGCCGATAGGGTATAGAAGCCCGGCTTTAAATTCACCTGCTGGTAAATTACCCTACTCGGCAGACTACCTCCCCCACTCGCCGATACCTTATCTGTAAGGTAGTTCTTGGTCATTGACAGATCAGTATCCCGATTGACAGCGACCTCCGAACCAATAGTCCACGCAGGAGCCTCAATTTGCTGCGGAGATGCAATAAGGTTAGTCGTACCTGGCTCTAACAGTAGCCCACCCCCATTTAACAAGCGAGGCTCATGGATATTAGATTCTTTAAGAGAGTACCCGCGCGATTCAATGAATGGCACGTAAGCAGCAGAGGCTCTTTTAAAGGTGGGGATGACACCATTAGCCGGCAAAATAGTACCGGTTAGGTTAAAAATAGTTTCTCTAGCTAGATTAATTGGCATACTAACCGTTTACTTTAGTAACTTAATGGGGCTTTATTGGTATCAAACTTTAATATTGGATTGCCAATACCCTTGGCGGAGGACTCTAAGGCCTTTCGCATATGGGTAAACTGACTCAGCATTTCCACCCTATCTTCCTGTGGAAGCTCTGTGATGGTTTCAATGAAACTACTAGGAAGACCAACGATGGATTCTAATAGCTGTGCTGTCAACTTCTTGCCGGTATTCAGCTTTACATTCTCACTCATTAACTGCTGGTAAGTCTCTTCATCCAACATTTCAAAGTTTATACCAGCTTCTTCACAGGCCTTATCCATCAAGTGGCGGCAATGCTTTAGTTCCCTCTCCGCATCCGCACGTTGAATAGCAATGAACTCTATACCGCTCTCTAGCTGCTCAATCTCAATTTCTAAGAGTTTCCTCTGGGCGGTTAGATAATTAGCTGCGGGGGTGTCTCCAGCCTCTTCTGCTTTACCAATAGAAACATCCTGGATAGCTAACTCAGCTCTCTTCACTTCAATCTGCTGAGCTAACTTGCGGACCTCGAATTCTGCATTGACTAATGCCCGCTCTTTGTCTAAAGCTTGTAGGTAGCAGGCTCTATGTTTACCAATAAACGTAGGCTGCGCGTGGTAGATCCAGTCAAGCTGAGTATTACTATTTGTAGAAAGTTGTATCATAGCCCTAACCTACTTGTTCCGTTTGTATTGTTACCCTGCAACTGCGCGCCTACTACTTCTAGTGACTGGCGATCCAATGGGTAACCAAATACCGCACTACTAACAATCTGGGTGGGCCCATTTACATCGGGAACCTCAGGACCATCAACGTTTCTAAACCGGGTAACTGGTAGGTACTGAGAAATGTAGCGTTCTGTTGTATACGTTAACTCTTGTACAGTACCTGTATAAGCTACAGTTCGTAGATTACCCTGGTCATATACACGAATATCGTTAAGTGTCGTGAACTGCATATTAAATAATAGGTACTAAATCAAACTGTTGGCCCGACTGAGAAAATAGCTTTAAACCTAAAGCGGTGTTTCTAACTTCATAAATTTCGTCGGTTATATCTGATGAGGGAAACCAAGGCTCTGCCGGACTACTGCCTTCAACATTCTTTAACCAGTAAATGGTTTTCTTGAATTGAAACGTCTTCATTGTAGACCCAGTACCTACTGTAAACCGGTAGTAAATAACCTGGGTATATTTAGTCCCGGGAGTCTGTTTAGTAGGTGCCTGGTTCACAACATAGTAAATAGTCTCTGCACTCCGCCCTAGCTGGTTAGGGTCCCACCAGTAAGTTTTATAAGCAGCCTTTTGGACATAGGGCCGCGCATCTACTGTAGATTTCGGGTGCGCGTTCTCCGGCTCTACTAATCCAGCCTGGCTCTCCGCCCCTACATAAGTAAATTGATTTCCCGATTTGGTTGGAATAACCAAACGGGTTTCAATCGTCTCAAATGGGTTCTCAAATTTAGCCATAGTAATTAACCGTTATACCTGTAAAGCGGAGTTTGTCCCGACACATTTTGTACAGCCCTAATTTGGGGAATTGTACGCTCCGACCACACAGCGACATTCTCTGTGTAATTCTGGACAACCTGACTTCTTCTAACTGACATAGTGCCCCCAAACAAATAGCCCTTTTTGCTGCTGGCGGCTCCACTCATACTGGCGCGTCTTGAGTTAAAGCTGTTTAGATTTAAGGCTAGATTACTCAAGCTTTGGTTAACTGAATTAAACCTTACAGCTGAATTCCCCCCGATGATAGGAGTTGTTGTAGAAGAGCCTGCAAATATATAGGCAGAGGTTTCGTCAGCAAATGAAGCGGCGCCAAATACGTTAGCGCCTAAGTCTAAAGAGCCAACCGCGTTAACACTGGTTGAATTCAAAGCAATAGAGCGGACACTATTTACGATGGTGGTATTATTAACCCCACCAAATATGTAACCTATGGATATACTAGATGCCCCAGAGTAGAAAGCTTCTGACGTACTAGAATAGGTCGTGGATGCCAAGCTAATAGCTAAAGCATTAGCGGCTTCTGTCACATATAACAGCTCCACCCCAGCATTACTACTTAGATGAGTCCCATTCGTTTGGACACCTCCAACGAAATAACCTTTTGTGTTATCTCCAAAGGCTGCGCCCCCAGATGGGTTTAATGCAGTTAAAGCTGCTAGGTTTAATTGAACTGAAGATTGTTTTACAAAATTGAATTTTTCTACAGTCCAGGTCCCTGACGTAGTATTGATGGGTGTTATAGAGCCAAGGCCGGTTATATACATGGCCGCTGACGAGGCTACTGAAGTAGCATCAGCTTTCGTTTGCACCAAGCCTGTATAAACTTCAGCAGCAATTGCATCAGCACCTGGAATAGCTGAGATAACCTTCAACGTCTCAGTCTGGATATCAAGACGCTGGATAGTCTTACTGTAGCCAGTTATCCCATGTCCGCCCGCAATATAAATAGCCCCAGGCAGCGCTGTCACCTGTTGAGGCTGCCCAATAGTGCTTGTGTAAACCGCCGGCATCTTGTAGTTAAAGACTTCACAAGATGCATTCTGTAGTTCAGCAATAGACCGTGCGTAATCTAAATTTACCCGGCGCTGTTGGTCAGCTAGAAAATTAGTATAAGCACGTCCAGCCGCTTCAATTCTGTTCCTTAAATCAGGGACCCACTCAAGGTCTCCCCCACTAGGAGCAACTTGAATCATTGCTAGTGGGCTGGGTCTATTAGTTGTTAGAATATCATTTAAACTAATAGACCCAGGCCCACTCCCGCCACTAGACTGATTGACCCACTCCAAGGACATAGCCGAGGAGGGTCCTTTAATAGCTAAGACGCGCCCTACAGCAGCACCGGAAGCGTTAATAGACCCTAAAGTAACAAGTTGATTAGACGCAACTAAACTTAGGATGTTATTGGATACGGTGAAGTCCGAGCTTAAGGCAATAGCCGCTGTTCCAGACTGCTGGCCTAAGGCAATCGTTCCCGGTGAGTTCTGTATCGTAGCCGGGGCCACAACGGTCGCTGGCGTTGGTAGGCTAATTTGGGAAGCAGTAACGGCTGCATTACTTATTTTGCCCCAAGGAACAGCACTAATTGACAGCTGCTCGCCTGATAGCTGAAATTCCGTACTTAGAGTATAAGCACGTCCGGCGCCTCCGAATCCCACAGGTAACTGGCGATCAGAGAGTAGAAGATTCTCTGCTCGTAATGTTCCTGTTAGTCGAGAAGCATCTAGGCTCTGGAGCTTTAAAGCTCCTCCCACAACATCAAATTCAGGCCCTAAAGGGACATAAGTGTTGCCAACAACAACCTGCCGAGGAAGACCTGCAAAACTTAGTTTACGTGAGCTAGGACTCCAACTTAACCCAGGCCCTGCAATATCGTCATTTTCACTTAGAGTTAGCTGGACATTTAGATTAACTTTTTCGGCAAAATTCCGTAAGGTATCTCCCTGTCCGTCTCCGGGAGTTATCCCCGTGTTAATTTGCTTCAGACCGTTAGGAAGGTCAGGTAAATTTATAGCCATGCGCTGCTGCTATGTATCCTCGTGGAGATAAGAGGTTGTGTTGTTACAATAAGGCCTACAGGCCTTCTTGGAGTAGTCAACATTTAGTCTCCCTTCCTCCCCGCCCCCTCCTCCCCCAACCGCGGCAGGCTCTAACTCGGCCATTGCGACAGGTTAATTACACCTTCAGTAATGTCTTGCGGGCTGTGAATGTGGTACTGTCCCTGGCGCCTATTGTTCTCTTCGTCTAAGTCAGTAGCTATAGACAAGCATCTATTCTTTAATGTTTGTAACTCACCGTACATAATTTCAACAGACACTAAAGACGCTTCCGTAGAATTAAGGCTATTAGTTAAACTCAGTAGCGTAAAGTCTGGGGTAGACAGACTTGTGACCAATCTGGCTATCTCGGAGATAGCAATCCCAAGCGTCCCCTCTAAGGGGCTTCCTGGCTGCAAAACATCTTCCCTGCTAAAATACAAAGGTTTAATCCATAGTCTTAGCCCACCCCGGACCTGGCCCGCCGCAGGTAAATCCGTAAACCAATGGGCCATAGACTGTACCAAGTTTGTAGCCGATGTAAGTAGACTCATTATTAATTACTGCCAACTCAATTCGTTATTTTCATTTACTACAATAGTCTTACCCGGAGCCCAGGTACCGGAGGCTAGTTGAGCCGGTTTAAACTGCCCAGCTACAACATCAATAGCGTTGTGCTGATGATTGGCATAAATAGCTACTAACTGGGTGTATTTTGCTAGTAGCTCTGTATACTCCCTAGTTAAATTTACAAGTTGAGGGCTTATAATCCCTATGCGAGCATTCAGCTGACTTATCTTGTCGTTCAACCCTTCCATAGACTGAGATGGCGGTGTATTCCAACGGGCACCACCAATGACCTTACGAATCTGGGTCACGATATCATTTAAGGCCTGTGATATAGTCAGTTCACCGACAGGCCTTCCAATAACTTCCGCCTCGTCATTCAATACAATACTACGCGTACTTTTAAATAAACCCGCTTCGTCAGCATAAACCGTTGTATTAATATCTAGATTAAACTGATTTCCGTCCCAGGATAAACCAGGCCCTGCAAGGTTTTGAGTCCTACTCAGAGCAATAGATACATTGTGATTCATAATACTAACCAAGTCCTCTACAGACATGTCAGCAAGTTCATCTAAGGGAATAATTCTTAGTTCTTTTTCACCTTGTAACTCTGCTACTTGGATAATACCCCAGAGGGTAGGGTCAGAAGCTGATTGGTAATATAACTGAGGTGGAGTGTTGTCCTGAACCTCCCACTCAATAACTCCAGAGGATATACCATTAGGGCCTGGGCTAATACTATAAGAAAATCCGTATGCATTATCTAGAGTAGTTTTAATAGCAAAAGGTTCATTAGGGGTATTAACCTCAAATCTAATATGGTCGCCCCGAATGATTGTAACCGGTGGATTATTAATCACTCCATTTATGGAATAAAAATCCTTCCCAGCCAACGAACCTAACGTGACCTTGTAAGTACCTACGGATGGTGATAACATTAACCTAAAGCTATACAGTGTAGCTTTTTATAGTACAGTATGTAAAAATGACTAATTTATCTAACATGCTTCCTAACACAACTGTTTTTACTGTAGGTACTATGGTTTTCAACACCCTAGACTATACACCAGTAGAAGTCCTAAGCAGTAATCCACTGACGACAGAAATTAAATATGGGTCAGGCTATGTATCTACAGTACCGACTTCAGCCCTCCTAGACGAAGAGGAGTTCAACAAGCAAAAGGAAGCTTTAGTTAGACTACTAGAAAAGCGTTTGAATAATATCCGGAACCTTAATGCTACCTACACGCATCTACGCCTCCAGAAATCGGACAGTGTTTAGACCACCCTGGTCAACCAGAAATAAGGTCTGCTTGGGAGGCTCGGGCTTGAACCCAAAGCTCAAGCTGTAAGGATTAGGACCGCAGGTGCAGCCGTTAATAATATAATCCGAGGATGCAAAACTCTGATGCCAGTGGCCCATTACGGTAAGGTCGGCTCTAAGGTTTTGTATCTGATTAATTCTGTGAAGGTACTTCGGAATGGAAGTATGGGGGTTTCCGCCCGTAATATCATCCCCGTGCATTAGACGAATACGGTGATTATAGGCGGTAATAAATTGCATACGCTCGGTTTTAATATGGAACGTACAATCTAATTTAAGCAGGCTAGCCTGCTGCTCCAGGTTATAAAACATAAATTGCTCATAGGAGTACCCTTGGTTTTGGTTCTCCCTTTTTTTCAACGTCGCTCTGCCGTGGTTACCTGGTACACAGACAACATCCAGCTTATAACCCTTAAAGAATTGAATAATACTCAATAAAACTTGGCCTACCTGAGCCGTCTCTTCTAAAACTGTAAGGGCATTACCGTGGACTTGGGTGTAAGGCTCATGAATATCCCCGTGGATATGGTCGCCTAAAAAACATAGCACGAGGCGTTTAATAGTTTGTATGGTACTAAGTTTCTTTAGTTCCTCAGCTGCTCTTTGAGCTACTGTAATCATTCGTGTCCGGGCGATGTCTGGTGTGTGTTCATTTAGATTGTAAGTATTAGACCGCTCAATCACTTCTGCAAAATGGTTGTCACTAAACACCAGGAAGGCTGTTGCTTCGTTTTGAGTTGTAGTCGCTTTAATAATTAAAGGAGGCCGCTTATCGTCTAGGATTTGTTGGGCGTGTCGCCGCCGATTTTCTTCACTTACTAGCTTATTAATAACCTGCTGCTGTTTAGTATTGATATTCCGAACTCGGTCGTAGGCTAAGTACCCATCTAGTTCATCAGGGTTGTCAGGTAAATACCAATGTCCATCTTCTGACAGCAGCGCCCCCAGTTCAGTAAGCGTTGTTAGAATACTATTACGGTCTAACCCTGTACCGCTAACCAAATCATTGAATTTGCAAGTACCGTTTAGCAGACTCTTTAGTTCATCAGTCATAGTTTAGTTCAAGGCAACGTTAAACACTGCCATTCATTGTACCCAATTTCTCTTTTATTTAGTATGGAAATTACAGCTAAAGTTAATCTGACCAATATTCTAGATAAAATAAGCCGTTACTTTAATAGTGACCCGTCTACTATCTTGGATGAACTCCTGCAAAACTCTCGCCGAGCAGGAGCCACAGAAATACATATCAGAACTAATAGCAACAGCACAACAATCACGGATAACGGCTGTGGTATTGAACACCCCCAGGTTCTTGTGGACCTATTTAATAGTGACTGGGAAGACTTACCCGAGTCTGAAGACCCTGCCGGCGCCGGGTTATTTTCTTTGGCTAGCCACGGATGTATTGTGCGCAGCAAGTACTGGAGCGTAGAACTAACTAAGGACGTGTTCGCCGGCAAGGCTGCTGCCGAAGTTAAGCACGAGGAGGAGTATATTGCTGGCACGTCTATTACCGTTCCTATCCGTATTCTCCGGCCTTTACATATCCAAAGGCTTAGATACTTTCCGGCAGCAATATTCGTCTATGATGGAGATAGCCCAGATTACACCACTACAGGTGGGTGTGATTATATAGAGGAGCGGTCGGATTACTCCATTAGATTGAATAGACGACTCGGAACCCCTAAGGTTATTGAATACCAAGGCTTAAAGATTGGCTTTGTAGTCAAAGATTTTAAAGAAACTATCTCAAATTCCCTCTATATTAACTTCTATGGTATTCAAGTAAATGAAGTAGACGGAAGCTTACCATTCGACGTTTACATAGACGTTATTGCAGATACACCGCTGCGGTTTGTGCTTCCGGACCGCAAGCAAGTCTACAAAAATGACTTCTACTATGAGCTGGTTAAGTATATCAAGACCATTATTTATCAGACAATAATGGAGCAAGAGAGCCATACCCTGCCTTATAGATTCTACAAAGAGGCTAAGGAGCTACTACCGGAATTCCCAGAAAGTACACCTATCTTTATAGACGTATTAACAAAGCAAGAGGTTACTGTAGGGCGAAATGCAAACTTGGAAGGACTTTATAAATTCCAGCAGCTGAGGTACATGGATTGTTTCTTATACCTTCGCGATCCTTTAGCTGACGCATGTACTGACAATAATATACTATTAGTCTACGCACCTGACGCTCATGTAGGCTACTCGTGGGCCAATATTGAAGAGGTAACGCTTTCTGTTGTAATCGCAAGTCAACAGCCTTTACCTTTGGAGGTGGAGCACGTTGATGATAATAGCTCTACTTATAGAACTGTAGACAGCGGGGAACTTAAATCCTTTGAGCAATTTGCAGACTCTATTAAAATGTCGTTAACCAGCACCTCAGGCAAGGTTTACACAGCGGAGCTTAATTACCTGATGGTTAAGTTAGAGGATGCTGAGTTTGAAGTAGACACTTTAGGCGATGGCCAAGAAACGAAGGGTCCGGATGAAAAGAGTCTTGTGCTTAATACTATCAGTGCGGATTATAAAACACTTACAATTACCGACTTAGATGTCTTTTCGCCGATCACATACTCCTGGTTTGATCCAGCGTGCTTACTAGATTCTGCTTCTATCCTTTACTTAAAGAATAAGCCTGAGCTGATTAATGATATTGTTGACTACTTAGCTGATTCTGTTTTTCAGTCCGGAGATTTTTCAGAGTATGAAACACAGGAGTGCGAACGAAATTTCCGGAGAGATGCGACAGACTTTGTGATTAGCCTACTACATGATGAGGATTCTGCTATCAAGGAATATTTTACAGATGTCCTTAATGAACATCGTTACCGGGTTCCAAATGGTACGTCGGTTACCATCACACTGACGAATAACCAACGTACCGATGGGGAATGCCTCCCAATTACGACTACAGTAGAGGTTACTTGTAATCAAGAAGGCCCTGACAATCAAGAAGGCCCTGACAGTCAAGAATAAACATAACCCTGCTGCCGATAAGGCTGACTAACAGAAACCCGCTCTAGAATTTTCTCTATGAGCGGGTTTCTAGCAATATCAGACAGGCCCATCTCGCAGATGGCTACCTCGTCTAACCCGGTTAGGGTACTTATAGCCCAGCTAATCCCATTGCGCCCTGGAATATCAACCTGGTTAGGGTCTCCATTTAGGATCATTCTGGCGCCAGGGCCTATCCGAGTGATAAGGGTGAGGACCATATTGGCATCTAAGTTCTGGACTTCTTCACAAATAACCACACAATTGGAAAAGCTTCTGCCCCGGCAATGGCTGATTGGTATGATTTCAATGACGTTATTGGATAACATATAGTTAATCTCACCGAGTTCGCAGAAGTGTACAAGGTTGTCTATGATAGGTCCAGCCATAAACCCCAACTTCTCCTCCAACCCACCAGGGAGCGCCCCTATCCGTTCCCCACAAGACTCGGCAGCAAGCCGCACTATTTTTATAGAGGAGGTTTCATCATCTGTGTCTTTTAATAGCTGATAAGCGGCCCATGCACTAAGGAGGGTTTTCCCTGACCCGGCTGGACCGCTTATTACCGTGATTGTGTTTTGATGGATTGCTTTGACTACGTGGCGTTGAGTAGCGGACTGAAGTCTAAACTTCTTCATACGAACTTAGCGTAACGATATCTAGAGTTTACATATTTATATATCCGATATCTGTACAACTTATGCCTATTAATTCGCCTGGAAATCCTGACGAAACGAGTAGTGGCTTCTCGCTACTCAGTTATACGACTGTAAGAGATTGGTGTATTGACTATTCTGAAAAATACAACTATGTCCTACCGCGGTACTCTGAAGATTACCAATTGCTACAGCATTGTATTGATGTTTATATCCTTTGCGAGAGCGAGCTTGGGTTTCGCTCCAGATTGCCTATTAGAAATGGAGAGGTTATTCTTAGCTGCTTAAGAGCTGACCTCTTTAGATTGACTGCATCTGCTGCTATGGCTTGCTGGTTAACGACAGACACTTTTCGGTGGCATGATCGTCTACCAATTATGATAGATACTAAGACGCCGCCCGACGATATAAGTGCACTTAGTATTAATGTTAACGCTGTAGGCACTGACTTCTCCTACGGCATTCTAGCTGATTTGACACTGGACAGTGCCCTCAGGACTCCTGTACGGTATGCTGCTAATGTACTTAGCCAAGATGAAACTCGGGCAGAGTACCTAGCCCTACCTGAGTGTAAGTCTTATATTGTAGATATTATTGATAAAATTAAGCCCCACAACATAAACAAAACTCTTATTGCCAGATATCTCAATACTGGCCTTTAAGATGAAGTGCGATAGAAACTATATTAATTACTACACTAACTGCTCTAATAGACTAAAGCTATGTAAATACTGCATAGTCAATGGCGGCAAGTATAATAACTATGAGCCAATTGACGAAACGCTGACACCTCACCCAGGGGTAGAGGCTTATAATAAAAATAAAGAACGGGGTGCTCAGGCCAACAAAAAAGGGAAACAAGCTGAAAAGCAAGCTATACAACGTTTAGCTAATAAACTTGTTTCTCCGACTGTGGCCTCGGGCGCCGTAAGGGGCGATGGAGATGCTAAGCTTTCAGATCTATGTAACTTAGAACATAAGCTAAGAAACCGCTTAGGAATCACCAAAGCCGAGTATGAAAAAGGGAAGCGGCAGGGGGTTGGTGTCTGGCAGCTAACAGACCCAGACACCAATACTTCTGTCTATATTCTCTCAGAAGACGTATTTGTAAGACTACTCAAGAGGTACTATGAGTCTGAAAGCACTGAAGAAGGTCTCTAACTTCGTAAGTCTAGACGAGTTAGCAGACACTCAACATGTTTCTACCGGAATTATCGGTTTAGATTATTTACTAGGAGGTGGATTACCCTTAGGTCGGGCCCTAGAGATTTACGGAGGCACCAACCTAGGTAAGTCAACACTAGCTATTTGGCTCTGTAATGCGATACTAACCGCTAATAAAAAAAACATCTGCCGGTACGTAGACGTAGAAAAACGATTAACTGGGGCAGACTTTAAGCGTATTATTCCAGAGGCTAACCGAAGCCGCATTGAGGTAAGTCAAGGCAATGATTTGAAGTGCGATGTCATCCAACCTATGACACAATTCGTTTACGAATATAACTCACAGGCTGAGGTTGCAACATCTTCTAAAAAAAGCTCAAAAGAGACTGAAGCGGACAGTCCCCTAGAGTTTGATGATACTACAACCGTAGCCTTCGTCGTAGACAGCTTGCCTTTCCTAAATACTGAAGACCTACAAGAACGGATATGGTCCGAGAAAGCCTTTGAAGCTAGGGCCCCGGGCTCGCCGCTATCTAGAGCGCTAGCCAATGCAATAGGCGCTTTTACAACATTCGCTAGTAGCCATGCCAATGGTACTACTATCTTTATTAACCACGTAAGCCAGAAGATTGACCCGTATGTTATAGACATCCCACGCCCATGTGGACTACGCTATAGGCAGCTAGTAGCTAATTCCCTCCAATTGACCGGCAATAATAGGGAAGATAAAGAGGTGAAAGGCCTCTCTATTACTGCTCTTAAGGCTACTAAGGCTAGCAGTGCTCCCGCTAACCGTACTGCTGTAATGGCGATAAGCTATAAGCACGGTATAGAGCCAAGGTATTCGCTTTATCACCTCCTAATGGAGGGTGAGCTAAAGGATAAAGTACTAGACGTAAATGGCCGAACTTATAACTTTCCGGCGGAACTTGAATTACAACCGTTCGTCGGCAAGAAAACGAACTTTTATGCTTATCTTTTAAACGAAGATGAAGTGTATAATAAGCTATATTATTATGTGCTGGAGAATTTTTGTAAGTCGTCAGCACATAATAATATTATTGAAGAGGATATAGAAGAGTATGACGAGTAAGAACACCGAAGAGTCTGCGCAAGTGAGGCTTAAAGGAGGCGACCTTGATTCAATTGTGACAACTACATCCCCGAGCGTTAACGTTTCCAATACGGCTACACAGATTGATTCAGAAGCATTGGTCCTAATTCAAAGTTATCGGGCCAAGCTTGCTGAACTAGAGAAAAGCTTTGCGGAGCTGCAGCAACATATGGTTGAGTTAAAGGAGCAGTACGCAGTAGTTTACGGGGCCCTAGATGGTACCTATAAGCTATGTGCCGCTCTTTATCGTATAGACAATCCGCAAGAAGCTATTAATCCGGCTGACGGAACTATTAAACGGGAGGCTACTGTTGGAAGTTAAAGGTCAAGCCTTTAACTATATTACGGATGGAGCCCAGTTAGCCGCTGGGCTTCACCGTTTAAAGGCTTCAGGATCAGAATTGGCATTAGATACAGAGACAGGGATTAGACCCGAATGGCGTAATAAGGTTACTGAATCTCGCGGCGATCCAATTCAGCCTCGTCTATGTCCCCACTTAGGGCATATTTGCCTGCTAACCTTAACCCCAGTTAATGGCAAACCTGAGGTTTTTGATTTTGTGTGGTTGCGGCATAACAAAGTAGATTTAAATCCTATCTACGAATTACTAGAGCAAAAGACCTTAATCGCGCACAAAGCGCAGTTTGATGGAAAAATGCTACTAGGAGAATTCAAAAAGAATACACTTCGTTGGTGGTGTACCCTTCAGGCAGACAAAGTCCTAAGTAACGCCACAGGCAGTAAGTATGGTCTAATCCGCGGCCATTCTCTTTACTCCTGCTTACGAGATTACCTAGGTATTACCTTAAAGGGTAAGGGAAGTATTCAAACTCAGGATTGGGATCTAGACCTTGAAAAACGGACGTTGGATAATCCGTATTGGCTAGAGATGCTTAACTATGCTGCTGCGGACACTAGATACCTACACCAGCTAAAAGCTAAATTAGAAGGGTGGATATGTAATCCACTGCCTAGTGACTGGATGAACCGACACGACACCCCAGATGAGGCCTGTGGGTTTGGTATGGCGCGTACCATGCAGCTAGAGAACGACATGATTAATATCTACATAGAAATGGAATATTACGGTTTTCCTACTTCTATAGATTTAATTAAAGAGTTTCAGGAAGGGATAGAGATTGAAATGTATGACCTTGCCTGCGACCTCTGTGATCTCCTAGGTATTGAGTTACCTCCGCCTGATTTAGGTTTGGACTATATAAAACCATACCCCAAAACTCTTAAGGTTTTTAATAACCCGACTAAGGTTGTTGAACTCCTTAATGAACATAAGATCGTTACCGATAACGCTCAGAAATTAACCTTAACCCGGGTCTTAAGTTTGATGGATGAAATCTATAAACAACAGACTACAGAGGGTAGCGATCAAGGTATTAGTTACCTCAATGACGAAGAAGAGTCCAGATATAAACTTATAGAAGACTATGAGTTATCTGACCTTGTACAAGGAAGTAAAATCCTTAATACGTTGCTACAGTATAAAAGGGCTGTAAAACAACATGGCATGAGTATGCTCCGGTTTGTTAATCCAGCTACCGGCAATATTCATCCGGATGTTAAAGGCCCTGTATCCACTGGGCGCATGGCTATGGGGAGCCCTAACCTGCAGCAAGTATCTAATTCTAGTAAAGTACTTATAGAGTTGGATATTGTAGATGGCACTATTCAGCACTACAGTAGTAGTAAGTTAGTTTAATGCTTGTCATCAAATTGACTACCAGTGAATTAGTAATATTATCTTTATTTAAAGTTGATGCTAACCGTTCTGTTTACAACCCGGATTTAAACCTATCTGGTAAAGCTTATGGTTTAGCCGTCAGATCATTGAAGCGGCGGGGGTTTCTAGTAAGTACTAAAACCCCCTTAAAACTAACTAAAAGAGGAAAATTATTTGCAAAGATGAGTACCCACCCCCCTACGTCAGAACCCTACGCAATTACAATTAACCAATTCCTTTCTATTACTCCAGGTACTGCCATTAGTACTGAAGATGGACGCATTTATATAAACTCTGCCGATGGCGGCAGTTATGAGATAGTACTAGCCTTACAGGACCTTACTGATCCTGAGGCCGAAGTTAAGCCTATCAGTGAACTGAGGATTGAAAATGGCGATTTGTTAGAAGAAGGAGACCTAGCTAATGTAAGCTGTAACGAAGGTATGTTCTAATGGAGCTATTCTTTGAGTGCGCCCCTAAGAATATATTCCTAGCACCCCCAGGCTACTTCTGGTCCGGATTAGATTACAGCGGGCAAGAGCTCATGATCAGCGCTGTTGTGTCAGGCGATACAACGATGCTGGAAGCCTTTAGACAGCCAGAGCTAAAACCGCACCCAGAGACCGGAGAGCTCTGCCCAAACCCCTACGCGGACTTACATACAATTACAACCAGAAGCGCAGTCTTTCCTAAAATATTCGAAGGCCATGAGTGGTATGACTGGGTGAAGATAGCTAAAACTTACAAAGTGCCTAACTTTACAGAGGCGCCCCGTCAGTACGGGAAAAAGACGAATTTCTCGGCTATCTATTTATGTAACGCACCTACGCTAGCCATTAACTTAGGCATTCCTGAGCAGCTAGCAGGAAACATTCTACAAGGCCATCGTAAAACCTATGCCGGATACTACCACTGGGCAGAGCAACAAGGGGCTATTGGGGAGGCCTGTGGGTGGATTAGCACTCCTTGGCTAAAGCGTGTCCGGGGAGTCCATGAAGCTAATGCTAAAGGAGGAGGGTCAGCAAAGCTGCTAGCTCCTAATGTTTGCATTCAGGGGACAGGGGCCGATATTGCGAAGGCGGCTATGTGTAGAATATTCCGCTGGAAAGAGAAGCTCAATAAGCCTATAGAGTTTGCAAAACGCCCTCGTTTAATCGGACAGGTTCATGACGAGTTAGTACCACTTATTCCTGGAAAGTGCACGTTAAACCTGGATAAATCTAAGCTAGAGGAACGTGATAACATGACAGTTGTTACAAAGGCTTGTTGGGATGTACCCGAGGCATCCTATGAATTAGCCTTACAAATCCGTCAGATAATGATTGATGTCGAAACGGAGGCCTTTGATGGTGTATTGGAAGGTCGGGTAGATATGCCAAACCCAGCCCCCTGGTGGTCAAAATAAGTTAGGTAAAGGTAATACTATGAGTCCGTTTAGTTTTATAAAATGGCTTAGATTCCAAAGTTTGTATGGCATCCTAAATAGTGCTGACATACAACAACAGCTAAACATGTACTCATTAGACAATAATATAAGCTACGTCCCTGAGCTTAACTACAGCGAAGAGACCTATGAAATTAACGTCTACGCCACTGATGTTAAACTGATTTATATCAGAAACAAGAATAATAAGCTTTACATAGAATTCCTTATTCCAGTAACGGTTAATTATCCATCACTGCTAGGAAAGAATTTCTGCGCCATTTACTTAGGTGAGACTCTCTCAGACTCATCCAATTTAGGTTGTGTCACCATGCGGTCTGGTATTGATTCCTCACCGGTATATTACCTCGCTCTGAATTTACCTTGGGCAATTAATAAGCACCAGTTTGGTCGTTTGTTAGATAGGGTATTTAATGAGTTTAGGCAGTTTAGTAAAAGTAGTGAGCTTATAGGAGAGCAACTTGCAGATACTGCGGCCCTACTACAAGAATCAATGGACCCAGATATAGAAGAAGCTGAGGACTAAAATTTATGTTATCTATGCAAATTGATGCACTTATCAGTGCAATAAATCATGTTGCCTATTTTCCAACTGTTAACCCAGGACATGTCCGCCGGTACTGTAAGTTTTCGGTATCCAACGGGGGGCGAGTAACGTTGTCTGTGTATGGCGCGGGCGATGTTTGGATTCACCATTATATTAATAACACTCAGTCTATAGACGGTCTGGAAATCATATTAGGGGACTTGGACGCAGTAAAAAAGCTCAAGGCTACCTATTGCAGTATTAGGCAAACCTCAACCGGGGCTGAATTAATATCTTTTAATGAATTTAACCTTCGCAATAACCCCAAAGTATTGGATAAAATTACCCTAGGGGTCTACCCAGGGACCTTAGATGCGTTCCCGGAATATAAGTCGGTAACCAACTTAATAACAACCGTTAGGAGCTCTACATTCCGGCGCATTATCAATACGGTAGACGAGACTAGTGAGCATAAAGACAAGAATAACTTAAGAGTTGTAAAACTTACTACGAGTCCTTTTGGTATTTATTCAAATGCTAGAATGGCCGATTATCTTAGGTTTTATGTCTATGACACACAAGCCACCGAAGAGGAGGACTCAGAACCTACAGAGGCTAACTATTACATCCTAGGTAAGTATCTACATATTATCAGTAAGGTCACCGAGTCCTCAGAAGAGGATGGGGTTGAGATTCACTACGCAGCGGATAACAGCGGTGACAGACTAATATTCAAAGGACCTTTAGGCGAAGTTTCTGTACCGTTAGAAGTAGGCTATGCCGCTGATTTGGCCGAACGTACTTTTAGTAAAGTTCATTTATTTGAACAACAGCCAGTTTCTATTCTTACCAGAAAAACTATTAGCATAAGTAGGCTTAGTGATGCCCTGCAGCTGCTAAATCCCACAAGCGCTGCTCATTCCTCTATGTACTTAGAGGCCAATGAAAACGATATTAATTCTTTAGTGCTCTATTTTGCCGGCGATATCTACCAGAATAATATAAGTACGCTACCCTTAAACCTTGACTATTGTGACTTAACAACATCATGGCCAGCTACTGCAATAGACTACGAAGCTTTAACTATATTGGCCAAATTAGCGGCTCGTCTAGATAGCGATAAGAAAGGTGACCGGTTATCCTTAATCCTAGGCTTATATAAACATACTAGAGCCAGAAGTCGGCGGACCACTAGAGAGCATGATTTCGTGTTAAAAGCGGAGCTGCCTGACAAGATTGGTTATGACATAATACTACCCGTTAAATGTAACTATGCCGAAGAAGTACAAACAGCCGCACCTGTACAATGAAAACTATCCCTGGTGTTTTCCCCAAGACGTACTACCTCTTATAGTAAAAAAAGGTGACTGTGTGCTAAATGACGGCACACCATATACAATCAAACAAGTCCTTAAAAGGGAAGAACCTAACGCTCCTATTCTTGTTATAGGAGAGCCTGTGTAGCCGATTACAAATTGCATGCTGTGGACGATATCTATAACGCTGAGTTAGCAACCGGACCTGTCTATCATGGGCAGGTCCACCCATCATTCCCGTTTTTAGACAATAATTTTAGGGGCTGTGAGAAATGCGAACTTTCCTGCGGCAGAGCTGTGCCGGGGGCCGGGCCCAAAGATTTAGCAAAGATTAAACTGATTCTAATTAGTGACTATCCCGGGCATTACGAAAAAACCTACGGGTTCCCGCAGGTACCTAGACCTTACGCCTATGCCAAAGAGGATGAAGAGGCTAAGAGCCAAGGTAAATCTAAGAGGAGACGCAGCGCGTTTCCACCAGCCAACTCAGGTGAGTATATTAGGTGGCAACTGAAGAGATTGTTTGACCTAGACCCCTTTGAAGAGGTTTACTACACCAATGCTATAAAATGCCCTGCTGAGATAGGAGGCACCGCCCTTACTGTAGGCTCTAAGCATCTTAAAGCTTGCTTACCTTGGCTGGAGCAAGAGCTAGACATCTTAGATAATGACCTACCTATCTTAATCGCCGGCTCTAAGGCTCTGGCCATGTTTGGGTATATCACCACTCTTAAAAGGAATTGTAGTGTTATGGATTACTATAACCAAGTTCCTTTTATGTATAAAGACCATCCTGTTGTTGTCACCCATAATCCAGTAACTGTTGCCCGGAATAGTCTACGGTTGTTGAGTAACTGCAAAATACAGATTAAAGGCGGGGGCCCTTTTATCAGCCCAACAGCGGTTAGGCCCTGGGATACGGTACCCTCACCACAGTACTTATATAGTCGGACGCTTTGGTGGCTTGCGCCTTACTTATACCCCCGGGCTGCTACAGCAGCGTGGCATAAAGATGATGCCCTACTAAGCATTAAGACGACCATACGTAAGACAAAGACTTCTATTACAGTACATATCCCTAAGCTATATACAGCAGACCAGGTCTTAGATAAGTTGGATGAGCTTCAGCTCGGTTTGGAAGTAACAAAGGTTTAACAACTATGGCTATAACCGGTACCTTTCTAACAGGGACCCTTGAATTACAATACCCCACACTGTTAGATTTCAAAGAGTTCCCAATCTGGGAAAAACGCTGCCGCAACGTTTACGACCAGCTTCCTCCTTATTACAGGGACAAACGCCCTTACCAATGGCAGTTTGCTGCTATCTACTGCTTACGGTCCTGTAACCTATTCGCCGGGGCTATGGGAATCGGTAAAACCCTAATTACTCTAGTGAAGATTAGAGCTCTCTACGACTTAACCAAGGGCAGGCCAGGCCGTATCCATATTGTCGTTCCATCTAATACAGCATTTACAGAATGGAAACAGGAATTGGACCGGGTTATTCCAGGAACCTATACAGTAATACAATCCGAAAAAGATTTACTAAAAGCAACAACACCAATCTTCATATACACTATCCACCTTCCTAAACGTAAGTCAGCAAGTGGACAGTATTTAAGTAGGTACCTATCTAAGCGTGCAAAGCCTAACCTTCTAGTTATAGATGAGTTGGATGCTATAGGCAAAGAGTCCTCCCTACAATTCAAAGAGTTAAGTCGTATTAGACGCTCCGCGAAGCGGGTCCTAGGTTTAACAGGCACTCCAGCAGAACATCCCCATAACATTCACACTTACTGTAGATTTATTTACCAAAATCAATGGCCCTTTGACAATATAAAGGCCTTTAAAGCGATTTATATTAATCAAAAGGAGTTAAACAGCCACTACATCTCAGGCACGAGTGTGGACGATGCGATTAAAAAACGAGTTCTACCTTACGTGAAGTTTGACAAACTACCCTCATGGGCTTCTTTGCTCCGTAGATACATCCATAGGGCTAACCTAGACGATGCAAACATACGGCCTTATATTTCAGTACCCGATGTTAACTATATTCATTTACAGTCAGAACCCACAGCAGATACGCTAGAGGGTTATGAAGAGTTAGTTAGCCGCGTCAAATCAAAGATTGTACACCTTGCTGAGGACTCAAGCAGCGCAGCAGAGGCTCTATCTTTATGCATAAGCCTATTAAAGAAGGTCAATTATCCAGACCATAGAACAAGCAAAGTTGAGAGTTTATCCATCCTACGGACTAGGCGACGTACTTTATTATACACAGACCTAATAGGCTCCGGGGATTATGTAGAGGACTACCTTAAAGAAATGGGCTTGAATTACAACCGGTTAAAGTCAAGCCATACCTTAGATCAGCGTGAGCGCATTATCAACAACTTTAAGTCCGATGCACGGGAGAGTCAGTTAGTCCTAATGCTTCCTATACGCATAGGGGCCCGGGCGTTAAACTTCCCAATGGTGGATAGTATAGTGTTTTACTGTCCTGGATGGAGAAGTGTGACCCTGAACCAAGCCATGCGCAGGGCCGCCCGTCCTGGAAATCAATTAGACAGCGTTGATATTTACCTGCTGTACCACCTAGGGTGTATTGATGAGCACCAGATAAATGTCTTAGCCCATAAGGCAGAGGCGACCCAACAAGCGCTAGACTTTTATGGCTATAACAATAGTGACACCCCCATCGGGAAAGAAATCTTAAGTAAGCTAAAATGAGTACATTTTATTTAAATTATCAACCCGAATCCTGGAAGACTATAGAACTCCCGTTAGTGGAGAAGAGTTTAGTCAAAGGGTGGATTATGAACGGGTTACCCCGGGTAGTCTGTATATTCGGACCACCCGGTACGGGTAAAACGTCCCTGGCTAAGCTAATTATTCAATCCAAGCTTTGCTTGAATCGCCCCGCTCACTCAGCCGAGCCCTGTGGAGAATGCAACATCTGTAAAGTAGACCCTGCAGAGTTTACACAGACAACGGGCGTTTATTGGATATCACCTGGCGGGGGTTTTACCGATAATACGGAGGGTCAATCACTTAAACTTGCCGTCGGTGCTATTCTAAAACCTCAACATACACATCTGTTCGTTGTATTAGAGGAAGCTCAAAACCTATCCAATTTGACCCTTACAGAACTACTACCTTTGGGCGACGTTAAGAATTATCCTAATGTTACTCTAATGGTTCTGTCTATGAACCCGTCTAGGATAGACGAAGCAACCCGTGAGGCTATTACATCCAGAGGCTCAGTTATCAACCTTAGGCCTCCAAGCACCCAGGATATCCAAAGATTCCTAAAAGCACGCTTGAAGTTTAATCCGATTTACGAAGATCAGATTACAGAGTTGATCTCCCTGTACAGTAGTAACTACCGGGAAGCTTTAAGTACCGTTGCTACCGCTATAGAAGTATGGAGCGGGAAAAACCAGACTCAGGACGAGTGTATTGAAGAGCTCTCTGATTTAGAGATTGCCCTTGTTTTGCATACAGTACCCCTAGAATCTCGGGTCATGTTATGGTCTTACATAGCGAGCAGCGACAGGAGGGCTATCCGGGCCTTACTCGACAAATGGTTCAGTGGGCCTAATGAAGACTCTGACCTGTTTGATGTCTGCCCTAAAGAGTTAAGCAGACTGCTGCTTGACGATATAGATGAGACTCTACAACAGGAAAAGGATATTACAGACTTAGATGGCCTAGCTATTGGGTTATTCAAAGATTTTGAATCCCGCCAAGAAACGGATAGTTATATCTTTAACTTCAATGTACTTGTAAATCAAGTAGCTAACAGCCCTTTAGGGCAGAAAGTCCATACCTATCTAACAAAGAAGTTAGCTAAGCTACATGAAGAACATTCGTAATCAGATAAAACCGGGTGTTGTCTATCTGGTTATAGGGACCGTCCAACAAATTAGGTTCTTATTTTCTGATTTCCCTGATACCCAATTGGTCTATAAGCATCGCCCAACGACCCGGGAGATGGTAAGACTTATTCATGAGGAGGACCACGACGATCAGACAATTATAATTATCAACCCTAAACAGACAATTTATAACCATAAGAACCCGGGAGCTGGAGATGATGTGTTTGGTGTACCCACTCGTCAGTTACTGCCAGTTGTCAAGAAACAAATGCCTCCGTTACTGGAACCGGACCCTATGGCGTATTACTTTATATGCTTAGACACTCCAGGAGTAGACAGGCAGGACCAAATAAAGTTCTATAGGAAACTAGAAAATCCTTTCCAGGCACTTGACCTAACTCAATACTCCTATAATCTAATGGAGTCTGACGAGATTGAGCAGGCCAAGCAGCAGCAGTACAGTATAGGGGGCAAACGTATACCTAATACGGATGTAGTAGCTATTGTAAACAAATGGCGTCTATATCCCTATAAGGCTATCCAGGAGATAAGAGACTGGCCTTATTCAGCTACGTATGGTGGGGATGAGTGGCTATCAGAGAGGTTTATTCAAGATTTGACACCACCTCCCCCCACCTCCCCCAAACCTCGGCGGATTAGTTCTCTAAGTAAAAAGGAAATAGCCTCTTATTGTTTAGACCATCTTATCTATAGTTTTGAAAATAAGGACGGGTCTATTACGTATGGCCGGATGTCCCCACTTTTACGAGCCCTATGCTCACCTATGTATAATAGCCGCCGTGGGCAGCAGGTTGTACCGTACAAGAAATGGGTAAATCACTTTGGTCCTGCTCAGGAATTAGGCCTGTATTTAAAACCTTTCCTGGACTTGGCTACTACAAAATACCGAGGTAAACCCCATGTGCCAATAAATACTTTTATTAGATGGGTACATGCGATTAGCCGTAAACGCCCTGTCATTTACCGCAGGAGATATGGTAAAATTGAGTATACATCCATACGAGTTAATGAGTCTGCAGCTAAGCTATACACCACATTATTAAAGACGCTACTATGACTGAAGCTACATCTAACCTGAATCTAGAAGTGACCGTTGAGCAGGAGCCTCAAGCTAAACTAACCACTGTACAGCCAGCGACAAGTAACCACCCTATTAAATTACTAACCAAAGCAGAACAAACCAGGCTAATTAATCTCATTAATGAAAAGGCTGAGGAGAACTTCCAGACGGTAGAAGAGGTACTCAAGTTCTACGACAAAGACCCAGAAGGCGTGCAAACTCTCATTGAATTAGCTCGCAGTAGTCGTCAGAAAAAAGCTGGACGTAATCATACGACCTACGCTAGGGTTAGTATAAACAAAGATCGCTTATTCTTTGAATTTACCCAACCTACTCGGACGGAGACGGGCTACCAGTATTCCTCGTTATTTCCTAATGCTGATGACCCTAAAGACTTTAAGCATGTAAAGGGCAACCCGAGCGAGTGTAGTATTCATGGCCATAAGTTTGTCGGATTTACAGGCCTAATGCTAGATATAAGCTACGGTGTTCAGCTCAAAGCCTATGGGTCAGAAGGTTCTGAATTACTATGTCGTTCTGTTAGGTATGAGCACAATGACCTTAGTTATGAAGGTAATCTCCCAATACCAGGCCGGTTGAGTGACCTTACCTTCAATACGTATAAGAGAGTTCGGGATAGTGCAAACCAACCCGTAGAGCCCGCTAAATACGAACCGCGGTATCAAATCTTCCACCCGCATAAGAATACACAAGCTAATATATACGGCCAGCCTTCCAAAGCTTATTGGGCAAGCAAATGGCAGGAGTCAGACTCCTCCGCGAACCAAGAACCTGAATTGGTCTCATGTCAGGACTGCATTAAACGGGGTAACCATATTCAGGATGTTAAAAACCCTAAGTCCGCTAAGTGCAAACCTCTTGCGGAAGTCTATATCCTAGTTACACATCTGCAGGAGCGTCACCCGCCATCTCTAGATGGGTTAGACCTGGCTGAACGAGTGTACAATTGGTACCCTGTTGAGTTCTTTGGGTTGAAGCCTTTTATTGTAGTACATCGTATTGACAGCCCAACCAGGACTACAATATTTAATGACGGCTTTGAGATTAATAAAGAGCATGACCTGCTGCCTATGCCTACCGGGATCAAAGAGCTCTACCCAACAACTGAAATTTATCAAGACGCAAAACGTCAGGCTGAAAGCCGTTTCAACCCGCTAAAAGCTATCTACACGGATGCAGACGGTGAGAAGCATAGAGAACCTAATTACTGCGTGCTCCCCGTAGAAATTCATATTGGGGTGACAGGCAATCCAGCGTTAAAGTTTGGACCCTTTACCTATGGAGGTATTTGTAAAACATTAGATCAATGGGAACATATTGAAGAGCTGGCCAAGTTTGGTTATACCCTTGCAGCTTACAAGGAAGATAGATTAGAGGGTGAGGAGCCGGTCTTTAATCACCAGATTCCAAACCTTCCTAATGCTACAGCTGATGAAGGGCTGCCGAGCTCAGAGGACCTAACTGAACTATTGCAGGATATCACTATTGTGGATGATGTCACTGACGACACCGACGACACTGAAGTTACCGACGAGGAGGTTGAAGAAGTAGAAGAGGTGGAAGAAACCATCCCCTCTACACGTCCGAAGAACCGAGCTCGTATGCTAAACCTAGATACTGAAAACTAGCGACAGGAGGAGGGGGCGTAAGCCCCCTTCAAGCTATGCCTACTATTAAATACGGACTACAGAACATAGAACTACGAGGTCTATCTGCTGATTTAGCTAAGAAAATCAGGGACCTAACAAGCTATACCGTCAAAGTGGATGCGGAAAGATACTTCCAATCAATGGACATAACCCGAGAAGAAGCTTGGGAGAAAGCCACTTACTACCCTGCGACTTATCAGGTTAACAAGTCGGATGATACTTACACTCTGCGAATTCCAACAGGATTTTATTTAAGATTAGGTGACATTCTAGGGCGCAACCTTAAACCCCGTAACACCATAGAGCCTGTAGAGTTGGATCTAGAGAAGCTGATGGCTGAGCTGGGCCTACAGGTTAGAAGCCACCAGATAGAAGCTGTAGAGGCTTTGCTGGAGTGCCCTCGGGGTCAGGTCGTCCTGCCAACCGGTGCCGGGAAGAGTTATATCATTGCGCTTTTCCTGCGCTATTTCCCGAATGTGACCGCGCTGGTTGTAGTTCCTAAAATAGACCTTCAGAGACAACTAATACGGACTTTAGAACATGTTCTGCAGGAACCTATAGGAGCCATTGGCGGGGGTAAGGATGAAATTAAACGGGTTAGCGTTGCTGTTTGGAATAGCATTAGTGACCATAGATACTCAAAGTACCTAGAAACCGTTAAAGCTATTATCATTGATGAGTGTCATGAGCGCATAGATAACCAAAGGCGGTTATTAGACCCTAGACTAGCAAGTAATCATGTCAAAACAAACCCACCTATTAGGATAGGGGTAACCGCAACACCCCGAAAGGATGGGCGGGAATTTCATACAGAAGGTATTGTAGGCCCTGTCCTATACACCGTACCCCGTGAGAGGCTTGAGTCTGAGAATATCATTATATGCCCGGAGTTCTACTATATTCCATACGAGCATAAAGATACTGAAAATGTGATTTATGAAGGCTATAAAGGTGGGGGTTATTGGCATGGCAAAGAGTTTAAAACCATCCCTCGTGATGCAGAACATTACAAGTTTTGCTGTACTGAAAACGAAGAGCGTAACGAGCTAATACTACGCATCCTAAAGGCCTTCATAGATTGGGACGGGCGTACTGGTCCTGGACTATGTTTTACAGCTTCTATTGAACACAGTAATCTTATTGTAGATGGACTTAAGAAGCTTAAGAAACCTAAATACACTAAGGTATGCTCCGTCAGCTCTGAAACTAAAACGAAAGATAGAAATCAAATTCTTGATAAAGCTCGGGCGGGGGAATTAAACCTACTAGTTGCCGCCAATATACTAAATGTTGGGGTAGATATTCCGTCCTTACAAGTAGGATTTCTGACGAACCCATGCATGAATGAGATTACTCTCGTTCAACGTATCGGGCGTATTTTAAGAAAGTCTAAGCAGAAAGGGAAAGTCATTATATGTATATTCTTAGATAAGGAGAATATTTACTACACCAATAGGAGTATAAAGGCTAAAGCAGCCTTAGAACGCGAGTACGAAACGGCAACACATACAGAACTTACAGTGGCAGAGCTGATTAATAAGTTCAAAACCAACACTTTTTAGATCTAAATGCTTACTAACAAGGAGTTTGTACTAGATCCATCACTGGCCTGCGAGCTTATTATACAGCTACCGCAGGCCAGTGATGAGGATAAAAACTTGGCTAGGGGTTATTTGAGAAAGCACGGATCACTTACTGATGAAAAGAAAGCAACCCTAAGCAGACATATTCTGAATTTAGCAAGTAAACTTGCAATAGCTCATGACCCTTCTATTTAACCAAAAGCTTACAAACAGAACACCAGACAATGCGGAATATTATTGCAGCCATAGACGAAGCTGGAGGTATTGGTAAGGGTAATACTATCCCGTGGAACCATCCAAGCAGTGTAAACTATTTCAGGAATCTAACCTCTAACAGCACTGTTGTTATGGGGCGCCGGACGTTTGATTTATACAAGGCTACCCCTTTAGGGGGTCGGCGCAATGTAATTATATGCTCAAACCCTAGAGCGGCCTTTGAGGCCTACTACTCCGGTGACTTAAGTCATCAGAGGTCTTTAGCAACATTTACCTCAGACCCCTTTGATCCTATCATCACAGACCCTGATCTGCATTTCAACGACGTTTGGTACATCGGTGGCGCACGATTATATGCAAACGTTATCCGTCACGTAGATGCTGTATACATTACTCGTATACCCGGGCAACATAACTGCGATAAATTCTTTCCAGCGCTGCCTGTCAACTTTTGTTTGCAGGCCCAAACATCTTCAGCGGGACTAACCTATGAAATATACAGACCTAGAGAGCATTCCACTTACTGAAGCTGCGCGGGTTCTTAACATTGCTATCCATGATGGCAATACCAAAGCAGGAGGAGGGCGGGAGCCTTGCCCCTTCTGCGGTAGTTCTACAGGCTTTCAAACCCGAGATAATAAAACTTATACGTGTTATAGCTGCAATAACCGAGGTTCAGTCCTAAGTCTTGCTAAGCATGCGGACAATGGTTTTAGTCTTTTAAGAAAGGCTTTTATAGCTGATCCAAACCTGGCACATGCAGACTATAGCGAGATGGAGAAAATATTCTCCCATTACACCCGGCTACTGGAAGGCCACCCAGAAATCATAACCGAGTTTTGTGATACAAGACAAATAGACCTTACACAAGTAGAAGTAGGCTACGCCAAGGGTAACCTGCAGTCCTCTGGCTACTCTAGTAAGCAGCTGAGTAATTTGGGCTTACTGTCTAATAAAAATGCGGAATTATGGTGGGACCATCTTATATTCCCTATTAGAGATAGAAGAGGCTTATTGACTCACTTTCAAGGTAGGGCCCTTGGTAACACAAAATTGCGTTGGCTAGCCAGCCGCCACCCTACTCTACCTATATCAAATTGCTTATATAACCTAAACAAGGTTAGTGACATCCAATCAGCTCCTTACTACCCAGACGTGTTTATTACCGAAGGGATTACCGATGCTCTATCCCTGCAGCAGATGCAAGGTAAAGTCAGTGGCATTATTAAAGATAAACCTTTCACCCGGCATATAAAAACAGTCGCACTGGGTACACTTGGAATTAACCCAGATATATCCCACCACGCTTACCCCCTAAAGGATTTCAGTATCTGTTTTATTTACGACAATACTAAGATTGCGATTGGTAGTAGGGATTATGTACAAGGCCTGCCAAATTACCGCTCCTGGAACAGCATGCTACCATGCATTATTGATTTCTATAAACGGCGTAACTCCGGCAGAGTGTTCTGTTTACAGGTTCCCGAGCAGCCTGGCGTGGAGGACGTTAACGACTTCCTAAAAGCTATTGACTGGGATTTTAATAGCTGGTTTGCTTACTTCAAGAATAATATCAATACTCTAGAGGATTTTGTACTGAACTACTATAAAGACGACCCTAAGGCTATGCGGCTAGTTGGGAAGTGCCTAAGCGTGAGGAAACGGCCTGAGGACCTTGATGAGTATAGCCGACTACTTAAGCACCATTTCGGCAATGAAGTAAGCTATTTACTGAGTATTCTATGATTTACTGCGCCGCTTATAGCAGTTCTGTAGCCGCCGGCCCGGTCGTTGCTGTGGCTGCCTATTTTAAGTCTGAGGCCCCTAAGGCAAGGCCTACCTTTGGTAGCACTTCTATGCAGCAGCTGAAAGCCTATATAGAAAGTGCAGAACAAAACGTAGATTACGAATACGTCCTAATACCCAACCATAAAATAAACTACCTGGGATATAACCGGGCTGTATCTACCACCATAGAATATCTTTCGGCTAAGTTTGGAGTTAGGTATAACGTTAAGTCTCCTACTATAATACCACCCAAGCATTGCGTAGGGGCTTTAGGGAGCCCTTTTACTAAAGTCACCAGCTCCAATATCAAGCATTGGGATAAATCCGTTTACACATTCTCGTTAGCCCGATATTATTCTGCTTTCTGGATGTCTAAGTATTACCATTACTTTCACCCTATTTACCGATGGAATAAAAACTATGGCTTTTCCCGCCCTAATCATTTGGACGTTATTTTAGAACACGGACCTGTTCCAGAATTACACCGACGCCGAATACTACTTAGGCTATGCCTAAGATGGTACGACCGTGTGATTCAAGGAGACCGTTGGGCGCGTTCACATAACTGGTTGACAAGACAGCCTGTTTGGTGGACAGAACTTTTTCCTAAGGTTCATTTTTGTTCAAAGTTATCTAAAACCCAATTAAACCGTCTTAAAGATATCTACTACCCCTCGCTAGACGAGGAGTTTGTTAAATGGATTCAAGATACGTCTGAGCATGCTGTTGATGCAGAGAAAACACAAGACAACGAATTGCTTTGCTATAGGCCCTTTGCGCCCGGTGAATTCAGTGAATTAGATATTGAAGCGGCAGCTAGGGATTTAAAACAGCGCATTAAAATCCGAGTGTGAGGTTACCAATCATGGATAAGCTACGACCTAATTATCAATTTGACCTTAGTAAACCGATTGATGAACTAATCCGACTAGAAAAGGTTTACTGTAAGCATGTTTCTAAGTTAGTTAAGTTTGGTACGATACAGCCATCTACTAAATCGTACTTACTTACCTTCTTTGTTATTATGTGCCAATTGACAGAGCACTATAAAGCCGTAGACCCGGACTTCTGTCAACGTTTAGCAGAGCACACTGTTACGTACAAAGGCTCGGTCGTTAAACTAGAAAACCTACTAGCCCAGTATCATATCCAACCTTATAATACATTTTTGATAGCTAGCTTTGACACAAAAGCAATTGACAACGAGTATAGTAATATATGGTTGCATTACATACAGCTACGCGAACATCTATGGGCCTTAGCGTTAAAAGAGGACCTCACAACTCCTGAACTCTACGACCAGCACTTAACCCCATTTTGAAATGTTTATCGGATTGGACCAATCTACAACTAAAACTGGGGTCGCTGTATATGATAGCGCCTCCAACCACCGTTGTATATACTATGGCCTTATCCGACCTGATGGGGAAGATTGGTTAGCTAGAATTAGTGTAACAGTGTCTTCGTTACTAAAATTAATTGAACAACACCCCCCTGTGCGGGTCTTTATAGAAGAACCCTTCTACTTCTCAAAAAACTCTTCATCCCTACACCAACTATTAGCTTTAGAGAAAATTATAAAGTGGGAGCTTTATAAGTTAGGCATACCTTTTCAGACCGTCCCAACTAAACAGAACTCGGGGTGGCCGGCTACAGTAGGTGTCTCGGGGACAAAAGAACATTTTGCTAAAGCTATACAGCCTTACTGCCCAACAATCTTCGTCGCAGAAACCCATATCTTAAAAAACGGGACCTACACGCTTAAGAAGAAATATCAAGGCAAGGATTATCTAACCTATGACGTTAGTGATGCTATTGGAGTTTTATGCGGTGGGCTGCAAATTACCGTAGACAAACTATCCGTCATAAAGTTCAATCGCTTAAATATGATATAAGCTATAATAGTTACTTTAACTAATTAAAGCTTATGCCAAAGCGTGATTATATTTCCATATCTAGTCTTGAGTTATATCATAAATGCCCCCGACTTTTCAGTAAGAAGTATATTGAACAGGTAGAGGCTAAAGAGATAATCCAGGAGCCATTGATATTAGGCAGCTTGGCCCATACTTTATTAGAGACTAAATTACACGATAATCTAAAGGTAGAGGATGCCCTAACGTTAGTCCTACCTACTTGGGTAGAAACGCTGTGCCAATTACCTATAACCAATTCCTTTGAAAAAATGAAGGATGGCGCCGGTGTTGACATTATGTCGTTGTATAACTATGCCGATAAAGTTAGTGACTTACTGTTACGAACGGCGCCTAATTACCACAAGGCTGATCAGATCAAAAAGGTAAATGGCGAGGTCATAAAAGACCCGTTGGGTAAATACTCCACCAAGGTGTGGACAGTTGAGTATAAAAAGCTTGAGGTAAATAGCCAGAAGTTTTACGTAGACCTTACAGCCTGTAAGCATAACCCAGATTTTAGAAATTTTAGCCTCGCTAATACAGCGGCATGGGCTACGTATATGGCAAAGAATTTCCGACGCGAATCTGGGATGACTACGTTAGATGTAGAATGGCAATTTGGTCCTGACGTAGACCGAATTGTTACTATAGAGGGATACCCATTAAAAGGTGCTATTGACTGGGTAGTTGAGTTAGATAATGGCGAAATAGCTATTATTGATCATAAAACTAGTAAAAAACACTTCAAAGACATACAGGTTAGCCACCATAAACAGCTTAACGTGTATGCTTATGTGTACGGAGAGATAACAGGTAAACTACCCGACTGGATAGTTATATCAGCCCCTTACTCTCAGAAATTCTATTGGCAGCCTGTCATTATTGACAATGTCTACGAAGCTGTCCAGTATGTAAAAAATAGTATATTATGTATCAATACTAATTTTGATAATAATACATGGCCAGCTCCCCACCCTAATGATTACAACTCGCCTTGTATTAATAGAAGCTGGGAAACAGGGCTTGTTACCTACGAATGCCCTTACTTAGGAAACTGCTGGCCAACTTATCATCAAGATCTAACGTCCCTTGAGCCTATTTAACTCAACTTATGAAAACATTTGAAGCCCCAGAATCGCTTTATGATCTGGAAAGTAAGATTAAAACACAATCAGATTTAATTAACCACATCATCGCAAAAGTACCTGTTACAAAAGCGTTGGCCAGTCGTATCATCCAAGAGGTGTTTGATTTTATTGGCATTATGCTACTGCTTCGGTGTAGTGTAGACTTTCCGAGAATTGGGAAGTTTGAAGTTAATGAAGCATCTAATGGACAGTGGCAAATCATTTTCAGACCTTCACAGCATCTAGATAAGCTAGTAAAGGCAAGCCCCGAGACAATCCGTAAAGCATATGAGTAATAGTAAAACTTGTATGATACAAAGTCAGTCGGGCCGCCCTATAACTATAGAACAGAGCGCTGCGGACAGCCGAGAGGTCTATATTAAGGTCACGCAGAATAACATAACAAAATCGTACCAGCTGCGAAATTGTGGGTACGAAGAACGTCCGCTTATTACTACGTCAGTAGAGGCCAATGAACAGGCCGAGTATCTAATTAACCACTATAGAGCGCGCACCTATTTCAAACCCAGGAGAGACGTCAAGAATAACCGACCGGATATCATCCGTAAA